GAAAAAAATACTGTTCCCTTTTTTTTTTTTTTTTTTTACTCGATTTTAATTGAGTTAAGGAAGGAGTTAAGAATGTTTGAAAATGAGAAAATTAAAAGACGTGAAAAAATGATCATTGCTCTTAAGAAGGAAAACGAGGATCTTAAGAAACGTATTGTTGATGAGGACGTATTAAAGAGTAAGCAAGAGGAAGCGGATGCTCTTATATATCAACTCGTAGAATTACAGACAAAAATGTCTGAAGAGATATTCGATCTTGAAAAAGCTATTGATGAATATACCGCTGAGAAGAACAAGTTTGTGAAACTCAACGCTGAATATAAAAAGAAAATGAATAAGTTTTTTAATGATATTGGTTACAAGGGAGGTAAAGCAAATGACAATCACAGTGAATGATTTGATTGACTTTACATATTGTGGAAAGAAACTGTCTGACTTTGGATGTGTCATAGGTGGCGTTGATACAAGTGGCGGATTAGACACCACTGATATTGGTAACAAGCTTAATCTTAACCCTATAGATCTTCCGTTCTTAAAGAAACAGAAATCTGTATGGCCTACCTATGACGAGATGCTTGGCGCCACAATTTCTATTATAAAGGATCCTTGTCAGAATGAGCCATTCTTTACTCATACCGAAGCAAGGGATATAGTACGCTGGCTTAATCAGCCCAAGTATAGAGAATTTATTCCTGAGTATACTCGTCCCGATTGGGATATACGTGCGCACTATCATGTGACTTTTAATATACAAGCACTTACAGTTGGTAGTAGTGTTAGTGGATTTTCTCTTGAAATGATATCTGATGCTCCATTTGGTTATTACGATGAAATTACCATTGACAACAACTCTCCCACTCTAACACTTAATGATATTTCTGACGAGCAAGGATATATATATCCTACCGTTAAACTTGAAGTGGTAACAGCTGGAGCTATAGTTCTATCTAATAGCATGGAGTCTCGTCATACAGTTATAGATAATTGTGAGGTCGGGGAAATAATTACGCTTGATGGAGAAAGAGGCATTATCACTTCTGAGAATGCTGATCATAAAACATTATTTAATGATTTCAATTATATCTATCCGCGTGTATTAAATTCTATGAATGATGACGGAACAGATAGCAGACAGAATGTTTATACAACAAAAACAAATGCTGCACTTATAAAAGAATTAAAATATTCACCAATTTGTAAAATACATTTTGTGTGAGGAAAGGAGTAACTTATGGTAGTTAATTTATCAGATGTAGTCAGCTCTTCAGAATTAAAGAAAATGATTTTAGACGGGCTGACTGATTCTGTTAATTTTAGACTACTTCAGCCAATTAAGCTTAATGTTGTGGATAACCCAAATCCAGTTATATTAACTGGTATGAGCTTGCAAAATCTTGGAGATACAAAAGATATTACGCTTGTGCCTCCCATGCAATTACAGTTCTCAGATACTGTTGCCGATGTTGTGTTTAACGAAATGAGGCTTGGGGCCTTGGAAGACGGTACTGAAATCAAAGTTATTCACCCTATAAAATTAAGATTTAATGATACAGCTGAAACAATTGATCTTCCAAATATTCCAATTGAACAGCTGGTTGAAGTAATTAATACTCGTCTTACTCCTTTTGCGGGGGTTAGTTCACTGACTCATGGTCTGCGCTTTATACTTTCAAATCGTGCGCATCAATTGCGTGGAGAAATAGTAAACATACCCACTGATACTATTCATGTTGCTACTGGATTGGTTAATGGTAATTCCATAGCTTTTGATGTATATAGAACGTTAGATGGTGAAGAAGATCCTTTGTATGATGAGATTGGTGATCTTAAGTTGGTATATGTGCCTGAACTTGATGATTTCCTTGAGATTACAATTACCGATTATGATTCAGTTCAACAAAGAAAAAGCGTACAAGGAGTTAGTGCAGGTATAGCTGAATTGTCTCAGACATTACTTTATGGATTTGAGGTAAATACAGAAGCTGATATTGCACGTGAAGATTATGTTGTTACAAAGTTTTACAACATGGATAATGCAGAAGCTTCATTGTTGCATAGAGTTTTATATAAACTTCCTCAATGGACAATTGGAGAAGTACCACAGCAATTATGCAATATCCAAAGAACTTTCTCTGTCAATGGACAAAGTGTATGGGAGTTCTTATCTCAAACCGTAGCGGAAGAAATTGGATGTATATTTCAGATTGATAATGTAAATAAAACCATTAATGTCTATGACATGAAAGTTTATTGTAAGGATTGTCGTAAAAGAGTCGAACCTAATTTTAAAAGGAAAGAAATTGAAGTAGACGATGAAGGCAATACAGAAACCTTGAGATATATGACATGTCCGAAATGTGGCGGAACAGATCTTGAGTATTATGGTGAAGATACAACGATGCTTATTAATAAAGAAATACTCACTGATGAAGTTCAGCTCACAATGGATGCCGATTCAATTAAGAATACTATGAAGCTTGAAGCTGGGGACGATCTTATGACCGCCACAATTCAAGCTCTTAATCCCAATGGATCAGCATATATCACACGATTTGATGAGTATCAATTAGACGATATGCCTCAAGAGTTAGTTGATCGTATCAATTCATATGGTACATTATATGAAAGTTATTTACCTGAATATGAGCAATATGTCTATAACTATTACGAAGGAATAGACAAGGTACTTTATTACCAGTCTGGTATGATGCCTGCGTATGTGCCTGAGAATATTACGGCGGCAAGCGAGGCAGCCAAACTTACTGTAGCCAACCTCTCTCCTATGTCGTTGTCGAAAGTTACAAGCACAACAAGTGTTGCGAGTGTGTCGGCTGCATTAAGGTTATATGCATCTGTGTATGTTAAGACTGGATATGTAAAAGTTGAAGTTGTTGACGGCGCCGAGTTTACTTATTATGGCGAAGATCCGACTGACCCAAAGGGTAAAACTCACTATGGTTTGTGGACTGGTGCATTTAAGGTAACAAACTATTCAGATGATAATGACGTTGTAACCACTAGCATTCTTACAATTAAAGTTGATGATAACTATGAAGAATTTCTTAAACAAAAGATCGCTAAACAAATTGTTAAGTATGATGATAATGAGGGTAGCATATACAACGTATTATCTATAAAGAACTTAGATACCTTTAAAGATGCACTTACTTATTACTGTGTAAATAGACTTACTTCCTTCAGAGATGCAATTCAGGGTTGTATGGATATTCTTAATCAGGAGCAACAGGCAAATGCGGTAGCGAAGTTTTACCATGAAATATACGAACCATATTTTGAAAAGCTTGTCGCTTGTGAAGAAGAAATTAGCAGACGTGCCACTGGTTATAATCTCGATGGTACAGAGAATCCTGATTATGCACAGGCAAACGTTTTATATTGGACTAATTACCGTGACGGATATCTTAAGGAAATAAGACGTATTCAAAATATACTCAACTTCGAAAACTATTTAGGAGAAGAATTATATCAAATATATTGTGCTTATAGGCGAGAGGATACGTACACTAATAGTAATTTCTCATCTGAAGGATTGACAAATACTGAGCTATTTCAGAAGGCACAAGAATATATTGAACTTGCTAATAATGAACTAATAAAAGCAAGCACTCCTCAATATACTATCTCATGTGATATGCATAATCTTCTTTTACTTACTGGGTACGAATTAGCCGAATCGGCTTTCTTGATCGGCAATTGGATACGTGTAGAAGCAGATCGCAGAATATTCAGACTTCGTCTAATTGAGATTGAAGTTGATTATTCAGATATAAGTAAAGTCGATTTGACATTTTCCACTGTCACACAAATGGGCGGAGTGATGAGTGACATGCAGTCTGTTATTAATTCCGCTCGTTCAATGGCTACTACATTTGGTAGTGTAGCCAATCAGGCAGAGTTCGCCGCTAAGACGAGCGTTGATGTAAATAACTTTGTTGAAACTGGTTTACTGTCTGCGATGGGAACTCTGAAGAATAACGACAGCGAAGAAATTATTATCAACGAATACGGTATTATGGCCAAGACCCTCGAAGATGATGGACGTTCATATAATCCTGAGCAGTTGCGTATTACGCACAATATTATATCGTTCACCACTGATGGTTGGGCAACATCTTCCGCTGCCCTTGGTAAGCATGATTATAAAACTTGGAGTGATGAGGATGTTGCTTTTATTGATAAAACCGACTATGGTCTTACCGCTCAGTTTGTAACGGCTGGTCAGATTAATGGATCACAAATGATTGGTGGCAATATCTATTCAAGCAATTATGTGCCTGAAGGAACTATTAATCCAGCAAGGGGAACGCATATAGATTTACTCAATGGTAACTTTAGTTTTGCTGGTGGTAATTTAAAATTTGACGGAAGCAATTTGTCACTTATTGGTAATATTAGTGCGTCGGATATTAGTGGCTCATCTATCAGAGGCGGCACGATAGTTGGATCAGATATTTTCTCAAGCAATTGGGATGAGCATACTGGTACTGGTTGTCATATTGATCTTGATGATGGAGACTTTAGTATCGGGGACGGATCACTCACATTTACCGAGAATCCTACTACACATAATAAAGTACTTACTGTTAAAGGAGATATTAAAGCATCCAATATAGATGGTTCAACTATTACTGGTACGGCAATAAGTGGTGGTTCAATAACTGGTACTACTATTAATAATGGTAGCGGTACATTTACTGTTGATGCAGCTGGTAATCTTACGGCGACTAATGCAGATATTAGTGGTACGATACGTGGTACTATTGTCGAGGGCACACAGCTTAATGGTACAATTATTACTGGTGGAATGATTAATATTGGTAATGGAAATTTTACTGTTGATTCTAGTGGTAATGTAATTTGTAATCATATAGAAGCACGAAGTGGAGATATTGGTGGTTGTCAAATTTTATCTCCTTCTGAAAGTGGAACAAGTACAGGAAAACTGGTAGTCAAAGCTGAACATTTGGCTTCAGGAGAAATTGATGGCTACGCTGTTGAGTGGCAATTGGTTACTTTTGTAACTGGTATGAGTACAACTGTTCAACAAGATCCTTACGCTTTTTATAAAATAAATTCATATGCAAAAACTAGTATTAATTACTTAAGAGATTATCATACTGAAAATATAGATGGGCATACTGTTGTTACTAGTTGTGACCTTGCAAGCACAGGTATAGTAACTGATATTAGTGGAACTTTATCTAGATTAAATCGTGCCAATGTATATTTGCTTTGTCAAAAGGAGAATGTGGATTAATATGAATATAAATGTACAAATTGATGATTTAAGAAATAATCTTGTTGATGTTATTAACAATTCTAATCTTCCTATTGCAGTAGTTGAACTTGTATGTAAGGAATTATATACGAAAGTTCAAAATCAATATATAGCTGTAATTAATAGTGAACGATTGAAGGACATGCAAACTCCTGACGAGATAACTAAAGAACTAAATCAACAAGAAATTGTAAATGCTGTAGAAGGAGATACGGAATGAATAAAACTAAATTCGTTCAATACACAAAGCGTTATGTGACTTTTATAACTGTATTTGCAGTTATATGGATAAGCCTTAGTTATGTTCTTGCGGCAATTCAACTTTTTACTATGGGTTCAACAGATCTACTTGAAAACTTATCATCTAATGTGTGCTCAGTTATACTTGGTACAACTGTCGCCTATATGATTAAGAGTTTCATAGAAACATACTCAGAAAAGAAAAATGAATACGATATGCGACGACATGCGGACGCAATGGATTTGCTTCGTGACGCAGATTCAGACATAACCCCTGAAGAAATCGTGGGTATGTATAAGAAAATTTGAGTAAAGGCTGGGCGTTATATCGTCCAGCTTTTATATATATTTATAGAAAGGAGGTATTGTATATGGATCCTACATGGGGAAGCATTGTGTCGGCAGCTATTGCCGCAATCTCTGCTATTGTGGTTGGAGTAATTAACAACAATGCTCAAATGGTAAAAATCAGAGATGAACAGAGAAATACATTTAATAAGTTCGCCGCTGAGACGGGAAAAGCAATGGCTCTTACAGATGAGCGTATAAAGAATTTAACAGAAGAAGTAAAGAAGCATAACTCCGTTGTCGAGCGTATGTACAAACTCGAACAAAAGCAAGCAATAATGGAAAATGAAATAGAGGAGTTGAAAAAAGATGTTAGATAAAGCAGTTCATACAGTGAACACGATTGTAGTAATTGGAAATATTATCAATTTGATTTTATTTCCAATAGCAGTTTTTCATTTTCATTGGACACAAGAAGATCCCCGTCTTGTTTTACTTGGATATATGTCCATGTTTTTAATAGGATGGATGATCGCAACTTACGTTTTATTTATGTATAGATTAAGAAAAGAGGGATTTAAACTATGAAAAATATTTTTGATTGGATAAAGAAACACACAGCAGATATACTTATTATTCTTGGCGCCATTAGTGCTATACTTGTTAATCTTCAATCATCGGGAGTTACCGCTCCTTGGATGTCGATTACAATTGCAATTATTGCCCTCGCAATTGAGGTTATTAAACATGGTGTAAGCGAAAAAGCTATTAAGCTTGTCACTGAAGCAGTACTTATTATAATTGAAGTCATCAAGAAAGAAGATGCTCCATCCAGCATTGAAGAAGCAGTTGGAACTTCAAAGATATTTGTTGAAGAGAGACTTAGAAAGGCTATCGATAAATGATAGATTTTGGGGATAAATACGGGCACACAAACCGTGCGCTCGCAGATCCTTATGATCCTCGTGATTGGAAATTCAGGGATACTGTGTTTGCCGTAGCGCCGCATGGTATCCCTGACAACTATCAGACAAAAGATTCCCCGTTTACTTATGATCAAGGTGATTCCATGATGTGTGCTGCTTGTGCATATAACTTTATTCGTTTTTTACAGGAACGTGAAAAGGCACAAAGTGAAATAACCGTACCTTTTAGTCCAGCCTTTACTTATTGTAACCGACCAGACAATGAGGCTATGGAAGGCATGTATCTTAAAACGCCTATGCGTAATGGTAAAAATGGATCCATACTACTTTCAGACTTTCCCGAGTTTGGGAAATTATCTGACCTTAAAATAAAATACAATAATAATAAGAATGAATGGATGAAAAAGGCTAAACCCTTTGCTATCAATTCTTATTATCAATGTACTAGTCGTAGGGATGTTCAACAGGCAATTATGAATACTGGAGCCGTACTAATAGGCATACAAGTTTTTAATTGTTTTTATACTCCTGATAAAAATGGACATGTAAATTACGACCCATGTAAAGATTACTGTAGTGATGGTGGCCACGCCCTTGCTGTATATGGCTGGAAGACTGATAGTAATGGTAAACTATGGTGGCTAATTAAAAACTCTTGGGGGAAAGAATATGGTATCAATGGTTCTTGCTGGTTACCAGAAGAATACCCGTGGATGCAAGATGCTTATGTCGCCGTAGACAACACGATGATGATGAAGTTCGATCAATATCTTGAAAAATATTATGGAGACGGAAAAGAAATAGATTCGCCTTTTTTAATATTAATGAATAAAATGAAAACTTCGATTAAAAATTGTATAAAAAGGAAATAAAACGATGAGCCGTAGGTGATTAATTGTTATGTCACCTACGGCATTTTTTGTAAAGTCGTATGATATAGTTAAGAAAAAGGAGGTGCTTATGAAAGGTGTGGAAAAAAGAGGTAATTCTTACAGAATAACCGTATCTAAAGGTTATGATGATAGGGGTAAACAGATTAAGATTAGAAAAACTTATACTCCTCCAGAAGGAGCTAGCAAGGCGCAGATTGCCTATGAGATTGAGAAAATACAAAAATCTTTATCAGCAGAGAGTCTTGAAAAAGAACACATGACTCTTAATAAGTTATACGCCTTATGGAAAGCCAAAGAGGGAAAAGACAATCTTGAAAAAAGCACATTTGCTGATACTACTGCACGTATAGAAAATATAATATTGCCCAAGCTCGGTGTGTATAAATTAATTAATCTTACCCCCATGATCATACATGATTTCCTTATTGACTTACGTACAACTAAACGCAAGGATGGCAAAAGCGGATATGCTGAAGGCACCATTAATCGTTTACGCACTATGCTATCCAGCGTATTAGAATTTGGCGTACAATACGGATATATTCAAGCGAATCCCTGTCATTCAGTACGAATAAAACATAAGAATGTGGGGGATAAAGTGGGGGGTAAAGTATTTACTCCTCAACAGACATTAAGATTTTTACAAATACTTGATGGCGAAATTCCAATTTTACTTGACGAGCGTAAAGTAATTCGCAATGGTAAAACAATTACTCTCAAGGCATGCGACTCTCATAAAACATTTAAGGTGGCACTTAAGTACAAACTCTTCTATTATATCGCTATCTTTTCAGGAATGCGACGTGGTGAGATTATGGCACTTACATGGGAAGATTTAGACATAGAAGAAGGAATTATCAATATAACTAAGGCCACTGTGCGCAGCGGTAGCAAACAATATACTAAGACTCCTAAAACCAGTAACGGAATCAGAAAGGTGTGCATCCCTTTGTTCGTCATGGATATTGCTGAGGAATTAAGATTAGAACAAACTAAATATATAAATGAAGTTGGATCGTATTGGAAAGGGCCAAAAGGCTCTCAGGCCTTCTTATTTGCCCAAGAAGATGGGTTACAGATGCGAGTGGAAACTCCTTACGCTGAATTCAAAAGAATCATTCACGCCTATAATAAGACGGTTACAGACCCCAATGATATATTACCAGACATTCCCCTTCACGGATTAAGGCATACATCTGCTTCTCTGGCAAAACTGGGAGGTGCAGATACTTATGCTCTCTCAAAGCGTTTAGGACATGCAGATATCACCACTACACTTAATATCTATGTAGATATGTTCCGAGAGGCAGATCGTCAGGGATCTGATGCCATAGTGCGCGCTCTTGGAATAAACCCCAAAATAAACCCCAAGGAAAAGAAAAACGGGATCTCCTAATCAGGAAACCCCGTATTTACTGAAGCTGATGACCAGAATCGAACTGGTGACCTCCGCCTTACCAAAATGAAACTATCGAGTTTATAACTATACAAATCCAGTGTTTATGCGGGTTTTCTATTTATAACTATTCAAAACTTTTATAAAAATAAACCCCAATAAGCCCCAAAATAAACCCCAAGTTTTACTCGCCACGAAGGTATTTGTCGAAAGAATCTTTATTAATAAGAATCTTTTTTCCAGTCTCGCCAATAGGAACAGTATAAACTGCTCCCGATTTGGCTATCTTTCTGACGGCTGAAACTGAAAGCCCGTAATGCTCCGCTGCCTGTTGTACAGTATACATTATTGGTACGTCATTATTCATATTAATTTCCCCCGAGAATCTTATGTATTGCCACCGCTTCTTCGTATGTTAGTTCTTTACGTTTCTTAAGATCATAAAGTACATCATATGCAAAACGTCTTTTACTTGCCTCTTCCTCTTCTACCTTTGTCTTCTTCTTTACTGGATTGGTAAACTCCATCCAGTTAGCATCATTCAGTCCCCACACATAGCAGAACTCTACATGCGAACCAAAGTCAATGGCAAGTACGTCTGATTTGTTTAGGTCAAAGTTAATTGATAGATAAGAAACTTTTCTATGATCTTTTATATATTTATACATATCTTCGAGAGTGTCAGACTCGTACTCTATTGGGAGAGCGTGAATCGCCTCATCGTCTATGTCTCGTAAGTATCCTTTTTCAAATGCCAACTTCATCGGTATCACCTCCTTTATTTTCAAACAAATTCCAAATATTTATTCCCGTAGGAGTGCTTATCTTGTCAAGATATTCTTTACAACTTTGTTGTTCTTCAGGTGTAGCTGGTCGCATGTTCGCAGCGAAGTTAAAAAACTGATCATGCATCTCACGATATGCCTCGTTGTATCCCGCTTCATAACCCTTTTTATACTGATTACGATCATATGCGAGCGCCTTAAGAAGTTCTTCTTTGTTTACGTCTACACCTATGCTTTGAATGACATGTAGAATCTCGTCTTCTATTATGTCCGTTTGTAATTCAGATTGATATACTTTTACTGGCGATTCATAACCTTCTAATGAGTTCATGTTTTATATCCTCTCATTTTTTGACTATGTTTATATCTGTCTTCAACTTCTTTTTGTTTTCCAAGATTGAACGCTGTCTTGTAATCTCCAGTTAAATAGCCTGTAACCCTACGTAATCTGTCAATATGTTTGCCACCGCATTGAGGGCATGCATCATCTATAAGACCGGTGAATCCACAATCTCTGCATAAATCGTTAGGAACATTAACAGCAAAATAAGGTATATCATGATCCATAGCGTAGTTTACCACAGTTTCAAGCGCTGTTATATTGTCAACTACAGCCGAATCAAATTCAACATATGTTATACATCCAGCAGAACTATATCCTGTTAACTGGCTTTCAATATCAATCTTCTCAAATGGAGATACTTCTTTCCATACAGGAACATGAATTGAATTGGTAAAGTAATCTCTATCAGAAACATTGGGAATCTTACCGTACTTAGCTTGAAACTTCTTCATACTTGTATAACAAAGATTTTCAGCGGGGGTCATATATACACCGAAGTTAAGTTTATATTCTTCTTTAAATTCAGCACAGCGATCTTTAAATAGCTGTTCAATACGCTTAGCTAATTCCATTCCTTTCTCTGTTGTATGATCACAACCAATAAGGATCTGCAGCGTCTCAGCGAGACCTATTTGTCCTATAGCAAGAGTCCCATGCTTAAGGGCAGAACGGATTCCTTCTTCAGGAATATATCCAGCCATAGTGCCATTCTCATACATAAACTTTGCAGAGGATGGATCTTGTGAACAAATATATTCAAAGCGTTCTATAAGCATATCTTTGGCGTCATCTATTGCTTGGCTTAAATGACTCATAAACCCAGTAATAATAAGATCTTCATCAGATGATACATTTGAATAAGAAGATATCTCTTCTTTGACTTCCATTGCTAAGGTGGGCATGATGATAGTTACAGGGCAGATATTTCCTCTTCCATCTTTGAGCTGACCAAAACCGTTAATATCGTATCCATTGGCAGTTCTACATCCCCAATATGTTCACGTAGGTTCGCTACTCCTACGCAGTTCTCTTATGAACTTCTTTACGTCACCGCAAAGTTCAGACTATATCACATTCTTATATTGTTTTATCCTCTATAAGAACCTTATCTTTTCCATCCGCTTGGATGTACTCTACTCATTTATTCACCTAAATATTTCATTTAAGTTATACTTTCGATAGTCGTTTAGTTTTTATACAATATCACGCATACTTCAATCCAAAACCTTTGCAACTTTTTTGCTTGCCATTGCAAGTGTTGTATACGTTTGATCTTGCCACATTTAAATCCTCGCTACATTGAGTTGTATTTTCATAAACTTGTAATATTTCATTTGTGTCAAGATCGAATCTTATTACTTTGTGTTTGTGTGTACAAGGATAGGTTTTTCTTAAATGTAATCTGAATGCATGAAGGTCATTTTCTGATCTAGTTACCCATTCTAAATTATCTTTTGTATTGTTAAGTTTATTCCCATCCTTATGATTAACAACCAGTCTCTCTTCATATCCTTCGACAAAATATTTTGCCACTAGTCTATGTATAAAGTAATGCTTTTTGTTATATGTAATTCTTCTATATCCTATGTTATTTATATCTCCAGTTAGGATTTTTCCAGTATTAACATTTCTTACATTACCTAATGAACTGATCTCATATTTGTTATCTAATTCATCAATGCTTTTCCATTCTTCCATATCATCACCTCATAGAAAAGCATACGTAATATTGTAATTTAACACTGGGTTGTCTTAATATCCGAACTAAAATATTAAGATTTTCCCCGTTTAGATAAGTTTTCGAAATACATTTCTGTATTAAGCCACAAGTTTGTCTATGGTGCTAAAATATGTTCTAGGATCGTTTGGATCATATCCAGCATTTCCGCTCCAATTACAGTTTGCATAGTTGGGATATAATCTCTTTGCTGTGGACTCAAGGGCAAGTTTAAAGAGGTCATAATTAGGATCTCCTTCTTTTCTATTGACACCTTCCATAAGTTGGAAAATACCACAAGGGAAGATGCTTGTTTTATGATATTTGCCCACGCCCTTAATACTACCTTCGAGAAGAGCTTTGATAACCATTCTCCCCTCAGGTAATGTGCAAGTCCCATAGTTGATTGAGGTAAATGGCAACTGATTTCCAGATCTAGACTGAAGAGTATTAAGATTGTGATACATACCCTCGACCGCCTGACACGTTTCTTTAATTGTCATATCCATAGCATATTGATATGCTTTAGGAAACATTTTATATTCTGGAGCATCAATGCTCATTTCTTCTGCAGATTTCCAAGTATCTATAACTCCATCACTTGTTTCTTTAAATATACTTGCATTTTCTATATAATACATTCCATCTTTGAAATGTTTTCTAAAACTTTTCCTCACATATGGCACCATAGTCCAATCCAAATGACTCGCGGAAACTCCGCCAAATTGCTGAAGAGACTGCAACTGAAATACTACGGCAACCAGTTGAAACGCTGTATTAACACTATTTGCTGGACGTACATCTGTCTGTCTAGTGTTAAACCCCTTAGCAAGGATATCGTCAAAGGGAATTGTTAAACAATTATGCATACCTACGGCGTAGTTATCAAGATCGTGAATATAAATCTCATTATTTAAATGTCTTTTTCTTGCAAGTTCTGATACGCAATTATCAAGAGCATATTTCTTCATCAACACACTTTCCGCTTCACCTTTACGTCCACCAAAAGATCTCTCGTCCACATTGGCGTTCTGGTTTTCAACATCTTCGGCGATTATCTTGCGAGTAACTTCTTTCATAAAGTCAGAATTATATTCTCTTGAACGTGCTCTTTTATCTCGATAAAGAATATATTGTTTTGCCACATCCTTATATCTGGATGCCATCAACTTATTCTCAATGATATCCTGCACATCCTCAACTGACAGTACCTTATGATCCTTTACCACCCATGAACCTTTAACCAATTCCTCAATACTATCAGCCACCTTGTTAGCGTACGCCACAAACTCCTCGTCTGCTTCGCCGCGTTCTGCCTTACAAGCCTTAACCATTGCATTCACAATTTTGTCTTTGTCGAAGTTTTGTCTCCGACCATCTCTTTTGTCAATTACTAACTCCATTCATTTTTTGCCTCGCTTTCTTTCGTCTTTCCTTGTTATTCCATTTATTCCTATATCTATCCGCTATATCCTTTATGTTGTATTCAATCGTTTCATTCCCATCCTTACTAAAGTGTGTAACCCTACGAACGTCTGGTATCCTACAGTTTTCAGGATTGGTGTCGTATTGTTCGTCGTAAGAAGGATGCTCTTTGGTACTATTTTTCCAATATTTATCGAAGCATTGTTCACACTGACACTCCACCCAATACCCCTTACTAATTGCACTGTCAGGACGTCCACACCACTGACACACATTGCGCGAGATAACTGAGTATGCATCGATTATGTCTTCTATTTCATCGGGCGCCCCATTGTGATATGCTCGAATCTCTCCGTATTTTTCTTTAATTTCCTCAAAGAAAAATTTATCCTGCAAATTATACTTGCGCATAAGAGGTGCTAAATCTGCAATCATCATGTTCCAAAGCATACCCCAACCTCTACTAAATGCGTCATATTCGTTTAAGTAATCATCAGCATATTTATAAAATCCCTTTTTCCAATCCCACCACCTTACTCTGATCCAATTACCGTACTTCTTTGATAGCTTTTTATTTCTGATAAGTTCAGATATCTTTGCTCTCGCTTTCTTTCTTTTTGCGCTCATCCCAAACTCGCCTCCATCCGTAAACCCATAGATCTGCTTCTTGTTTGCTATAACCAATCTCAACCAAGTAATCACGCCATGCTTTGCGATAATACTCATGCATTGGACGGTGGATACCTTCGATTGAAGCCTTCTCGCCATCCTTTAATATGCGATTGGCAAGTTCAAGTTCCCAATCATCAGGCTCTTCTCTGCCCCATCCAATTATACATTTCTTCTTATGTATATCTTCAATGGTACAAGGAATCTTTTTTCGTTTACACTGCTTGTAGTATTTAAGTATCTCATTGTAGGTATACATAATAAATTCTTTCTCTTCACTGTCAATGAAACATTGACTGGATATATGTACAAATGCTTTATTTTTATCCGCACCAGAGACACTAACAATATATGGATAATACTTAGCGAGATCCTTTTGATTATTAATAATTAGTTGATGATCTCTACCATCTGCGCCGTATATAAAGAATTTACTATTTTGTAAATATTCATCAGTTCGATCACTATAACAATCGCAAACATCGCATTTCCCAGAAAATTCCGACACGCCCTCACCTCCTATCAAATATCATAATTTATTATTTTGTCAATTAAATCATTGAAATCTATACATATCTCATTTACCATATGAAGAATCCAAGGATGTAACTCTTCAATGTCGGTACTGGTAGAACAGTATCCGATAATTGGTATTCTATATTCGTAAGCTATGGCAATTTCTGCCATGGTTCCCAAAGATTTGGGATCATTAAAATTTACCACTATTAAATCTGAGTGTCTAAGAATGTTTAAATCATATTCCACTTCGTCCTGCATTATATCGTGATCAAGTGGATTAAAACATACAAAATTTGCCTCGCGCTCCTTGAGCATATACGCAATTGAGCGGCGCCAATCATATGCGTCTTCGAACGATAAATTCATTATTCCACCAGCTAAATATATTCTTTTTGTATTCATAAAATTCTCCTTATTCAGACACAAATAGGGCGAGTAGCCACCCGCCCTATCGTTATAGTCTTAGATCTCATAACGGAATAAGCTTCCAAACTTTGTCATCTTAAATTGTGACCTCACACGTCTAAGTACTATTTCTTCGACACTTATATGATATCATATTTTATATTATAATGTCAAGTGTGTTTTAAACTTTTTTTGTATATTTTAAATCAATCCAGCCTGCGCCACTCTTGAGCTTACCCCAACCGTTTTGCTCGGCTACGATTGTATATACACCATTCTTTTTAACCGAAGTTCTAACAGGATTATTAAGTCCAGCACCGCTACGAACATTAAGCAACTGAGCGGTAATCTTTACTAAATAAGGCTCAAACTCGGTCGAAGTATTTACAGGCTGATTTTCTGTTTCAGCCTGTGTTTGCTTGGGAAGTCCACCAGCAATAGGAAATGTAGTTGTTACTGCAGATCCTTTGAATTTATCATAATATCCCTGACAGCACTGCGCTCTTCTCTGCTGATTAGCTACGCTTTGATCTGCTGGTCTTTCAAAATTAAGAAGAACTATGTTGCTTGCTTCAAGCACTGACTTAGCAGCAAACAGACCATACCATACGCTCTTGTACTTTGTCTGCAATTCTTGAGTTAAATACGTCAGCTGAAGGTTGATATCGCAAATTGACATTTTACACTGTTTTGCGAAATCAAGAAGTCCTTTTTTTCTTGTATGGAATGTCCACTGTGCAAGACCATAGCCAGCTCCATCCTTTACAAAGTTGGTATACGTACCGTTATCAACAGCTGCGGTATACTGATCATCATTCATCTTAAGACTCTTCTCATAAGAGTTCTGAAGATTATTAGGTCTAATAGCACTCTCCATAGCAATGTTACCAATGAGTCCAGCTACACCATACTCGGGCATATTAAGAGTTCTAAAGAAGTCCCAAAAGGCTTTTGAATAATCCGCATAAGGATCAGGAGTGTTAGCAGGAGGTGTAGGCGTAGGCACAGGTGCTGGTGTGGGGGTGGGTACAGGAGTGGGCGTAGGATTTGCACCAAGAAGATTGTTCACTACAGTACAAATATTTGCCATAATACTCTTTAAATAAGGGCCACAGCACGATGTCGAGGCAAAGTCAGAGTGAATTGTGACGTTGCATCCGTTCACATGATTAACTCTGTCATTCTTATTGGGAGAGTAAATCAATCTCTGTATACCATTTCTCCTACAAACATCTACAAGTAAATTGTAAAGCGATGTAAGTGCTGCCTCGGACACTGTCCAATTGGGACTAAGAGAGTTATTTGCTACCTCAATGGTTATTGCTCTAAAGTCATTATACTTTGAGCTGGAAGTCCACGCTCTATTTTCCTCACCAACGTAGCCCGCAATGCGTCCGTCTGTACCTATACCATAATTTGAAGATCCGCCACGCTTAGGATTTGCAAATATATTTCCACATGTCTCTACGGTTAAATTGCCAGCCATATGGTGTATTGTAATTGTGTCAATTGTATTATTCTTCACACCATACTTAGCCGCATCTGCACGCACATTGTAATTGGGGCTGGGTATAATCTTACAGCACAAAGGTGAAAACACCTTATTATTAGCAGCATTAGCTCCTACCATTTCAGTACGCTGCAGCGCCATACCCATAAGTTCTTCGGTATCTTCGTCCTCTCCGAGTCCGTTACACAACTCTTCAAGTGCTTCAGGATTGACGTTCTCAATACCAGTTACAAGTTCGAGCTCTTCGATTTCTTTTTCTTTCTTTCTAAACATTTTCCTCTCCTTTTACTATTAATTATTCTCTTTATCAAATAATTCCACCCATTCACTTGTTACAGCGATAATTGAAAAATCATTTCTATCTGGATCTATAAGTACGATGAATTCTTCGTTTTTTGAAATTTTTTCACCATCTTCAATAGATTTAGCTATTAAAAAATCATCTGAAATTCCTATAGGTCTGACCCAAAGATATTCGCCAACTTGCTTATCATCAACTACTGTTTGACAAGGAACCAATATATCATCAGGGAATTGTTCAGATCTTACTTTGTCTAAATCTTTATTATTTCTTATAGATGTTATCCAGTCAGGAGTATAAATATTTTCAATATTCTCTGCATATTCCTTCATTTCATCTGTAATTAATTCATATATTTTTAACTTAATATTTTCGGAATATCTAATAATAATTGTTTTGGTTTTAAAAATATCTATTTGTTCTTCTTTATATCCACCATATACACTAAACGATATTCCAGCCTCCATATCTATATAGCAATAGGCAATAAATAAATCGTAATTAGGATCAATAATCTGTGGATTATCGACTTGTAATATCACAAACTTACCAACTATCTCTCTGAAATTATATTCACCAATTGGTTTCATGCTCCCTCCTTTATAACTGTCATAAGTTTATCGTTTTCAGCAACAGCTTCTAGACGTGAACTACTCCGACTTATAGAAGTCGGAGCTTCCTGCTTCAACCACTACTGCGCTGGCTACGATATACGTAATCATTCGTCTTACACAGTGTCCACAGGCGTATAAGTTCGGGCTATTCCATCCCTACTGTAATATTTTGTTTTTATGCTACCTCAGTAATCAATCGTAATCCTTCGTTTAGGATATTGATAGCTGCATTTTGGTCACGATTCATCGTAAGACCACAATCGCATACCATTTTACGAATAGCTAAATCCTTCATTTCTGGATGTATTGTTCCGCAACAATGACATATCTGTGATGACGGGAACCACTTATCTACTTTGACAAGATACTTATTCCTATCAGATAGCTTGTATTCAAGCATAGACAGGAACATACCATAACCGTTATCAAGGGTAGCTTTGCCGTTACCGAAGCCATGATTTGCCATAGACCTCATGTTTAAGGACTCCACACATACAACATCATACTGATTGGCTATCTCAGTAGATATCTTATGCAGATTATCTAGACGCTGATTAGAGATGTGTCTATGGATTTTGTTTACCTTACGGAGTTGTTTTATATAATTATTGGATTTAACCTCGTGTTTCTTAGAGCCTTGCATACGTGATAGCTTACGCTGCGCTTTAGCAAGTTTATCATGGCTCTCACGGTAATATTTGTGATCAGTTCCTACGTTACCGTTGTTATCTACATATAAGCTATTAGAAGCGTAGTCTAATCCGATAGCATTGGTCTTATCTGCTACATAAAAATTTGTGACATTGTCGAACTCAAAGAGAACAGAAATATAATATTTGCCGTCTGATTCCTGTGATACGGTAGCGGATTTAATAATCCAATCGCTATCAGGAATGCGATGGATAACAGCTTTTACTTTACCAATCTTAGGAAGCTTGATATATTTATTCTCTATGATAGCAACAGTGCCTTTTTGATTATTAGTAGTATAGGACTTACGACTATGCTTTGCAGATTTGAATTTAGGAAATCCGTTTTTCTTTTTACGGGATTTACTAAATGTATTGCGAAACGCCTCTTGCAAGTCCATCTGCTTATTGGCAAGGGCGAGGCTGTCTACTTCCTTTAGATAAGGGTAATCGTTCTTATATTTGGCAGGCGTAACAGTAGGAAACTTGCCAGTAACCTTGTAGCCTTCAATCTTATCCGAAAGCATAAGATTATAGACCTTACGACAACAACCAAAAGTCTTAGTAAACATAACAGATTGTTCAGTTGTAGGATATACTCTGTACTTTATTGCTCTATTCATTGACTACCTCACGTAATTCATCCCACCACCTATAGAGGTGGGGGATTTCTTGCTCACGGCGTGTTAGATAAAAGGCTCATCTCCTATTTGTAAACAACTCAGATCAAAATAGCTTGTATCGCAATAGGGACACTTATTTAATTGTACATCATATGGCGCCCCACAATTGGGGCAATTGCGTTTTTCAGACATTATTTTATACCTCTTATATTATATCATTTCGTTGTTACTATGTCAAGAGCATTTGCGTCGATTTACTGGTGCAATTTTACCAATCACTCTTTCAGTCTCACCAGTCTTTTCAAATTTAGGTTTATGAGTTTCTGGATCTTCGCCAGTCTTGCGCCATTTGGGTCTATCAGTATATTCAAGTATATGGATTACATCACCCTTTTTTATAATATAATTTTTATCTATTTTAATAGTTTGAGTTTGTCCGTCACATATCTGGTACAAATCAAGTACATTCTTGCTATATCCGCCCACATCAACTACGTACCAGTAATTGGATTTAATATCAGGATCTATAGACGATACGTAACCAAGATACTCTGCTTCATAATCCATTTTATCAAATAGACTAGTGGGAATATTTTCTCTGCTACTTAACCAGTCTGTAAATACGGCATGCATATTCACACCTGAAAATTGTTTCTCAGTCTCTTTCTCAGAATGAGCGCGCACATTATCAATACCGAGCACTTTAAGCATATCACTATCTTTTTTAACGGTCTTTCTATTTGAATATTTTTCCCACTTGTTTTTAATATCTAATAGATCATTAATCTCACCAAACTCTGAGAAGAAATCAAGTTTGATAAGTATATCTATCTGGCGCGAGTCGGCAGATGTGTTGCTCTTTATATCACAAAGAACTTTGATAAAATCAGAATACTGATTGTCCTTGAGTGCATAAAGTTCTTCAGCAACCTTTGAGGAAAGATAAGGTAAAGATGCCATACCTTTATAAATACTGTTTGTATTACGATCAAAGGTATAATCTCCCATTGAATATCTAAATTTAATATTTTTAATTTTAATACCAAAATAATCCAATTCCTGTGTTAATCTGGCTGTTTTATCTGCATCATCTGAATATGTATTAAAGCACACAGTATAATATTCAAGAGGGTAATGAACCTTAAGATATGCCCCATAACACATATCAAGTGAGGTTGCAGCTGCATGTGCACTGCAATTATGTGTAATAATACCATCATTAACTGCATAATTATGAGCAGGATCAGACATAGAAACAGAATAAACTTTTTCGATTTGATCTTTTTCAATAGATATTATTTTGTCAAGTTTAATCGTTAATCCTCTTTCATATCTTTTATTCCTATCCTGTTCATAGTGTACTTTCTTATGGCAAGAGTTACATAACCATGCAAAATTACTAGGATCATTATTAGTTCGATCCAAATCTATGTGATGTAGTTCAAAATCGATATTATACTGACACCTACATTTTTCACAGCGATCCTGATTATCTTTATGTTTTTGTCTTTCTCTTTCAAATACAACCGAGGCTCCGTCCTCTCGTCTTTGAAATCCCTCCTGTCCTACTTTAGGATAATTAGGTTCAAAATCTTTGGTCAATCTATAACTGTGTTCTCTTTCTTGATATGAATCTATAGTATATAATTGATCTCCGACTTGTAAGTCTTTTAATTCAACCACCCCATTAGGAGTAGGAAATTTATGATTATCAGTACATTTGATAGTTTTACCACTTTCGGTAATAATTTTATATGTTTGTCTTATTCCAGTAAAATATATATCTTCAATTGTATTTTCATGAACAAAACCATCATCATATAAAGACAATGCTTTGCCATAACCATAAGAACGATATTTACTATAGAGAGGTAGATGTCCTTGTTCTACAGCGTATTTCCTATCATTCTTTATGTTATACATTTCTTCAATGGTAGGTTGGTATTTACCATTACCATTTCTTACAAGTTTAGTATCTCCTGATACGCAAAATCCATAGCTCATACAACTTTGAATCATACCCCAAGTTTCATCAAACATATCTTCTGATCCAGTCTTTTCTATCCATACTTTCCTAATTCTTTTTTCAAGTTTAGCAAAATCTTGAGGTTTGATTTTTTTCTTACTGATCTTTTTTATTAACCCAATGGATTCTGCAGGAGTAATTTCAAGCCATTGAAAGTATTCCATAAGATTTTCTTGGAATAATATATAACCACCAGTAGAATTAAGTACATCATCAAGTTGTTTTGAGCCCGTAGTATAATCTTCGTGATTTAAAAACTTTTCACGCCATGAATCAAATGAGGGACGAATAGCGGCTGCTAATAAAGCACCTTCTTCAAAAGATTTTATACCATATCTTTTTGCTTGTTGCGTACCATTAGAAGAATCCACCTGATTAAGAGTACAAGTCATTCCATTAGTAAACAACTTCCATACTTCTTCATCGTTTTTTATAGCATTTAGTAATTCACGTGCTGGCATAATAGGTTGATTAATAGCCTTAAATGTTTCGGCAATAAGATGCCAAACAGTTACAATAAGAAAGTCGTCTTTAAGTACTTTATATTCATCAGCTTCTGCTGAGGTTATAAGGACACATAATACATCACCAAATCTTAATACACCATACTCATAACGAATGTCTTCATTGCTAAGAAGGTGAGCACATGCATGGACACTTGCAGAGTAAATAACTCCTACATATTTTTCGGCTTCGGTAATTAAATCTCCCCATTCAGGATCTTCTCTATATTTATCTATATCAGCACTAATCTGATTACTTGTTTCAAAATCTATTCCTTTACTACGACATAGATTTTTAAATGCTTCTTTGAGTTGAAAGTTTCCAGTTTTATACATAGGATAACAACCATGCTCTCCAAGTAATTCACGTGCTGCCTTAACAAAAGGTTCCTGAGTCTCAACGTTATAATCAATGTCGGGCAATGCTCTATTCTCAAGCAAACGTGCCGTGGATGCAAATCTATCGGGGAATATAGGCAGATTGATTTTAAAGCGATCAAGCTGTGTCATTCCGCATATACGATTAATATAGAAACTTGCGCATGATCCACGGCCTCCGCGAGTAAGAACACCGCCATACTTATTTACCGCTAAGTCAACAAGTTTTGTGTTGAGAAGAAAGTAATCAGCAGTATGTATTTCATCGTTGGTCTTCTCAATAATATCCATTTCATAACGGATACCGTCTTTGTATCTCTTAAAATCTTCACCTTCGATATGTTCGTCTTTAACTATCTGAGTAAATCTGTGGTTCACTATCTTCTTAAGCTTTGCTACACGTTCAGCTGGAGTAAGATCAGGATCTATTGTAGGCATCTTAATTGAGTGGTCGAGATTAATCTCTTCCACGCCTGTAAGTATCATTGTATTGTCAATAGCTTCTTCTATCTGGGATTCTGAAAGCACGCCTTGCTGAATGAAGCGGCCAAACATAGTATCATAATCAGGGTAGTCAAGTATAAAGCCAGACTCTTCCTCATATTTCATACCTTTCCCACGTAGTAATTCGTCACGTTGTATTCTTCCTTCATCATCTATATAATGAGAATCATTTGCAGCAACGATTTTAAGCCCATATTCTTTTTGGAAATCCAGAACTCTTTTATTAATCTCGATCTGTTTAGGATCGATGTGATTCTGAACTTCTAAAAGAATATTCTCCTTAAAATGATTAAACAATGGGAGAAAAATATCATTAATCCCTTCTTCGTCGCGAAGCATACCAGCTACACATGCTGTGGTTATATATACATCATCAGGATCAAGAGTAAGCAAATGAGCCACATCTATCCTAGGCTTATAATAATATCCTTCTATATTTGCCATAGAAGAAATATAATTACACTTTTTACGGGCAACATTGGTTTTAGGTGTTACTATAATATGATAATTACGCTTATCCTTAAGATCAGGATCCGCATTTTTAACCATATAAAATTCCGCAACTGGTAAACATTTAAGATTATACTCATTTGCCAAAGTACGACACTCAAAAATGTCTCCGAACGTTCCATGTTCGCACGTCGAAAGAGCAGTATGTCCGAGCTCAACAGCTCGTTCAGCATACTGCTTGTTACGTGTGGTAGAATCTATCGTAAAGATATTTGATATATGAGAATGTTTGTGATAATTATAATATTCTTTCATATATACTCCTGAAATTTATTATATTCGTTTCATTTTTATTCTCGCTTTCACCGTTTCGGTGAAACTAATTATATCTATTAATCCTCAAAATGTAAGAGCCTCACTATAATAGCAAGGCTCTTTAGTTGTCATTTATTAATAAAAATTATAGCAATAATATAAAATAATACTATTAACGCAATTCCTATTTCAATCCAAAGTGGCATTAACACCATAACCCAAGACCACGTGATCACACCACAAAGTTTAAGAGTTATGAACACGATAAGCAGTAGTCCAAAGAATCCAATACCGCCACCACCAGTACTTTTATTTTCCATAATTACTCCTTATCCTCATTAAGCTCTTTAATTCTTGCTGCAATCTTCCAGTTAATATTGTTTACCTCTTCAACCTTTGTACTAGCTTTGACATTTAGGAAGTAAGCTTTATCATCCTGATCGAGAAAAGATACGCGGATGTCATGGATCTCTTTAATCTCTGCTGGTGTGTTAAATGTTATTGTATGTTTCATTCTGCCGCCTCCTGTGCACGCTTACGCATCATCTTAAACATAAGACTCATAGTCTTACTAACATTATGATATCCATTCTTTTTAAGTACCTGAGCACGGATAACTTCGCGTGCATACTTGCGGTTATAAACAGGTGTAGGGTTATAATTTTTATTCATCTTTTATTTCCTCCATTATTTTTTCACTATTGCATTGTGCATGTTTAAGTCGCACAAACATGCGTTTATATCTGCGCGCCTTTTTACGCGCCTTACGAAGTTGATCAATTGTATCCGCAAATGTATCTACAGCCTCAAGTACCTCAGCAGTTTTATATTTGCAGGGTAATTGTTCTGGATATACCACCGATCCTGATATGTCTTTAATTATTTCCAGTGCTTTTTCTCTTGTCATAACTTACCTCAACAAGTTACTGATACTACACCTAAAGTACACCAACATACTCCGCTACCACCATTTGACGGATGATTATTACAATTCTTACAAACCTCAGGAATTGTATATTGTTGATTCGTTTGTTCTGGTACATATATACCAAATGGATTACGTCTAACGTTTGCCGTAGCGTCTTCATCGTCAATTGTCATTTGTTTCATTGGGATCCTCCCATTCTTCGAGTGGGGATTTGATTGGCATGAGAACCGCCGTATAGATTTTTGGTTGATACTTAATCCCTTGATCAGTTTGCACCATAATCCCAAACTGAAACCCTACAGTTCGTGGAGGGGTTACATCATCAGGTAAATCAAAGATTGCTTTGTATTGCATAGTAAACTCCTAAGATATTATTATTTTGTTAATTGTCCACTGATCTGGCTCAGTAGACGAAGCCTTTATAGCCCCAAGCAATAAGCAAGAGAGTAAATTTGCCTACCGCACCAAACGCTTCTCATTTGTTGGTGTCTTTGATTTTAATGACTCTGCCAAAGGTCTTACGAGCCTGTCGCGCCCATTTCGGCAAATGAGTGGGTAAGGATTCGAACCTTACATACGGTCTTTTTCTTCACGATTTGAGTATAATGTTCTCCAACTGGTTCCGCTTTTTCGGCACGTAGTCTCAATTCTCGCATGACCGCCAACCGTTAACTGCTGAATCCTCGTGAATTTGTATTTGCGTTTACCCTTTCTGCCACCACTCAATTCAATCAACTTTTGTCATTTCCACCCAAGCCACTTATCTTGGTCTTTTGCATGCATGGTTTTCAGGCTCTGACTATCTGACCCACTTTACAGACCTTTCTCCAAGGCTGACATCTTTGGTTAGGATTTGCAACTCCGTTTCCAATTAGTTGTTGATTGACTTCCTTTTTTCGACTCATCATTTTTGATGAATCAAACAGAAACTGAGCGACTCGAACGCCCACCTGCGGTTTTGGAGACCGCTATGCTACCATTACACCAAGCCCCTATGTAAACAACCCCTACTGGATTCGAACCAGTGAATAACGGAACCAAAATCCGTTGCCTTACCACTTGGCGAAGGGGCTATATCCCACACTTGTAGCACTAGCAGTGGGCTCTAGCATACGTGTCCTTGGACGAGATCCCCATCCTCACTCTTCGGCGCTACCCTAAAAGACTACTAACCTGTCCTACTCATTTGTATAGCGCAATGACCACTGCGCACCTGAGTTATCGCCCAATTAACCGTTATTTGGCTTACCTCGAAAGTGTCGGTTAGCGGAGCCGACTCGCAATTGTGACGGCTTAGTATGCGTTCTATCATGTTTCGAACCTTTACAGATAGGAGAGTTGATCAGACTCTCGTTCGTCTGCTTTTCCCCAGAACTACTGGTCATTTGGGAACGATGACAGAAGACATTTCAACCGAGTTGCGGGAGTCAGACTTGAACTGACATGCTCTTGGTTATGAGCCAAGTGAGCTTCCAATTGCTCGTCATCCCGCGATGTTTGTGATAGCCGTTGACCTCGCGTTATAATGGCCTTCTACTACCACTGATAAGACGGTAGGATTGTTTTAGTTTAAACCATCTTACCTTTAGGACGAATAGCAGCAATCCCATACTACTATCCCACCAGAGTTCGCGACCTCTGTTCCACCGTACTTGCCTTACGATTTTGCTGACCTCAGGAAAATCGTAAACGCTTCGGGCTTAGAAGTCTATTTATGGTCGCCCGAACGACCCTTTATAATACTAACATATTTTTATTATAATGTCAAGTGCCTTTCGCAATTAAGATTTTCGAGACGCATCTCTACTCATCACACGTCCGCAAACGCTGTCTTTCACTGAACCAACCAAAGTCTACAGAGGGCTAGTGCTATCAGCAAGGATCGAACTTGCACGGATCTCTCCACCAGAGTTTGAGTCTGGCGTGTCTACCAATTCCACCATGATAGCTAAGTGCTGGTGGTGGGATTTGAACCCACACGAAGTTTCCTTCACGGGAACTTAAATCCCGTATGTCTACGAATTCCATCACACCAGCTGGGCAGTTCCGATAGGGAAAATATGTAGTGTTTTCATTACATTCTCACAAACACATCTTATTCCGTGAGCAACCTTTCTCGGCATTGTTATTCTCTCTGAGGTGTCCTGCTCTCGCTCAGATCATTTGGGTATGACCCAACCTCAGCCGCCACCCCGATTCGGACGGGGATACTGACATTACAGGTGTCAAGTCTTACCATTGGACGATGGCGGCAATTATTTATATTAAATTCCATTCTGCATCAGAATAAGAATTAATAACTGATTTCTTTCTTGGTAACTTATATTTATCACACCATTTACGAATAGCGTTATCTGTTACATTAAACATTTTACCAATTTGTAAAAATGGTTTTGTTCTTATAAGTTGTTTTAATTCTTCTCTTGGGACTCTTACTTCTGCTATTATTTTATCCCTTCTTTTTGATTCACAAGATCTACATCTTACAGATTTGTAATAAATTTTTGCGCCACAATCTACACATATATTACTTACATCTTTCTTTCTACCAATGTATTTACCTCTATCTCGAACGCTATCTTTATTCATACTTTTATAAGTATCTGTTAAACTATGACAATTAGGGCAAAGTACTTGCAAATTATCTAAGGTATTATGCTTGTAATTTCCATCTTTATGGTGTATTTCTAATGGATATGTCCCATTATATGGATTAATTTTCCCCCATCCACATATTTCACATTTATAATTAGCTTTTTCTAAAAGATAATCTCTTATAAAATGTTTAATTCCAGTACCTGAATATCCTAGATCTTCACCATTTAACCAAGCTTGTACCACTCTATTTCTTTTGCTTATTTTTTCATGTTCTTTACAACAATATTTTGTTTGTTTCTTTTCTAATTTTTTACCACAAACCAAACATTCCATAAACTCCTTTCCTACAAACATCCTTTATGTCATTAATGGAATTGTCCTCGTTATGTTTGGTTTGTATTATTATATTTAAAATGCTAGCTGTTGCAAGAGCGTCCTCTCATCGAAACTAGTAATCAGGCTCCAACACCATATCAGTGTTGCTCCTTCTAACCCTCTGGTTTTCTGCAACATTTAATTCTCACTTAACATCGGTGAGGCTGGGATTGAACCAACATCTGCGAATTTTTGGAAAAGTTTTGTAAGCAACAGGAGAATAAAAGCCTTGCCGTGTTACCATTACACCACTCACCGATTTGCCCCATATATCTTTCGTCCTATCGCTAGGATTCCTGTCTCAAAGATACTCATGCCTCCAATCAAGGGGCTGTGACCAGCTTTCGTTCGCGGATTAGCTCGCGCCCTCCGAGTAGACATAGCATTTCAGCTTTTGCCATTCCTAGGATTCTCGGATTAGGATCACGCCCAAAGTAGGATTCGAACCTACGCCCTGATTGGTTATGATAAGATCAGAGCCGACCTTTATATTGCGTCACGCCAAGTTACCATCTTGTACGTACAATAGCAAACTGTTTGGGCTTAGTTGGTTTTTATCCCCATGCACACGCAGAACCATAACTACGCCATGGGAGGTTAGAGTCTTATGTTGTCCTCTTCGTCGCTCTCACTACACACATCTCTCAGTCATCTTTAATTACCATTTTCGTGGGGTGGAGTGAGGATGAGCGATGCTCTGCAATCTCTCCATACGCCTAATTTCAGTTCTTAGGGAGAACCTTATGAGATTCTCGGTCTCATAGCACCGAAGATGGTTTTTAGACTATTTAGTCAGGATCACCTTCTTTACAACCTATATATCTGTTTTATTAATCCTGTTGGTACAGACGAGAAGAAACCGCACCGCTACGGTCAACCCTGTTGCCCGACATAACTTGTCAATTCAAGTATTACTGCGGTTGAACTAGAAGAGGGGGACTCGAACCACCGACCTCACGCTTATCAGGCGTGCGCTCTATCCAGCTGAGCTACTCTTCATTATATGATTAGACCATATGAGGCGGAGGCTTGCGACACCTCCGCCCCGACTCTAGGAGGTAAAAACATGAACAGGACTTAACGCCCCTCATCAATTATATATTAACATATTATTGTTATAATGTCAAGTACTCTCTTCAAGTTTTTTTATAGCACGATCTAAATAGAAACGTCCCTTTTTTAAATCTTCGACTAATTTATCAGGATTCTTTAGCCCTGCACGAGATATATACTTTATTGTATTGCCAAGATCATACGCCACCTCTCCTTCATAATGTCCCACAATCTCACTAATCATATCAATTACTTCATACTTCCCAGCAGTATAATGACTGGGATGATTTACCACATCTTCATTAGTGTTCATAATATTTAACACAACCTCTTTTCTTATTTGATTTTATATATGTCACGTATTTAATACAATTTCTGTGACACTCTGCAGATCTATTCTTACAATTCTTACACGGCGACGTAGCCGCCGCACGCTTACTAACCCGCATTATTCAGCCTCGGTGATCTTTTCAAACTCGCCAGCTTCATCAAACTCTATGGCAATCTTATTACCATAAGCATTGAGAACAAAATAATGTTTGTCATCATGAGGTATAATATCATTTTCATATCCTACTCGGGTAAGAGCGTCACGGATCCATTCATAATCAGTCTTTTTTAGTAACGTTGCAACTTTAAACATGCAGGATTCACATAATTTAATATACTCTCCCCCAACCTTAATAAGATCCTCTCCGACATCCTTTCCGTAATATTCATATTCTTTACCACATCTATCACATTTACACTTCATTATTAGCTTTCTACCTCCTTCCTTGTTTCTTCTTTTCTCTTTTGTCTGGCACGCTTACGATTCTTACGCTTCCACCACGCCCAGCCTTCAGGATGGTTAACCGCAGAACAGCACCAACGCTTTATAAAGTTATCCTGAAATACTCTTTTCTTATCAAGGCTACGTTTACTCATTAAAATAAATCCTCATCTTCTTTATCTTTTTTAACAAACGTTGCGCAATAATCTTTATAATACGGACATCTTCTATTATGTCCGCACAATGATGAACAGAAATAACTATCCTTTGCTACATCTTTAGGTGGATAATTCTTCTCGTCCTGACCACGATCTTTAAACGATTGGATTTGATTTGTTACATAGTCAAGTGTCTCGTCAATTATTTCCTGAGTGTAATCGTAATATCTAACATACTGTTCGACTTCAAACTGGTCTCTTAACTCCTTAGGAAGCCCATCAAGAGAGTTTTCTTCGACAGCCTTACTGACTAACATATCCAATTCAAATTCATCAATGTCGACTGCCACAGAAGGGTTGAGAAGATATGGACGGATCTGTGATACATAGTTACGCCACTCGCAAACCTTTTCTTTGATCTTACCATTCTTCTGTTTCCACTTGACTACACAATACTTGAGCATTACCCATGCTAGATCTCTAACTTTATATCCCTCTTGTTCAAGAGCCTGAGCATAAAGAACCAACTGTCTACCAGCCTCAATAAGATGGTCTCCAACGAATTGAGAACTTGTCTTCCAGTCATATACACTTACGGTTCCGTCATCATTAATCTTGAGCAGATCTATGTAGCCTTGCACATAATCATCTTCGGGAGTCCTATATATAACCAACTGCTCTGTTTTAAACTCACCTTCGGGAGCCTTGAAGTGATCGCAGAAGGTAGTCATGTTGGCTATCCAATTATCTCTGATAGCAGTGCCGCCATTTCTATCCTTAGGAAAATCAACGCCGCTGATCTCCATATTATCTATACCGTCATTGAGTTTATTAGTAAGTAACCCAGCCGTTAACGCTGGTGTTGCCACGCCCTTATCAATAATATACTGGAGCGTATCGTGCATTATAGATCCAAGTGCAGCCCATACATTATTGTCTCCCCTATCTCCAAGAACGTACGTTATGTACGCTGCATAGGGGCACTGATTAAGACTATTCAGTCTTGATATGGAATATATATTCTTGCCCTGCTCTTTTAATTCTTCAAGGCGAGATTCCTTAGCCCTCTCCATTTAATACCTTCTCCTTCTTTATAATCTCAACAGGATAACCACTTATTTTATCCCTTACAATCTCGTAATCATACTTTTCAGGTTTGTAATGAAAGTAATCTAGATGTCTTTCGTTAATGTCTCGCAGATATGAAAGTGTGGATTTTGCCGATACGCCTATTGCTTCTCCTAAAAAATCATCTGATAAAATATGCTCTTCAATTTCAATCATTTCTTCAATGTTATTTTTATGCATAGCATCGATATAATCTATTCCAATCTGTTTAATATATGCAGTAATAAGATTAAAACACCCAACCTTACTTAACTTCATTCTCTACCTCCTGAAAATAAACACTATCTTTAAGTGCCTTTGTAATAAGATCCCCATAGTAAATTCTATTAACTGATTCATCACCCATAATTTTTGAATATGGGCCTTCATCCCAAGGCTGTGCTGGATAATAAATACATATTCTAGGTGCTTTGCGTTTTTTAAAGTCTTCTTTACAGAAGGGAGAATTGCCGTGATATGTCCAATCATCGCTAGGTTCTGTTACAACCATGTCATAGGGGTAAAAAATATCAATAATTTTTTCTACATATTCTCTATATACAGTTCCCGCATTGTGTTCATACGGACGATCACCCCAGTCGTCGCCCCAATACTCTTTTAAAAGTGTTTCGTCCTTAGCAAGATAATAACGTACTGTATTGCCCTTTATATTTATGTCAACTATCTTATAATCTTTTAACTCTTTTTTAGTCATGCTGCACCTACTTTCACTATAGAGTTCTTACACATTTGTTCAAATACATATCTTCCATGATCGGAAGGACTGTCTTTTGATCCTTTATTGAGATAATAATTATTCCGATCAAAAAGATAATACACATTATTATTCATCATGTGATTATTGACTTTAAGTTTTTCTGCCTCAAATCTTATCTCGTCTTCAGATATTCCTTCATCATACGCTATTATAATGTTCTTCACCCCCAGACTTTTTATATAATGTGCCTGTACGGTGCTTAAACAATGTCCGCTAACGCCCAATCCAATGCCTGATCCGAAACTATATAACTGCTGAACCCCCTTCTCTGCTTCCAATAAAACAAGATTATTTTTATTAATGATATTGTAATAGTTCATCGAATATCCATATACAACATTGTTTTTAGGATAGGGTAAAGAAGCATAATATCTATGGTCTTTATCACAGAAAGGATCGTTATTTCTATTTTTACATCCTATTAATTTACCGCCATAATCATGTATGGGGATTGCAATACTATTATCCGAGAGATCCATTCGTACCCCAAACAATTCCTGAGTTTTAAAATCAACACCATCCTTAAAGAATTTCTGTGATAATGCATTGGCTGGGGGTAGGTCAGATTCTGAATAATAGGTAAAATTTAAATCATAATTACCAAATATATCTTTCTTTGCTTGCTTATAAAAACCGTCAAACGGAAGTCTAATCCTAATGTCATCTTTATATCCTACCCATTTGGCTATTTTATCCAACGCACTAGGAAAACTACAATCCATTTCATCCATTACCAGCGTGAAAAGATTACCCGATTTATTTCTTGTCATCATTTTATAATTCAGACTATCAAGCCATATCAGTAATCCATTCTTATTATCTCCTCCGATTCTTGGCATTGATAGGTAATTCTGTGTTGGATGGTATTTTATATTTTCGGTTTCTATGCCTATTTTCTCAAGCACGGTAACTATTTCGTCTTCTTTACCTCTCAAATATTCTTTGAGACTTACGGCGTCGATCATTAATCATCACTCCTCCTCAAAGAAAAATACATTCTTAATGCTTTAATAAGTTCATCTATTTCTTCTTTAGTAGTTTGTTCACTTATTGAAATACGGATGGACGCTTCCGCCTGATCATCCGTTAATCCTATAGCCTTAAGCACATGAGAAGGTTCCTCGTCATGTGTTGTGCATGCACTACCAGACGATACGTAAATTCCGTTGTTAGACAGGAACTCAACAATCTCTTCACCACGCTGGTTCATAAAACATATATTACAATTGCCCATGTAATGATCTGTAATGACATAGTTGTATGCAAAGTGAAATCCGCTATGATCAAGTTCATCACAAAGATAACTTTTAATGTCTGCAATGTGTCTAAGATTATCGTCCATATGATCTGTCATATGCTGAAGCGCTGCGGCCATAGCCATAATTCCACACACATTCTCTGTACCAGATCTAAGACCGCGTTCCTGTCCACCTCCATTTACAAGTGGAAAGAGTCTTAATCCTTTACGCATGTATAAGAAGCCCACACCTTTAGGAGCTCCAAATTTATGTCCGCTTGCTGTTGCAAAGTCAACGCCTAACTCATGCACATTTATAGGCATATGTCCTACCGCCTGAGTCATATCTGTATGAAATAATGCATCATATTCGTGTGTTATTTTGGCAAGTTCTTTAATGGGCTGAATTGTCCCTATCTCATTATTAATAGCCATAACAGATACAAGATCACCCTTGTCGATCGCACCTTTTAAATCGTCTGGATCAACATGTCCTGTGGGATCTACATGTAATATATATGAATTACCATTAACAAGATTAAGTACTGAATGATGCTCGATATTACTTGTAACAAGTCTACCATTAGTACAATGCAGTAATCCACGTATTACAATATTATTGCCTTCTGTTGCTCCACTGGTAAAGAATATTTCTTCAGGATCTGCTCCAATGCATTCTGCTATAATACCACGAGCCATTTCAATATCAGATCTAACTTCACGCGCGCCCTGATAAGCGGCTGATGGATTATAATAAATATCCATGTACTTATTTACCGCATCTTTTGCACATTGTAATACAGGCGTTGTTGCCGCATAATCAAGATAAACTAAATTCATATATACTACCTCCCATCAAAGAGCATACTAACACACATTTGTTACTTTGTCAAGTTAATGATTGCGTGAAAAATTATCAAACGATATATCTATCCAGCCAATCTCTTTCATTCTCATAAACGCCATATCAAATTGTACACATATCTGTGGTTCAACTTCTCCCGATCTATTCTTAGGTACAAAAATGATTATATAATGCTTCTCGGGATCAAGATCAAGCAATACTTTAATCTTCTTGCCATCTTCTGTTGTTCTATAATTATACGGATGCAAATTCTCGTATTCATTATTAAACACAGGACGGAACATTATACATGCATGACATGTTTCTGCAATGCCTCTTGACTTACCAATTGAACTGAGATCCAAATACTTTCTTGTGAGTGAGTCAGGTGCCAGCTGAAATGTACATACAAGTGCCACCTTAGTCTTCTTAGCCATTTGAAAAAGAGTTTCGGCACAGGCGTTAAATTCTGCCCATGCCCTGTCTGAAGCGCCGTCTGCAGGTTTAAGTACATCATAGATCACAATGGGATAACCAATCTTAGAATACTTGGTAATAATCTTACGCACTGCCGCCGTATTATAATCCTGAAGTTCTACAAACCTTACATGACCCTTAAGGTTTTTAAGCCAATCAGCTGCTTTCTTTAGTTCTGCTTTCTGTTCAGGTGTAAAGTGTCCACGAGAAATCTTTTTTCTATTAAGACCACAACCCTTAAACTCTGAGTTATTAAATAGCGCATATGTGAGCATGAGTTGTCTATATTCTTTACAAGTCTGCTCGTTACTAATTACAAGAACATTCCTACCCTCTTCAAGATTCTTCATGATAAATATAGGTACCGATCCACTGGTCTTTCCTTGTCCGATAGGCGCACCCAAAAGCGTCATTGTTCCAGCGTGTAGTCCGCCCAGCATATAATTGAGAGTGTTAAGACCAAGTGGATATCCCTGCTCTGCACCTTCATCAAGTTCATCGATAAACTTATCATTGTCCTCATTAACATCTTCGGAATAGATCTTATCTACGCCATCAACCATGCTATCACTTATTTGATACTCAATGTAATCATAGCACTCTTCAGCGCTCATAGCCTTATACTTATTCATGTCGCGAAGAATATCAAAACCTTTAAGGTATAACTTGGTGAGGAAGTTATTTTTAGCAAGATTATCATAGTACGAATCTATATTGTTTTCATTAACAAGCCCCATCATTTCATGAAGTGTGGATAATCCGCCGTATTCATCAAAACGTTTCTTAACTGTATTTTTATTAGATAGATAGGTTATGATTGCCATATCATCAAACGATTCATAACCATTCTTAGCCATGCCGAGGGCAAGATTGTAATAAAATTGCCCAGCATCTGTTATTATATCTTCACCCGCAGTAAGCTTATTTTTATAGTCCGCAATTAGTTCGGGATCCTTGTAGAAACTTATTACGAAATTACATTCAATTTCCTGTCGTCCCTCAGTAAGTTCTGAGGGCAATTCTTTTATATCAATCATTCAACCACTCCTTTATAAAAATCTAGATATATCGTGTATATTGCCAGTATTTGCTGGAGTTACTATGGATTCAACTTCTTCTGTGGTTGCTACTGATCTACTAATATGTTGTTGCTTGATTTTATTTTGTTGTTTTTTATACACGTCATTAATACTGTTTGTAATAATTGCCATGATATAAGATGTTTTATTGTATTCAGAAGTAAAATCCTTATTACTAATAGAATTAATTATGACTTGCCTTTTTTCAATTATGGTATTGAATACCACTTCAAACCCATATGATTCATATTCCTTAAGTTTCTTAGCTACAATTGTAGGGAACTTTTGACCTCTGGTATATCCCATAATATTCCCTATTTCTTCGAGGCATTTTTGACGGTATACTTTCTCCTTTTCAAGATGCTCGAAGGCTCCTTGTGACGTGTAATATTTACCGTCTGGAGCCTTCCACGCATCTGATTTTGAGACAAGTATTCCAGTATCCTGACACTTAACTTGTCTCATATTATTCTCACTTTCTCTTTACTGCATCTCTATTGACGAGTGAGATAGTTACACTCTTATCGTCTTCAACAATGGTTGAGAAAACATCCCTATTGAGAACGCCATAGGTTACATCGTTCTTTATTCCCCTGTCGACGATAATAGTATCGCCATCCTTAACAGTAATCTTCTGTTCCTTGTCCCTGAGTACTCTCAGCTGCTCGTTCAGTTTCATAATTATTTTCTCCTTTTATAATCTTTGCTCCCCAACTTGCATTGTATCCGATATCTTTGATTGCTTGTTTATATATCTTCAACTCGTCAGGTGTTCTAACTTTTGTCATTATTACCCCGCTCTCTAGCGTAACGTTTACCCCACGAGCCAGCAGTTTTTCAACTGCCAGCTCTTTATAGGATTTTTCTTTAACGTATTTCTTAGCCTCAACGGGTTCAACTATTTTCTTTTTTGTTGCCATTATGCCACTCCAAGAATCTGCGCTGCTTCTTCAAGCTGATCAAGGGAGAATGCATCCTTATCCTTGAAGTTCTTAAGACCATTATCCTTCAAGAATGCAACAATCTTAGCCTTGGTGTCGCTATCCATACTGAGTGCCGCATTCTTAATCTTCTCGTAAAGTTCATCAGATTTTTCAGCATTAGCTTCAGCATTCTTCTTATTTTCTGAATACTCCTTAGCTGCTTTTTCCTTTGCGTCATCTCTTGCTTTTTGCTCTTTCTTGATCTGAGCGTCAGTCTTGCCGCCTTTATGCTTTTCCTTGTCGATAGCATCCTGCATAGCATTAATGAACTCATCAGAATCAAATGCAATTCTATCAACAATATCTGCAAAACGAGATCCAGAATCAACAGAATAAGTATCGTCTCTAAAGGAAATAACACGGCTTTCTTTTACAGCCTTGTTAATTTCAATATCCTTTTTAGTTATAACATTCTGTCTGCCAGTTTTCTCTTTGACAATTTCTCTGTCAATATAAGCAAGTGCAACAAAGTGCATCTTGTTCTTAATAGCATTAAAGTATCTCTGAGTAGTATCAGCGGTCAACTTAGAAAAGGTTTCCTGAGTAACAGGATCAGTAATATCACTTCTCTTAACGTGACCAATAATGATAGAATTAACGCCTACCTTTTTAAGTTCCCAGATAGCGTCAAGAATAAGATTGGTTGCATAATCCTGACCCTTTCCAAAGCCACCCCATGCACCGTTAATTGTGTCAACTTTCTTATCTGGATGTGCCTTATTATACTGACGAATAGATTCATTCTCTGCAAGAATAATAAGCTCATCAAGTGTATCAAAGATTACGGTCTTAAGGCTCTTATAATCGGATTCCTTATTCTCAACGATATCGTCTATAACTTCAGAGAGTTTTGACCAGTCCTCAATAGTTTCAGATACAAGTCCTTCAATTGCTGAGGATCCTTCTTCACGACCAATATCAAAATGTATATATCCATCATCGCCTACAAGCTTTTCACACATCTGTTTAGCAATGGTGGTCTTACCAATTTTAGACTCACCAAGAATACAGATATTATAGTCAAGAGGATTGGTGCTAATCTCCATCTTCTTTCCAAATTTACCCATTTCTTTTCTCCTTTTTAATCTCGTGGGGCAGTTACGCCACACATTGTTATACTGTCAAGTTAGTTGAAGAGATCAAGATCATCATCTTCTTCCTCATCATCATCGTCTTTTGTTTCAGCGTTCTTCTCAGTAGGCTTATTTATAAAAACATCTTCCTCGTTCTCAGGCTCAGCGGGGATATAAATCTCGTCTTCAAATTCTGAAAGTGTATCGTCGATTTCTATACAGCCGTCTGCGTAGTCATCCCTGAGATCAAAGTCTACGAGTTTATACTCAACTTTTCTGTCTCCATAAATCTTACCCTTAGGTCTGAAGTCGTCAAGAGTCTTGAGGCCCAGATCAATAGCAGTTCTCTGGTTCTCAGTAAGCTCTTTTTCATCAAAAGCAATCTCTTCCTGTCCGTTGGTATAAGAAATGATTACTGCAATCTTGTAAACCTTTTTAGCCTTAAGATTATTCTTAATGCTATCTCCGTCAAGAGCAAGCCCAATCTGAGCAAGTCTATAGTTTACAAGGCTCACATGCTTATCATTGTCAAAGTCGATCTTTGAACAATCAAAGATAAGCTGGCGAGGTACATACATCTGCTTCTTTTCAGATGATACATACTCTTTGGTATAACCGTCAATGATAAGCTTCTTTTCTTTCTTCCACTCAGAAGTATCCATGCTATCCTTGGTAAAGAAGAAGTCACCCAAAATATTTAATCCATTTTTAACTGAATCTTCAGCTACAAAAATACTTGAGATTACAAATCTATCTCTTGCGGCGCCGTTATAAAAGTCTTTCTGAACCTGACCAGTAATAGTAACCTTCTTCTTGTCAAGTTCGAAGATGTGATCAATAATAAAATCTGCCACATCCTTACTTGCTATGAACTCCTTTCTGCCTTCCTCAGTGAAGTTCAGTACATTCTTGGAACGAACGGTCTTAAGGACTCCCTCGCTCTCACGATCATCCCAATCGATATCAATCTTCTTTCCGTCTGTGTCGAATGTGTGGATAGGATCCTGCTTCATACCGAAGCATTCAACATATCCTCTGTTGTTGGCTGAGGACGCTACTGACAGCGAGACGCTGCTGTAGGGCTGTCCATTCTTTGCTGTACCGCTACGATTGTAATAACCCTTCTTACTCTCGTCGGTTTCTGCATGAGCATTTCCTGTGAACTTAAATCTCATAATTCTCTCTGTCCTTTCTTTGTAATAATGTTAATTTGATTGTGCCCATCTGGGCGACATAATTATAATAACACATTATTGTATTTATGTCAAGTAGTATCCCTAACAAAAATATACAATTTTGTGTTATCATCCTCGTCTTTTATCTCAAACAATATTTCATCATCCTCGTAAATTTCATAAATATTATCAGTAGGCTTAACTGTAATAGACGCTTCAGTACTGATATCTTCTATCTCTCCGCCAATTAAAACATGATCAGCATGCATATCCATTTTGAAAAATCCAGTACTCACAAAAAGATTTTTATATAATACCTTAGTTAAAAAATTATTATAAGAGATCATTGTTTTACACATATAATATCCTCCGTTATTGTGTCATCAAAACATCTGTTCGATTATAATACCATCGAACCACAAAAATGTCAAGCCTGTTCAAAATGCGATGAATACTGAAGAATCCAAGATCCGAGATCATATACAGTATTATATCTGTATTCCAATTCGTCTTTATGTTTTTTATAAACAGTACGAATATCATTACATTCATCTTGTTTCATGTAGTGTTTAATAGCATCTATTCGTCCAGACTCCATTAATAGTCCACGTCTATAAGGTTGCTCGTCGCTTCTGGTCAAACGTGCAAGTCTATTCATCATGCGTCTACGAAGTATTGCGTCATTTTCTACTGATGTATTCCACATAGCCTTAATTACTCGCGGATCATCAACTGCAAAACTCTTATCCTTAGGGGTGCTATCACTTTCAGTATTAACAAACGGATGATAATCAAATTCATCGATAGAATTATAAGCAAAATGAATTAATTCATCAGACACTTCTAACACTCTTCCGCTGCCCTTAAGATTAAGTTTGTTGCCGTCTATATCTTCTGATGTGATATTCCAAAAATCACTCATTCCTGTGCCCATTAAACCTTCAAATAAGCCCAAGACAAGAAACTTATCGCTTACATTAAAGAATCCTTCAATATTAGCCAGAAGCTGCTTGCGAGTAAATATACCAGTCTTAGCAAGGGCCGTATTAACACACGACATAAGTGTCTTTACCGACAACTCATCATAATGATTCTGGCTATCAGCTACAAGATTATGTCTTAAGCACCATTCTGTATAATTGGACAACATGGTATTAAGAACTTTAAGAGTAGAATACGATGTGTAAAATTGCATCTTGTAAAACGTAATAATATCAGCCGTATTCCAATCACGCATATCTTTTTTAATTAATATTTCCGTTTCTTCGGCTCGATCAAATACACGCTCCATATACTCGACGATATTTGAATTTGTTTGTGCTGCTGACTGAATAAATTCCTCTTTTATTTCTTTGTTAAACATAATAGCCACCCCCTCTCTGTTAAATCTTATTTAATATTTTGATTTGCGCTGTTATTTTACGTGGTGAAGGAATAAATAATTCTTTATGATCCTTTTCTATTTTTTCAACACTATCATTTATCCAGCCTGTATCTCGCATCTCACGTGCGGCAAATAAGAATGTGACAAGATAAATATACGACCAAGGTTTAGAAAGAATCTTTGGATTCTCATCAGTTAATTCATTTATCCTGTTTAGTATATCCTTTCTTGTTTGAATCCAATTATCTTGAGCGTTCTTATCTTTAAACCAAAGAGCATCAATACACGCTGATAACCATGATGCATTTACTATTCCACCATTACGCGAAATCAAACCGTTAAGATTTGAGGTAGTGGATATATTGAGAAAATCAGCAACCTTAGTACCAAATAAAGTTTGATTATATGTGTCGCTGTCAATTCTGCGCATTTTTGTTTTCTGATCTTCTTGCCATATCATCTGCAAAGCTTTATTATCAGGGAAATTTGTAATGCGCAGCTCCATGGGGTAATCAAATATATCATCCGTGTTCATTATGTCGCACATGGCAACAAAGCGGTGATAACCATCTGTAATATCAAAGGCTTTAATCTCTTTGATAACAATTTCTTTTTTATCTTCATCATACTTAAAAATGGTTTCTTCTTCGGGTAGATTAAGAGTAATTGTGTTTGGTATATACACACCAGATAAATATAATTCTTTAATCTTTTTGACAGCATTTTTATTAAGAGCTATTCGGAAATATTCCGCATCGCCTTTAATAACATGTTTCATTGTACGCTGTGCATTTTTATTATAATTAATTAAATCCGCATTTTTTAACTCCAATAATTTTCTTGCAGTAATTGATCCAATCCATTGATCATCGGATACTTGAATAACTGGAATATGAATTGGGAAGGTGACTCCAGTTGATTCATATCTCATTGTCTTATAAACATCAATTTCTTTCTTGTCATAATATTGTGGAACTAAATGTGGCAACAACTTATCGCAGAAACAATAGATTATAAATTCAGATTCAAATACCAGATCCTTAGTTAAACAAAATATATCTCTTGCCACATCAATTGGAATACCGTGCGCGTCATTAAGACTGGTACATATATTTGTTACCTCCTTTTTATATGAGAACGTATTAGTGGTAATTTTTTTTGTTAACTCAGTCGTTAACCTCTTACACAACTCCTCTTTTCCTCTCATATGAGCTCCTCTCTCCGCATTAGCGGAACAAAATGAAAAAGTCTTATTATTATATAGTTATCGCGTAACATCACATTTTTATTATTACTATTTGCTGAATTGATTTAATGTTTAATAGATGATTTGTTATTATGTATTATCACTACTTGTTTAAATCATTTATCTTATTATTATCTATAACCAAGTGTATCACACACGAAGATCAAAATCAAGTACCTTTTAGAATTTTGTCAAGAGATTTTATAAAAAATTAAGAAAACTTTCTTGTGTAGTTGTGTATATAAAAAAAAAGGAAGAGATCAACTCTCTTCCTTAACTTTTTCATATTCACTCATTATATCTCCGCCATGAATTTCCAGCAACACACTGATCACTTCCGCTATTGTAGTTCCAAGACGACTAGACATGCGAATTAATTCGGTTGCATCTTCATTATATACTTCAATTTTTATCATACCATACCTCCATTTTGATGGTAAATTTTATCAATCTTACCATTATTTTGATAGGTTACGAACAATTACTAGGCAAACAATCAATAAGACTGCGACGATCTTAATTGTTGTTTCGGTTCCACTTGTCCATGTTGTCATTACGTTAGTTTCTATCACCTATATTTGTTCCTTTCTTCTGAAATATAAACCAATAGTCGCTACCCTGTCGATCACGATTATAGTAAAAGATAATTAACTGATTGGGATCAGAGGTGGTACTGTAGAATAATCTTTCCTTATGCCCCTTATCTTTTGTAATGTGTTTTGTCAAGAGCTCTTTGGCAAAATCATCAACTTCTTGTTGTGTCATACCCCAGATCCCAGCACCCCATGCATCAATCCAATTCGCATAAGATAATTGTTCTTCGCTACCTCTATATCTTTCCCACACTTCACACTTTTCGCATTGACAATCTTCGCATCTCTCACATTCAGGAGCCATAGAATCGTACCAGTGCTCAGTGATCTCATGTGCGTAGTATTTACGAAGCACTTTACCAATGGCAAAGTTTACTGGCTTAAGTGGGAAAAACCCATTCTCCTCCGCTTTTATAAGTTTCAAGTCTAATTCTCTCAACATTTTCTATCTCCTCTAAAAGTTTAAGATAATCATGATCTCGAGCATCAATATCGTCATATTCAAGGCGAACATTTTTACCGTTATAATAACCGATATCTATGGCATAAGATATATTAGAAAGACAAGTTGTCCTCATACTAATATTCGTTATCATATCCAACATTCCTATACATGTGCATCCTGTATTTCTGCCTTTAAACATATCAGCCTCCCATTGCGGCACGCGTGCCACGACGTTCCCAACGCTTATTCTTACCACTCAGCATATCTCTAACTACAGATTCAACCTCGTCACCATATCGATCACGAAGTTCGAGTACATCCTCCTCTGTAAGAGATCCAATGGTAACCTCACTCATTTTCTCTATATGATTAGTGACAGTAGATATTATTACATCTGGACTATAATCATCTATGACTTTTTTAAAAGCATCTGACCAACAATAAACGCCGCGGGTTGGAATATGAAAACCTATGTGATCAAAATCTTTCACCTCATCGGTATTATCATAAAGATATTTGATAGCAGCGAGCATACATTCAGCTCCACGATTAAACTCTTCTGTTCTTGCCATAAGACACCTCTCCTTTTACAAAACGGGTAATCTTGCGTAACTGGGTATAATTGTCTATACGACCACCACACATGAACTCCATATACTCACGATCCTCAAGATAAGTACGCTTCTTTTTGGCTTGTCGTTTATTCATAATTATTTCCTCCATGGACATTCAAGTTCCGAAATTCTTTTTTGTAACTGGTAATTCTCAAGTCTAAGCTTCTTATTATCCTCACATAGAGACTCAATTATGTTACACTCAGCACACGTTTTCTCTGACTTATCAATTCGATCCAGATATTTTTCGAGCAGTTCGTCGTATTGTTTTTTAAGCACCTTATAGTCAGTTTGCTTTTCTATTAATGCATTACACACACAATTAAAAGTCTGATCAATTTCCGACAAACTTTTATTAAGGGGAAATCCTCCTGCATTATTCACCATATATTACCTCCGTCCAGCAGTACCACAAGATGCTGCTAAGGATCCACTGCACTATTGTTATTATGACAAGTATTGTCGCCACTGGCCTGTTGTTTTGTATTGCCATCACTGTAACCATTGGTAGTAAAATCAGCATAGCATTGAATGTAAGTGAACCTATTGCTTTAAAAATATTATTCATAATATTACCTCCCGCGTAAAATAATATATCACACATATATTATAATATCAAGTAGATTCATCAATGTTCTCGCCAGCGCTCAGATAGTGCTGGATCTTATTGACTGCAATCTCTGCCTGTACTGCGTCTTGCTCGTTATCCACCTTGATCTCGGATGCCACAGCATCGGGCGTAATAACTGAGGGTGGTTTGAGTATTACTGACAATAAACTGGTTATTGGATTAATCATGATATATGCCTCCTTCTTTTAACCATCTCTTAAGCTCACATCCACATTCCTCACAAAGTTCAATGCGATCTTCTGATATGCTCCAGCCCATAATAGCGTATTTAGTTTTACGCATATAAATTTTAGCTGGTTGTTTTACTTCTTTTCCACACCGATCACATATAACTATTTCTTTAATCATGATCCTGTCCTCCTATCTTCTGTTGGTATTGGCATATGAGGACGAACCGTATTAACGTCCACATCTCTGATCCAAATAACGTCCCCACTTTTTAGCTTAATTTTATATATATCAAAATCATTGCCATGAGCCATATATAATATACTTCCATTTACAGTTATATCGTCATTAATTTCCATTAATTTCATATCTCCTAGTCAAAAGAAACAATTAACATATCAGACAGATCCGAAACTGACATCATTTATTCCACCCTCTATATATTTGTCAATAATTTTTATTACATCTCTTATATTAATTTCGCCTACAAGCAGATCATCACTGCCTATGCTAACTACATCACAAAGTCCAGCTCTTATAATCTCGTCTCTTACTTTAATGAGAATTTCTCTTTCTCCGTCTTTCTTACCTTTCAGATATCCAATATTAAGTAGATTATGTTTTATCACTTGGGTTATCCTCTCTTTCTGCCGTAAAATTTGATGTTACAACTGACTTTATAATCCTTACCACATTCCACACATCTAATGGTGATATCACTACTGCCTGTACCTATTGCCATTGATACTAACCTTGATGTGTCATAGTCGCCTACTCGATATTCTTTTTCTTTGCCGCAATACGGGCATTTTGGCATTGTTATTTTTCTACTCATGTTTCACCTCTCATATCTGCCCCGCAATTGAAGCAATATTTGAAAATCTTTGCGTGGTCGTCTATGCTCCAATACTGACCGCATTTAGAACATTTGATATGGTAGTAACCATTTTCAAAGTTCTTAAATCTTATCCACTCTCCCTTGTTCTCTACAGACGGAATCTCACTCACAATTTCTTCTGCACGTACATATCCAAGACTCTCCCCGTACACAATAGTATCTGCTATCGCATCTATAACCGCTTCTCTGTCTATTAAATCACTCATTTACTCACTCCTTATCTGACGTTGATAAACACATAGCCTTTTTCTGATATTATGCACTCGTCCCCTTTTTCAACAAACCCGATTTCATAGGACGTATTTTTGTACGGGTTAAATATCTGAACGATATTATCTTCGGGCATATCGTTTAACTCTTCTTTAAGTTCCTTTACTGTCATTTACTCACCACCTTTCTCCTAATCAATCCTTACTATGTCAACACAAATCTTGCCGTTAACGATTGTTTTGGTGTAAATATAATTTCTTCCTGTATAAGGACAATGAATTATGACAAATCTATTTTTCATTTACTTACCTCGCTTTCTGCCTTATAGGGTTCGGGTAAAGGTTGCCACGCTCTCACGTTCTTCATATCCTCATAAGTCCCGTCTTGTAAAAAGTGCGTGACAGGTCTGCCCTTAACGTGATATCCAATCATAATATCATCATCAATGTCGCAGAATAAAACGTATTTTCCATCTTCGGGCAATCTCTCGGAAACAGGAATCCACTCTCCCTTGTTCTCGGATAAATCCGATATAGCCATATCAAGGGCTTCACGTTCTTTTGCTGTCGTTCTATCAAAAGTACCAAATACCAACCCCTTTAAGGTATCAATCATTTCATCATGTGTCATTTTAGGTGTATCTTGTTCTGCCATTCCTTATTCTCACTTTCTTAATTTGTGAACCACTCAATAGCCTTTAATGATATGTATGTAGTCATTCCAATAAATAAAGTAAAGAAAAGATATAACTTTATAAGCATCACCTATCCTCACTTTCTACTTTGTACTTGTCGATAATCTGCAATATATCAGCTATTTTTCCTATCGGGCTGTATTCTGAAATATCATTTTCTTCGTAGTCATAATCTTCAAACCATTCGCAGATATCATAGTCGCCGTATTTTTCCTCTATCTCTGCCCTTATCTTGCCAAGAGCGTCCTCACTTTCTGCCCTTATATTTCTGAAGATCGGCTTAACATCAAGCATCTGTTCCATAATCTCACGGTCTGTTGCGTTCACTTCTTCATCACAAGCATATCTGCGCATAGCGTGATTGATTATGAGTGCTTCTGCTGGAGTATATTCGGCTTTGATTGCTTTGACGATCTCACCTTGCTTTTCAACGATTAGTTTCATTCCTTATCTTCACTTTCTGCCTTGCCTACATAGTCAAGAATATTTATCGCATCGCCAAGCCCCAGATTATAATATTCTCTGGCTACATCGGTTTCAGCCGCCTTTTTATCTCGTATTATGTCCTTTACATCATCAAGTGGAGTGCCTTTGGCTACGGCAGAATAGATAACACTCATAAGAGTTTTGCCACTTCTTTGCGAAGATATTATTTCTTTGGTTTTTGATAACGCTTCGTAGTAGTCTTTGGGTATCTCTATAATTAGTTTTACTGTATCGCTCATTCACTCACTCCTTTGCAACTCCAATAATTTCGCACATCTTGAAAAAGCCGATGATCTGCATACCATGTTTGAAGTTGACGTATTCATTATCCTTGGATATTTCAAAGGAATCGGCATTAACAGTTATTTCTGTTTCTTCTTCATCATCAAGATAAATCGTGTATGTGTTCATTCTTCACCGCCTTTCTGATAAGGTGCGTTCCACCAATCCTCACCAAAAAACCATATTAGTTGTTCTTTGTTTAGATTCGGGCATAACGTTATCATTACTTCTCCGTTTGTCATTCTGTCAAGCAATGTACCTTTCGATATGTAGTAATCTATTTTATGAGCATCATATCCCATCATCCATCGCTGTTTAGCACATTCATAGTCTAACTCAGGAAGATCAATTATCAGTTTCATTCACTCACCTCTCAATCTCTTTGCTCTTAACACTTCCTTGTCAGTCTCCTTGGCGTCACGTCCATCGCAGCACTTTACACATTGCACTCTCCATCCGCCTTGATGTCTTTCAAAGAATCCAAAACCAACAGGCACATGGCAACCGCATTTATAACAAGTTCCAGCATATCTATTTCTCATTTGTTATACCCCTAATAAATAAAGAGAAGTGGGACTCACTTCTCTTATATATTATCATTTATATGTTATTTTGTCAAGTTAATGTCCAAAATACAGCAGAAATTTTTGAACCACCCATCAGCTAAAACTAATAGGATTCCTGCTTCTCTGTGCGGTTGCACTCCGAAGCCTGTCCTACGGACAGGAGTAGAAGCGACTTACATACACTCCACAGGCGTAACTTCCCGTAGTCCCTACGGTAGTTTATGGGGAAATTAGGCAACCTTATTCCTAATTTCTAAAGCCTTATTTAAAATATTGATAGCAGCATTTTCATCTCTATCGTGGTAAGTACCACAGACTGGACAAGTCCATTCTCTAACAAGAAGATTTTTAGTTTCCTTGTTTTGATAGCCACAACAGTTGCAAAGTTGGCTACTTGCATAGAACCTTGGTACTTTAATGATCTCTGTACCATACAAAGGTGCTTTGTATTTGAGCATGGATACAAACTTTGACCACGATACATCGTAAATGGATTTTGCTAACTTATGATTACGAACCATTCCTCTAATATTTAAGTCTTCTAAACCTATGATTTGGTTTTCTTTCACAAGTTTGGTTGACTCTTTTTGTAAGAAGTCGTTTCTTTGGTTAGCAATATGTTCTTGTATTTTTGCTACCTTGATACGCTGTCTTTGGATATTTTTACATTCTGATAGCGGTTTATCATATACAGGATGTCTATAACCTTTAATGATTTTATACTCTACAATATGACTTTCTATCATTTTAGAAAGTTTCCGTTGCTCTTTACGGAGTTTAGCTATAGATTTAGCAATCCATTTATGGTTAGGACATTTGTAACCATTGCTATCGGTATAGAAATCCTTAATACCAAGGTCAATACCTACCATACAACCATCATTGGTATACGTAGGTGTTTTTACTTCGATATTAAGAACACAGTAATATTTATCACTTGGTAGTTGTTCTATCGTAGCATTATTAATTTTAGCAGAGGTGAGGTCGTATGAGCATTTAGCCTTTACATAGCCTAATTTAGGCAACTTAATATGCTTGCCATCCAAAGTAACACAAATACTATTATTTACATTTTGAGTACGATAATTGCGTAAAGGATTATGCTTTGACTTAAATTTAGGATATCCTGTCTTTGTACGGAAAAAGTTCTTATATGCTTTATCTAAATCCCGTAAGGATTGTTGTAAAGATACGGAGTCTACTTCCTTTAAAAAAGAGAAATCATCCTCTTTCTTTAAAGCCGTAAGCATAGCGCTGGTTTCCTTATAACCAATAGATTCCTTTGTAGACTCATAGGTATCTTTACGCAAAGCAAGACCTTTATTGTAAATAAGCCTACAACAGCCAAAGGTTTTCGATATTAACTTTTTCTGCGTTTTATTAGGATATATCCTAATACGAACACCTTTAAGCATAATTATCGCTCCTTATCCTCCACAATTTTAAACTTTACGCTCTGATCAGTGATTATGCGATATAGATCCTCTGCTCTTTTACCAACATACATGCGTAGCATGGTTATATCATTGTCACATTTTCTTGCTATTGCAATGGCTGGCATATCCTTTGAATTATTATCATAAGTTACAATGAGTTTATCTTCCATCACGATACCTCTCTTTCTGACCATATCTTAGCTCCGCAGCATGCGCACTTAACGTATGGACTATGTTCGTCTCCATCTAATAAACCACCACAGTTTGGGCAATTTGTTTTGTGAATATAAACTATATCACGATGATAAGATGCACAATCTATGGTGTTATAAACTGGATTATAACCTATATAAGCGACTGACGTAAGTTTATTGTGATGGTCTAATGTATTAGACATGTCTGTGACTAATTCTTGCAATTTATTCATCTCAATATAATCTTCGCATTTCATAATTTATTTCTCCCTTACTCTTCGTCATAAACGACCATTGCTGAAATGTAAATTATTTTATACATTACCTTACATTACTTTTTTTTGTAATGTAAACTATTTTGGTTTACAAATTATACACAATACAAACAAATATAATTAGGATCAACTCCATACCCTGTAGTTCGTTCATAATCATTATAAGATGTTAATTCTTGAAAGCGCTGAGTAAATACTATTACTCTAGTTTCAGGATTATACCAAACTCCATTCATTTCTGCCAAACCGCAATCCCAGCCACTAAGCGTTACATCAGACGGTATATTATTATCAGCGCATATTTTATTTAACTTTTCTAATGTCATTCTGTTTCTCCTCAAAAAATATAATGTTTAGTATGATATACACTAACGTCCATAATGTTTAATATATTAGACATTACCTTCTTCCTCAGTTCTTTTACATTGTGTACCATGCATCAGCCTCCAGTTCAAGTTTACTTCTATCGATAATGTAACACATTCCCTTCTCTATAACTGCATCAGTATAAATAATAAATCCCTTCTTTTTATATTCCTCAAAAAGTTGTTCATCTTCAGGATTACAACAAATTACATAAGGTCTAAGCAATACATCCAGCTTGTGCATATCGGCAAGATTTATTTGAGTAGTACAAGAGCCAGAAAATGTGCGTGCGTCATAAAATGTATGACAAATTTTATCATTAATTTCTGGCGTAAGATCTTCTTCTTTAAGAACACCCAATGTGTGATAAGAATTACCATCTTCGGATCTGAAATATAAGAGACCTTCCATTTCTTTTTCTCCCATTATATTAATTCCTCCATTGCTCTGAACGCAGCCACCTTATCGCACGCTATCTTGCGGCATTGAGCTTCGCTTCTGTCGTTGGCGAATATCGTCACGCTATATCCATTTTTGCCTACGTAAACCTTTCCGTTTTCGCGCCACTGAATTTTTAATTTAGGGCTAGGATCTTCTTCTTTGAGGTGACCCTTTTTATCAAAGAAATACAAATATCCAATCTGATCCCTTTCCTTTTGCATATTTATAACGCATTGCATGGTATCCCACTCTTCATATTCATAAGTATGCCAACCGTAGTCATACTTATTATGCAGCTCGCAATACTTATCGGCCATATTCTCGTCGGCAAATATCGCGTCAACTGTATAATCACTATACTCGCCATGGTGTACTAAGTATACTTTCATTTTTAATCCTCCTATTTATTTCCACACATTATATCCGCAACAAGGACATGTGCACATATAAGTTCCTTCGCCCTTTTGCTGGGCTATCTGAGGTGTGTAGTCCCACTCGGTTCTATCAGCCACAAATATACAGCCGCATCGGTCACACTCAAATTCTACGCCGCTATTGGCTTTGTTTGGATCACCTTGCTTAATTATCTTCATTTAATATCTCCCTCCGGCATAATACCTTTCGATAGCTTCCATTCCTTCTTCATATCCTTTTTCATAAGCCTCGCGCTTTATCTTATGGATATCAATTTCTTTTTGATCCTTAGGTATGCGCTCGCACCATGTAAATTTAAACTCGTAATCAATCATTTCATAATAAGGTTCCATAGTCGTGTGTTCATATATTTTCTCAGCAGGAATCCGATATGGCTTATCGTTCTTTTTTATTCCGTTATCATCATAAACAATTACTTCTGCATACATATTATTTCCTCCTTATCTAAAGTTTCAAGATAATAATTATATGGTGGGTGTGTCTTTTTTATATAGAGATCATCCAGATAATATTTTGATTCCAAAAAAGATATTAAATTAAAAGCACAATCTTCAACAGTTGGATTTTCTTTTAACCAGTCATAATATTCTTTAACAAGTTTTTCGCGTGTGCTAAAGTAGATCATATATCGTTCTCTTCCTCTCATAGTGTATAATTAATCCACCCAATTAATTTTTAGACTCTCCCAATAGGCACACTGATCACAAGGCGCGTCTTTAGTTTTTATTCTTTCATCACCAAGATGAGTATTGTACCCAAGGTCTTCAAGTTGCTTTAACACCTCTGCATATACTTCTTCAGAAGTATTACCAATCCATATATTTACATTTGCCTCATATTTTCCCTTACTGATCGCCGCTTTTATTTCTTTTTCACAATCAATCAGGATCTCGTTTACTCGTTCCCTATACTTTGTTTCAAACCTTGCTTTCTTTGCGTCTATCATTTTCTCTTCCCCCCCTTAATTTGTCATAGAAATCTGACAGCTCATTAAACTCTTTCTGAGTAAGTCCAAACACTTCAAAGTACTCCCAGTCGTCGCACACATCTATGACTAAACCGTTTTCGTTATAGATAGTGCACATGTGATCGCCCGCTGTGTTGCGACTGTTAAAGATGCCGCATCGGTAATATTCGTACTGCTCCTCTATTATCTTTTTTGCAATGTCAAGTTTGCTTTCCATTATTATCCCTCCGTATTCCAATCGAAATCATCAACACTTATTATTTCTCCATGATAGCCGCGCAGCCCACGCTGCCCCTCTGTCTCGACCACAAACTTCCATGTGTTGCCAAAGATCGAGGTCAAGGTGAGCTGAGGCTTGTTTACCTTCGCCCACAAAGGCAGTTCAGCCAGCCTCTCCCACTCATACACGGCTCTACGGAAAGTAGGACACAACATTATTACAGTTTTATTTTCCATTTTAGTCTCCTTAATCAAATTTTGAACAGTGACCTTCCGTGCATCGCATTGTCATTGCTTCTGCTCTGTATTTGTTAATAAATCTCTTCATGCGGGCGGTAAGTGATTTCCATTCCTTTAACGCCTCCTTGTGGTAACTTGCATCAGGATCGTGTGCTTCTTCATAGTAGCAGCAGTCTGGATCATTGTAGATGTCTAATGTGTACTGCATTTCGGACACCAGATCGCGCAAATTCCACTTGTTTCTTGTTTCCGCATCCTCGGTCATGGACGTACCAATTGTGTTATACTCGCGGCAGATGCTCCACATGATGCTGTTGTAGGTTTTGATTGCGTTTGACATATTATGGTCTCCCTTTCGTAAGTGAATTGGATCAAATTACTTTCCTCTAAACGACGTCTTTGTGTCAAATCCGTGCATAATTATTTTGTCATCATTGGTCGCACCCAATGGTTCCGTTCGCTCAGCCTCGGTCTTAAGCAACGAGAAGTGTTCCTCAATGGCGAGGAAAATTTCCATAGGATCAATTATATCAGATATGCCACAAGCCTTAAGAAGTGGAGGTCGATACTGCTTGATATACTTCTGTTCAGCATAATCCCACTCCCTACAATATGAGTTACGTATTACAGAACAATTATAATCATTAACTCGAATTGCTTCTTTAATTTCGTCCATGTACTTAATAACAGCTTCTTCGACCACTTCGCGTGAGTATACGTTGCTATATATTTTCCACATAGGAACCGTGATAACGCTAAGAGAAATCAGCTCTCTTTCTTTAGAATAATCTGACCACTTACTCAGAACCTTGAGGTCGTAATCCTTGGGCATCACACGTGTCCCCCAATAATCCTTTCCCTTTTCGGTAATTGTGGCTAAAATAAGCCAGTATGTTGCGCCACAATGTAGTAAGAGTAAATACTTATCAGTTCTGTCATCATAAGGTAATAACGCCTGACACACATTTTCCTTAGTTAATACACACGAACCTCTGCGATCAAATACTATGGTGTCTGTATAGTTCTGCAAATAATCATAGTAGTCATACTGTTTATCAATTATTCTCATGATTACCTCCAACTTCATCTTGCGTCAATAGAATTTCGATTCTTTTTGACGCGCAGATATTATATTTCACCTATAATCACTCATTCTTATACCTCTCCACCAATGCACATATCATCTTGTACCGAATCACGTCTTCTTCAATATGGTTTATAATATACTCTAATTCCGATATGGGAATTGCCTTGACTGTGGGTGCTTCATCAATAGTCTGATGAAACAACTTCTGAGCATACGGAGATATAAGACCAAACTTATAACCATTTAATTCAGTTGCATCTATATATCTACTCATTATTCGTCTCCTTTTTCTTTTCATAGCCGCACCAAGGTGCGTTCCACCAGTCAGAATCAAATGTAGCTATATCTCCAAAATCATAAGAATCATAGCCTTCTTCAGTGAAATGTTCTATTTCTACATCAGGAAATAATGTGTGTAACACATCTCCGTTTGTATCATCATCAGAAAATGCTATACCTTTCTTTATTGCTGCTGTTGTTTTAAATCTATAGCAGCCAAAGGTACCTGAATTCACTACCATACCGTAAATGTGATCAGGTATATCAATCATTACCTTCATCTTTTCCCTCCAATATCTTAATTACAATACCATATGCCTTGATGATCCTATCTGTATCCATTACCAGTGGACATTTACCGCAGTCTCTGTCACAACAGTTTGTACTTGCCGTCTGAACACAGCGTAATTCGTTTTCCATTATGTCGTGGACTTCTTGATTAGTCATTTAAACTCCTTTTGCAATATGAGCCATATACCAATAAACTGCTATTCTTTCCCATTCTTCCTTTGGTATTCCGCCACAATCATATTTCTCGGATAAATTGTAATAGCACTGTTTTAAGTATCGATCATTGTGCCAGCCAACAAATGGATTGTTGTTAGGCGCTGGCAGCGGATCCCCGAACTTGTAATAATGTTTAGTAAACTTGTCCACATCTACCTTATATCCACGTCGGCGCATCTCTTCCGTTACAAGGCGTGTGTAATTCCAAAAGTCGTCCATTGGATAGTTCATGATTTTGTTAACAAGGATGTGGTTGGGCGTTCCCTTATCCGCTATATTCTTTGCTATGCAGCAACACTCGCGCCACTGGGACAGCAGCTGCAATTTAGGCAAATATTTAATTAAATCTCTATGCCATAGTCTCATTATATATCTCCTTATATTATTATGTCAAGTCTTTCTAACTGCTTTTCTATATAGGCACGCACTTCCTCTGTACTGTACATTACCTTATAACCGTCGCGTACTGGCACGTAGTAGATATCTGTGGCACGGTCTAACTTTACGGCACAGCCGTGACAGCAGTATGTGGTGGGCAAGTTATGGATGAATTCCTCGTCAGGTGTGGTGGAAAAATAATCTGCCTTATGCCACACTCGGATCTGATAACCGTCTATAAATACGTAGAACACCCATTCGTTTGGCTTTTGGTACACTGTGCGGCGTCCCCAGTCGCCGTAGATACATACACGTTCGATTCCGCGAGAGTTGAGATTTGCATGTTTCATATTAATTACCTCCTATATCAATCATCATCAGAAATATCAATTCCAATTGCCTTGCTAATTATGGAAGCACTCTGTCTCTTTTCGTCTCCGCCAGTTACAATATATCTTTGAGTAGTAGATATATTTGAATGTCCAACCGCACGACGAACAAATTCTGTATCGTGTGTCTTATTATAAAGAATGGAGCAGAATCCAGCTCTTAACTTGTGAGGAGACAATTCCTTGCCGAGGGCAGCCTTGGTATATTTTTTTACAATATTTGAAACTCCTTTTGCAGATATTCTTTCTCCATACTTTGAAATAAATAAAGCATCGGTCATTTCTGCCTTATCAAATAACATTTCTTTTCGATCAGCAAGATAATCTCTTATAACATCACACACTTCATCTTCAAGGAAATATTTATGAGGCAATTTTCCTTTATCAATTACATATAAACTTTGAGTGTCAAGATGAATGTCTTCAAGATTTATTTCAATGAGTGCCGTTTCTCTCATACCAGTAGTCATAAGCAAGAGAATAATAAGTTTATCTCTATTATAAGCATTTGTGCGACCAATTTGATTTTGATCTACCTTGTCAAGTGCTCTTACTATCTGTTTAAAATCTCTGCTGGTCAAAAGAACTCTGTGCTCATTGATCCTTTCGAGATCATGATTTCTACCCTTCTTTATATCCTGCATGTAGTTGTATGGAATGACCCCTTCTTTTGCAAGATATCCAAGAAAACTATTTAGACAACACCATACTGTATTTTGGTATGAATCACTCGTTTCAACTATATCACCTACCTCATTTTCCCTTGTGCGGATCTTCTTCATAAACCTAATAACATCTTCTTCAGTAAGAGTATTAAGCTTATATTTTCTGGGATTATCAGTAAGGGCGCAAATAAAATATCTTATTTTTGTTACAAAATCTCTCCTTGTCGCAGGTGTCTTTCTTGATGCGTCCATAAGGTTATTCCATTTTGTAACTTCAATCGGTAAATCTTCCACCATTCTTTCAATTGTCTTATCAATTTTAAGTTCATTCTCTAATCTACCTTTCATTTTATAAACCTCCAATCATAAAATACTCCAAGGGGTATCTGTGTTATGCCGCTACGAGATATTATATATGATCCACAATTCTTTATATTAAACATATCACACACGGTACTGAATTTTTGTGTCAAGTCTTCATCATCTGTGCTCTGTTCCCTTACATCTTCGGGGTGATTATGAACTATAGTTGCCATTTCTGCTCCTGATAAGAGGAGAAACATTCCAATATTTCTAAAGAAAATATCACAGTGATCATAATCTCCACTGCCTACACACATAAAACCTTTAATTCTTTGATTTATATTATGAGACAATATATAAACTTGTTCATAAGCTAAATCTTTTAAATTTGTTTTGCTTTCAAGATATTTAAGCTGGCTTAATATTGAAGTATTATCTTTAGGAGCGTCTTTATAACTTCGTAAAACATTTATTTTTGGAATATCATTGACGTCATAAAGAACATTATATTCATTAATCATTCCAGCCCTCCTCTGTTTTTGTCATAAAAGGTTTCTCTTCGTATTTAAATTCATAATCGTAAATAATATCATCATCATATTCATGATGACAATTTTCTGATCGACCATTTATTGGATTATGACACCACCATGGTGTGAACTTCTGTTTTTTAGATAATGTTGGATCATTCATTACATTTCGATTATGATTTTCGAGATGTTTTAATATCTTTTCATTTTCTCTTTCCTTTTCAGCTTGAGTATAAGGTCTCTTATAATCATCTATATATGTTTGATTTTTTCTCTTCCTATTATCAATAGGTTTTCTATGATACTTTTCAACTTCTGTATGAGGGATCCTCTTTGAGAGTTCCGTTTCCTCCATAATTCCATTGCTCAGGTTAACCCAGAACTGATAACCAAGATTACAATTAAGTTTTCCATAGAGAACGCCGCCTTCTCTATAAACTACCTTATGACCATAGTTACCAAAATTAATACATTCTTCAGTACTATTGTTAAATACTCTATGTTTGCCATATCCTAATTTATTTTCCTTGGCTCGCTGTTCACTTTCCTTGCTGGCATAAGGATTATGGATCATTTCACCTGACCATGAGTCATATAATTTTCCACTTTCTCCTATATTAACACTGTGGCCATTGGAACTATTTCTTAGAGTTCCTTTATGATCTTGGTAAGTCGGCCTATTATTTTCTTGTGCATCAAACATCTTTCTTATATCACCAAATAATTCGCTGCCCGATGCAAGCATACTGGAGATAATAAAGATACATAGAAAAACTATAATTACCATAAGCAATTCTCCTTTCTTTTGCATAATATATTAAAATTGCTTTTTTGTCAAGTGAATATAGTCACAAAGTTGCTTCCAAATTGTATCCCTCCCTATAGCAATACCACGTTCCAACGTTATTAGTTCATCGTATACTTCTATTCCACTAGCACAAGATAACCATATTCCATTATCTATGATTATTGAGTACATATCATCATCATCAATGCTTACCTGAATATAATTTGCAGGAAGATTAAATTCGTCAATAATCTTCTTTACCTTGTGATCAATATGTTGTTTCAAATAAATTGCCTTTGTGTTATCATATTCTTCTTCTGTTAGGTAACTATAACTACACAGAAATTGATCTTTTGTAAGCACAACAAAGTCACGCATTTTTTCAGGATCATCATAAAAATTTACTTTCATGTGTATTCCCTCCTTATCTTATCAAACTCTTTAGCTTCCTGTTCCTTAAGTTTTTCCTTCTTCCCTTTGAAGATTCGCCCACAAAGGACAGCGGGTACATGCGTCCCATCCGATAAGGTATAGCCTGTCCAGCGAGGTGTGTTTACTTCTGGTGTCTTCTTCTACATGTTTATATCAAATTCAGAAAGGAAATGACCCTTTTCAATTTTCTTTTTAGGCGTAAAGACTTCGGCTGGCGGATGATTACCTGAATGGTTTAAGTTATAGATTTCAATTTTCATGTTAGCCCTCCAGTAAATAGAGTATGTAGTAATCGCATACATCTTCATGCTTATTACTATCCCACCAGTTATCAGTTAGCAGTTCACATACTTGACGCTCGTCAATTAAGTTTGCATCACACTTATGTCCGATCCAGCGCACTACATCATAAACATCTTTGCGTTCGATGCCCCATTCATGATTGCCGCGAACCTGTAAATGCAATCTCACGCAGCCATCACTGCGTACTTCTCTTTCTTTTTTGAATACATCAACGCTACCGTATCCTTGCCAATGTTTTATTTTCATAGAATTCTCCTTTTTTGAGCGTTCTTTGTTCGTGTTTTTATGCATCAAACGGGTGGTCGTATTCTTGTAAAAATCGTTTCCAGTCATTTTTCATCATCTGTTCTTGTACCAGCCAAGCACAGTATCTGTCTGTGTCGGCATTATCTTTTTCTGTGAAATAACCATCGTTATAATTGTCAGCCCAACTTAAGAAAGACTCAAGCATAGTCTGTAAAGAATCTTTTTTGCGTGGGTAAAACTCTGGTCTTTCCGTTGCAAGGATGCATAAAGAATTGTAAAGATATTCTTTCCATTCTTTCTTTTCTTTGCGTGTTGGCTCAATATATTCCTTTTTTACGATAGGTTCTACAACTACGGTTACCTTATGCATTAAAGTTACTGTTGCTTTCACACTCTCACCTCCAAACTTAGTCCAAAATGATCCAGCACTTTTTTGTTTATAACCAATTTATCTTCTTCAAAATGTACAGCGTCTTTTTCTGTACCATAATAATCTCGGCCACTATTGCGAAGAGCCATGGATGCGGGATAAGCTCCAAATGATAATACCGCCACTACGTTTTTGTTTACTTTTCTTGTTGCTATCATATTATTCCCTCCTTAATTCCAAGCAATCTCCTTTTCTGTTGTTGCCCATTCTTCCCATTGAGGATATTTCTTACATATAGTTATAAACGACTCTTCAATCCTGTGTTTAAAGCTCTCAAAGGATCTCGCTTTAAGTGCGTATTTCAAATTAATTTCATCATCTATTAAATTATAAGGGGTACCATCTTTAAGATATCCGTATCCAGCGTCCATACCAGCAACAAAACTATTTGTATACTGAATTTCATCATAAATAAACTCAATCAACATAATTCCTATTAGAACAGAACCACAGAAGTTACCAGTTCCTTTCCTAAAATTGTCCCAATCTTTTTCTGACATATGCCAATTAAAGTTATACATGCTACACCTCCCTATTAAATTGTGTATACAACCAGTTCTTTTACTTTCTGATATTCATCAAAAGTCAAATTGTCAAACAACCAATCAAGAGCTTCACCATCATATGGTACACCACAACCATCAACAAATACCTGTGTCCAATACCCATCATCATCTTCATAATTAGTTTCTATTACATAGAAATCTTCCCAATCAGCCTGAAGGTTATCTATTCCCTCAATATCCCAAGGATTATCTCCGTTGTTGTCAAATAAGATTATGACCATCTTATCATTGCTCCAAACCTTATTGATACCAGAGCAACCATAATCCGCGAGATCATTCATAACTCTTTCTTCAGCATCAGGCTTAATGACTACGGTGTTTTCCGTTATTTGACTCATGTTTTTCCTCCATATTATATTGTCAATTACACATCTAATGTGTAAACATCAAACTCTGTATCTTCAAATACGTTGGCAATAAAATAAGACGTGCGATCATGCATCGTATCAATGCGATCATTAAATGTCCATACATCTGCTTCCGTCTTAATTGCTGTGTAGTAAGTATCGGTTCCCGTGATGTGGGAACCGATCGGCATTGCTTTTAGTTCTGTTGCTGATAGAAAATCATCAACCGTGTAATGTTTTATCATATTTAAATCCCTCCGCAGTTTTCTTATATACATCAAGACAATAACGAGCTTGGCATCCACAACCAGCCACTGAACATGTGGCTATTGCGGGGCAGTCACTAATTCTTTTCTTTGGAAACATCTTACGGTACTTGTTGTAGTGCTGCGCACATAAGTAGTTCCAACAGATACCAAGTTCGTTATCATCTTCTGCATCAATGTAATCGTTAAAGCGGATCCCTTCATACCAAAGTTTTTTACTCATAATAAGTTTACCTCACTTTTAAATTATATTGTTTGATCAGATCGTACAAACAAGTTTGACTAGGTTTATGACTGGGCATTGATAGTGTTTCTTTTCCGCGCTTATATATTATGTGACTACCACTTTGTCTTATATGCTCAAAACCATTATCTAATAATAAGCGTTTAAAATCTCTCACACTATATGTCCCAGCATGCATCTTGCCGCCCATTAACTTACACCTAGCAGCCTGTAATAATGGATAGATGAGTAACAGTCGCTGCTATCTTCTTCGGTTACACACTCACTTTTGATGAAGTGAATTCCATTATTATTAAGATAGTCCTGAACTAACAAATCAAGGCGCAGATGATCATGTTTCCAATCTCCCCGATGAATTTCAAATTCAATTTTATTTTCTATCGGCATCACTCCTATTTCGGCAAACATGTGGTTCTCTTTTAATAAGTTTGTTATATTGTCATATACTATATCGATATTCATACGCACTCCCCTCTCACAATTGCTCTTATAATTTGCTTATCATATCGTCTACCCTCTTTGTTAAGTATATACTTAACAAGCCAACGATCTTTTGTTACCCAGCCAACAACTGTTCCGTCATTGTATTGAATTTTAATTGTGTACTTCATGCGTATCTCCCTGCTTCAAACTCTTTTCTCTTTGCTGCACACTCGGCCGATACATCTTTAAAGGGAATTGCAACCCATTCATCTTCCTCACCGTCAATGTCAAAAAACTCTTCATCCATTATTGAATCTTCATCGGCGGGTATGATGTCTACATCTGTAACAAGGAAAGCGAATCTATTACAGATCCCCCATCTTCTGATAGAGTAATGTTCGCCCTCATCATCAATTACAGAATAGACATACTTACCTTCCTTGCGGAGCTGATCAATTTTCGGCTGTTCCCAATTATAAAAGTCTGTAAAATAATATCTCATTCTTCTACCTCCTCTATTTCATCAACCCAAGATTCTTCATTGAATGTCATGATGCTGGTACCAAGTTCAGATAAAAGTTCTTCTGCTTTTTTCTCGGCTTCTTCTCTATCCTCAGCTTCAATTATTGAGCTATAATAGTGTTGGTTCACAAGCTGCACTTCATATTTTGCCATATTTACTTCCTCCATTTTGATTTTGTATAAAGTTCAGGATAGTTTTCCATTGCGTGTTTAACAGCCCAGATTATTTCAGCATCATTGCTGGAATTAAGTATTGCTTCCCTTTCATTCGGATTTATTTGAAAAGAATCATTTTCGCAACCTCTATAGATTACGATTTGCTTGTACCATAATCGAGCACCAAGGTCAGCCCATGTATCTTTAACTCTAGCCTGTATTTGATAATTACTTAAGCGTTCGAAGTGTTCACAAGCCAATAAGAGTTTTGTCATACCTAACCTATCGGGATGTCCTATTTCAACTCCCTGTTCAAATGTAATCATGCTGCCTCCTTTCTAATCTGTTCGGCCTCTTCCATTGTTATGGTGCGAATTGCCTTCATTTTATTAGCAAGGATCCACGCTCCTCCTTGTGATTCAGGACGGTCGTAAGTTGTATAATCATCAACCATTACCTCAACCCATACTCTCTGTTCTCCACTTGCTAACTTCTCTTTGAGATGTGGAGCATAGGGCGTAAAACAACAGTGCCAACCTTGACGAACAGCAAATCCCTTTGTCGGGTGACATTCTGCAGGGAGCCATTTACCAAACTTGGTTGGCGTTCCCTTATCAATAAACAATGGATAAACTTTTCCGTCTTTCTTAAGTCTCATAAGTTTGTATGCTACTCTACTCATTATACTCTCCTTTGTTATATTGTCAAGTTATCGTAATGTTTCGGCGATCATTCCACTTTTGGTATAACAGAATCTGCATCTGTTACAAGATCCTTTACCACACTGGCATGGTGTTTGATTTGGTGCTACAACTCCTTTCTCATACACCGTGAATATGCTATCTACGAAAGTGAATCTGTTCCAAACTTCAGCAGGATAGTTTACAATAGGACTACTGTAAACTATCTTAAGATTATCGGGCTTTCCCTCCTTTCCAATTGCCGATTCCCATATTGAAGGACGTTTTGTCCATGCTGCAAAGTTTACAGTTGGATTTGCCTTGGCGATCCTAATGTAATTGCGTGCATGAATTACATTTATAATGTCGCCGTGAGATTCAAAACGGAATATCTCCTGCTTTGATAAGTTGGGTACGATAGTAAGTAATTTATTACTTAACGCCTTTCCATTTCGCTCAAGCGCCGTTCTCTGATTCGGGTATACACCAGACTCAACCTGCTTATAGGCGTAACAATGAGAACAAACAGTCTTATCGTTCTTCATCATTGCTTTACAACTCGGGTTCTGTCCCGCATATGTTGAAAGCGCTCTTACCTTATCCATTTTGCCAGACAAATGTGAGATGTGAATTCCTGTCTCCCTTTCAAATTGAGCAACCGATACAACTTTAACATTCATATTCGTTCCTCCTAGATTTAAGTCTGCTGTTAACTTGTTGCTGTGTTAAGTGCGGCGGATCCTTATTCATATTTACCTCTTTTATTCTGCATATCTTAATCTTGCAACGGCTCTTTCATCTTTGGGATTACATCCATGAATCGTACGAGATTTCCATTCTATGTTATTATCGTAATCACTTATCCAACAAATAGTTCCTCCGTACATATTATTGGTCAGATGTATAAGCCCGAATATCTGTTCTTCTAAGGGATCGCCAGTATATATAAGTTCATAACACCCATTGTTCCCAATTCCCGTCTTATTCATACTCTGACCAAACTTAATATTATTTGTGTGTTTTAATATAAAATCTTTTATTAAGTGGGACTGACTACGATATGTGCCGTAATCATATTCGCTTACCTTGTCAGCAGGAATAGCAAAAATGATTTCCGTTAACATATCTGCAAGTCTTTCTAAATGTGTATCATCGATTACCCTTCTCATATGCTTTTCTCCTTATACCCATTCAACAGTTACTTTGATGTGTTTAGTTGGTGTGTAGTCTGCATCAAATTGAGATAATATTGCATCTAACTTATCAGACTGAGTTTCAGATATATTCCTATAAGTCTCGGTGATATCATCTATAATATTCTTGAGATTATTAATAATAAGTTTATAATAATCTTCCATTACACTTAATTCTTTTGCTCGGCTTTCTAAGTGATAAATGTAATTATCATTGTAGGCTATAGGATTTAACAGATTCATTTTAAAACTTCTGTTGTCATCGTATCTAAACGTATAAAAACAGGTTATTTTTTCACTCGCTCTATATTGAAGGCCTATTATAATGGTTTTATTACCAGCGAATCTATACGAATAGTTGCCTTTATTAAAGTCTCTTATGGCGATTATCATATGAATTACGTCTTTTGTAAGTAATTCATCAAACAATATCTTGAACTTCAGGTTAATATCCTCAATTCTCTTGTTTAAGATTTCATATGTTTCATCAATCTTATCTATAATTTTCTTTTCCATAGTCACATTCTCCTTATCAGAAATTAATTTTATCTGCATATGTTTGAGCCGCTTGTAAATTATTAATAAAATCTTTAATCCAATAGATATCAAACTTAATATCGGTCTCAGAAAGAGTACCATCATCTTCGGCTAATAATTGAATAAGCGGATTACTCATTTTTCTTGGAATTACTTTAAAAGCAAAACATCCTTTTCCGTCATAAATAATTCCGTACTTATCTTTAAGTTCGGCAAGATATTTTTTCGTATATGTTTGATTTGGTGCTGTATATAACATATTCATTCCTCCTCTTCTACTTCTCTACATTCAGGATACCTTTCAATTGATCCGTAGGTATATCCGTTGTCGTGGCTAAGCACAAACAAATCATCTTCGTCATACTGGGAAAGAATATCTTTAACTTCCCCTATGGTTAATGCTCTATCTTCTATCTGCTTTATAGTATATCCATCTCTCGGTGCTTCAAATACAACTGCGCTTTTACTCATATTTAATCCTCCTCTTTTACGGTAATTTGAATATTATTATGATAAGTTTCTTCTCCTCTTTGACAGTAATTTATTGCATAATAAATACTGTCAACAAGATCAAAATTTTCATCTGCTTCCATGTTTTTCTGAAAGTCTTCTTCTGTTCCGTCAAATGCAAGCATTATTTTTATCATCATTTTTCTCCTTCTCTTGGCCATATAGGGATAGAGAATGCATTGGTGTCATAAATAACACAATCAAGAGATTCAAAAGGAATATTACATCTCTCTGCGGCGAGGCGAGCCAAGTCTTCACGATGTTGCGTCCCGTCTGAATGTACTGGTATCTGTTTGAGAAGTTCATCGTGATATTCATGTTCCGTAATATGGATTTCTACTGTCATAATCATTCTCCTTTCATAAAGAGGGTGAGCACTATGCCCACCCTCTTGGTTATTGGTTAAGCTGTGAGGAGCTGAATTACCTTATCGGCAAGCATAGGCTTTTCCACAAGGTTGATCAGACGGTTCTCTTCAAATCCCTCGGGACGTCTTGCGGGTATCGCATGTGACTCATAGTCAGTCAGTGCGTGTACCAATCTGAGCCCGTTCATGTTTTCGTTCTGAAGATCAGGAGCATTATAAAGGATATTGGTGAGCTGATTTCTCTTCTCTACCGCTGTTCTCTTTACACGATCCGTCGCATCCTCAGCATAAGGGAACAGTCCTTCGATTATCTTTCCCATTTCAGCACGGGTGAGATTAATATTTCTCAACTCTTCCATGGTATGGGTAAGTCCGTCGAAGTACGCAGTGGCTCCAGCCATAACTTCCTGTGCCTCAAGCATCTTACCTTCAAGATTACCTCTATGCTGAATGCTTACCTTGTAGGTTGCATTCTTACTTACGAGGTGTGCCATGTTGCAGCACATTGCTCTGATGGTAGTGAAGGCAGCGAAGAGCGACTGCTTTCCGTTATTACCGTTCATAAGGAACATGTAAAGGTCATGCTGATCTCCGCCATAGGATCTGCTGGGCAGTTTCATGAGGAACCAAATCTTTTCTCCTCCCTTATAACATCCAACCTTCTCAAAGGTTGCTCCCTGTTGACGGAGTACATCAGCAAAAGCAAAGGCGTCTGCGTTCTGAACAGGCCTGTATCTGTCTTTTGTAATACCAAATACTTTACCAGTGTCAGAGCGGACAATGGCCTTGTAGTTAGGTACTACCTGACCGCCTACACTTACTTCAGACAGTCCAAGTTGCCAAGGAAGAAATGCATTAACAATATCTTCTGCGGTTCCATACTTTTTCATATCCTCGGGAATATCAGCACCGATGCCTGACCAAGGAAGTTTTCTGTTTTCAAAGGGGTTGATATGTGTCTTCGGCTGAGGAGCAATAACTTCTGCCTGTGCCGTGACGTTAGGAGTTACAAAAGAATTAAAATTAATAATCTGTGCCATAAAATCATTCTCCTTTTATATTGTGTTCTTTAATAAGTCGCCTCATTACCATTGGGTTTATGTTTTTGTTTACTGTTATGCTGTCTTTACGATTAGCATTTGTCCAAATGGTGTGGTCGCCACTACTTCTGACGACCACATATCCGTTTTTCTTTAGGAGTTTAGCGAACTCCCGATCGCTTAGTACCGCGTATTTCATAACCCTCCTTCCGTAAGATTGTCATTATCTTACCACCTCCTTTGTTGTTATGCCAAGTGCACTTTAAGTATTGCTATTTGGTTTCCATTCAAATTTGCCCAATTTGTATCTATAAGGCTGATCTTCAAGTTCATAAAAATTACATACTGCAAAAGCAAAATTAAGATTTGCCATCAACCCCATAGCAAGATCCTTAGCGGATTCCATACTCATTTTTAAAGGCTTGTCATCTTTATTCCACTCTGCTGTTTTATCTGAATAATTTACCTTAGTTACAAAAGTCGGGCCCGAATTAGTCATTACCAATACGTACCAATAATTCTTTGTTCTTCCCATATGCATTCTCCTTTCTTATATCAGACCATAATCATTCATTACTCTTTTTGCCCACTCATAACGCTCTTCATTGTACTTAAAATCTTCAAGAGTAAAACCAGCCTTTAAAAGTTCAAGCATTGCATCACACTCGTCTGTGTCTTGTTCTGCAAAATATTTAAGTTTCGCTTCAAGCTCGAAGCCCACCACATCTATCATACTCCATACCTCTCTTTTACATAATAGATTTGAATCCGTTATTTTTAGTATAAAGGTAGGGGTGATCAGAAAGAACTTCCTCACTATTGACTTCAGAAGCATTAATTTTCTGTATCTTCTTCGAGTATTCATTTATGTCCATGATATCATCAGAAATAGGAACAATAAGCACTTCGTGAATACTTGACGGGATTATAATAAAATCCCTATTTAATTTTTCTCTTATATTAGACAATACCTCGTTATTGAGTATCATCGCGGCTCCATGCGTTTTACTTTCGTTAGTTAGTACATACATTGAAAGATCATCCTTTGGAGGCAACATAAATTCGGGACATCCCATTTCCAGTAACATTTCCCTCATAGAAACAAATTTGGGTGTCTGCTTTTTGAGATTTGTCATGGCAATATTGTGCAGTTCATCCACAGTAATTCCATAGGCATCAAGCAACTGATCGGTTATGGGGACGCTACCTTGTCCACTCTCGCTTATAAGAACTGAGATGCAATACATTATTGCCAAGTCTTCGATTAACTTGTGCGGTTTGTTAGCAAGATACTCTGTATTCTTTTCCGCATTGATTAGCCTTACACAGATCTTATCTTTTACCTTGTCAAAATTTGTGAGGTCATCAGCACTCAAATTAGGTACGTCGTTTTGAACACAAACAGCGCAAATCTCATCGATAAGCGTATCCATATCCGTTCCCTTAAGATACCTGTCATAGTATTTTTCAAGATAGATATTAGGTGCGACATTGCTGTTTTCTTTTCCGATGATGATACCGATCAACTTGGTATCATTTCCCTTAACCACCTCATTAACTTCAACCCTGCCTACCTTAAAGTTGTTCGGGAAATAATTATCTGCCTGTACTTTGATGGTTTCTGCTACTGCATCTGCGAAAGATTTGATGTCGTTAATCATAATATTCTCTCCTTTAATTGTGTTAAGTTGATTATATGCTTATTCAATTTTGATTTTTACGGCCGAGCTCTTATTTTTATCATCTCTAAACCCCACTCTCTAATTATGCTGCCCTTGCCTTACGGAGCAGATCCCTTATTTCAACTTCCGACTTTGCGTTTTTTATTTTGGCAACAAGTTCATTGTTATACCCCTTGTATTCATCTGGGTATCTATTGTGCCACATTATGAAATCCCGACAGGCGCTTATTGCCATTTTCTTTGCGGTTTTAAGTCCGTCATCTGCACTTTCACCGACCGTATTAATAAAACCCACCTCACTGTTCATTACTGAAATCTTGCTCATACTACATCTCCTTCCTTTATTGTGTAAAGTGATTCATACTCATACACACTTCCGATATACACAATTTCTCCATAACATACTTCATCGTAGCACATTAAGAAATCCAACAATGCTTCGTCTGCGCCGTCTTCTGCATCGTATGTTTCAATTATCTCCTTTCCGTTATGAATTGCGACAATGCACTGTTCGTCATCGTAAAATGATTTAAAACGGCCAAAATAATTACGATCCCACCAGTTATCTTCCTGATAGTCAAATTTATCTACATTTACGCTTGCCGTGAGCAAAAGAATTGTTGCATCATATGTACGCTCCATTTCTTCAGGTATTACGTAATGGTCGAGCGTATGCTCAAGATAATATCCACAAGATAGATTTACACTTGCTACGTCAAGTTCGGGACTTATATTTCCAATGTCGCTAAAACTTCCTATCGCCTCTTTGTATCCCGTTATTTCTGTTATATATTTTTTAAATTCCTTATTCCCACAGTCATAAAACACTGCGTCGTTTGCGTTTCTACGATCAAGTTCAATGATGAATTTAATGTTGAGTTCCTTTGTGTCTGCCTTTTTGTTAAGCCAATTAGCAAACTTCATAGATCCTCGTCCACCTATTTCTTCGTCTTCGCAGAACACAATAGCAGGACGTAAGCATGTGTTGTGGAGAATTTCGAGTATCATAAATATTCCACATCTATCATCACCCCCTATGCCTTGTGGCGACCATAATGCTTTCTTTCCGTTCCGTACCACTTCGATTATTTTCTTGCATTTCTTTTCGTGTACGGTGTCCATATGTGCTGTCAACATTACGTCAATGTTTTCACTTGGTGCATATAAGAAACCGTCCTCTTCAATGATGGTCTCATAATATTTCTCAAGTTCTTTCCGCAGTTCCCTTTTAAGGTCTATCTGGTTGTGAATCTTACATATATTTTTGAATAATTTTAAGTTCATCATATGCTTATCTCCTTTTCGTTATAGGGCTATGCCGTATGACATAGCCCGTGTCATTTTTCCTTACGCTACGTGATGCCACTCGTCATCGTCATCACATAATATGTATCCTGCTTTGTCTGCATTTTCTTCGTCAGCGTACCAATTATCGTCGTATGTCTCAATTCCTTCGTGGTTGTCAGAATACCAATCTTCGGTGTATGCGTCCTGTCTGCAATTTTCCCTTAAATGATAGGAACAATCATCTTGACAATAGACGACATCGTCATCGTCATCGGAATAATAAATGCCATCATCTTCGCAATATACGGCATTATCTTCATCCAACCATTCTCCATAACGCTCACTCCATACCCAGCCATCACTTTCCGCACATTCACATGAACAATAATAATTGCCGTCGATATATTCATAATTATCATTATCGAGATCAATTACGCATCCACATCTTTGGCAAATTTCTTTATTACCACTTGTATCATGGATAGGACAACAAATATTCTCATTGTTTCTATGTCTATCTCCACAACAAGGACACATAGGTCTTGCAGCTATTTTAATAGGATCCTCATTAAGGATTCCGTCTACCTTACGGAGAAATGATACGGAACAGTCTTCGTAATGGTTCCAGTCATCGTATGCGGTATAGCCATCAGGGTTTCCCTTGACATAGGTGGACGTGTTTGATACACCCTTTTTGGTAGTCCAAATATTTGATGCGCTTAAACATTCGGCAAATACCTGCTGAATGATTTCTCTGAACTGTGCGGCGATTCCCTTTTCTCCACCATCTCTTCCATCGGGATATACTCTGCCAAAGTAGAGTTTGTCATTTTGCCAAGATGTAACACATCTGTGTTCCTTGTCTCTCAGGCAATATGGAACATCTTTTCCGTATTTGTGATGGTCATTTCTTCCTACCACCGCTTCGTTCTCTTCGTCCACAATATAACTAATCATTGTTACATTGTCAAGTCCATATGACAGTGTTCCGCTTGACCACTGTCCCTCATATGATCCGTGACAGCAACGGACATTGTCTTTATCAATTGTATGACATGATGCCCAGTTATTACCAAAGGACATCGTAAGATAGTCGATGAAATTGAGAGATATTATAAATGTTTTCCCTTTGATTTCAAGGGGATTTATACTATCTCCTAACAGGGCAAAGTGATAATTGTAGCCCATATCTTTTGTACGCTGATGGGCATTTCCTTCGTCATCGGAGTATATCTCTGTTTTGACATCGGTTATGGTATTAAAACCGATTTTCTTACAGAAATTACCGATGTAACGGCTCCATTTCTGCCCGTCCACAAGAGGCAGAACTTCATTGTTAATGATTTTATCTGCTTTTTCAGGGTTGTCAATTATTTCTTTGATTTTTGAAATTGAAATGAGATTTGTTGTGCTATCATTAAAGCATTTCCTCATTGTCTCATATATTTCTATGAAACAGTGTGATATTGTTTGGTCTGTTTTTTGAGCTCTAAACATTTCGAGCATCCACTTTCCGAAATCTCCGATGCCCTGCTCATTGAATGAGCGGAGAATTGTTTTGTTTTTGAGGACTATCATCTGTTCGTCCTCGTTCCAGTACTGAGATTTTCTCAGTATGTTTCTCAGCTCCTCTTTCTGTTCCCACCATACATTTATGGTATCCATTATTGAATTTTCTTCGTAGTCGTATCCGTATTCATTGAGTAGTTCTTTGTACCGCTTGAATGCGGTTTCCTTTACATTCTGCATAGTTGTTTCCTCTGTGTTATTGTCTGCGAGTACGTTAATTGCTGTGTTTTCCATAATTTCATTTCCCTTTCTGTAATAGTGTTAACTTCATTTTCCTTTGCTTGACAGTTTAATCCTCCTTTCCGTATTCTGTCAAGTACCATATATAACTTGTTAATCCTGTGGGAATTAACAATATTGCTATTACTATTGCTGGAACATTACTCGGCGAATCGAGTAATAATGCCATGATGATTACAAGCGACCACAATATTAAGCATACCGTTTCGTTTACTGCTTCCATTAAGTTTTTCATTTCCCTTTCCTTTCTGCTTCTGCATAAGCATATAAATTATTAAGCAATATCATCGCCGTGTCGTATGCCATTTCGGCATTTCGCTTATTAGAAATCGCTGCGCTTGCTCTTTTGTACGCATCCTCAAGACGTGTACCATATTCGGGTCTAATGATGTAATCCTGAAGTGGTAAGGATCCTATGCTCATTACCATTTCGCTTTCTTCGACCATATCTATAATTTCGCCGATGGTGGGATTCGTTTCCCTTATGATGGCAGTACACATTATTTGTGCTCCGTCTTCGTTTCCCTTTGTACTGAATACATCGACCATCCAATAGTCGACATATCCGTTCTCTTCATCCTCGGGAAACAGATTTTCACCCGTTCCCTCGTATATTGTCATTAGTGTTGTCTCTTCGGGATTATAAAGAAATATCCCGTCTATGTTGTTTTCCTTTATGTAGTCAAGCCATCTTTGATTCAAGTCCATACTGTTACCTCGCTTTCATTTTCGTCCTACCCAGCTATACTGAATTTGACTACCGAACGCTATTTTGTAGTCAAGTTCGGCTCTTGAAGCCTCTTCTATCGTTAAGTATGGGATGATTTCCTTTTCGCCTGTATCCCAAATAATTCCGAGTATGAAGTTCATTTCCGTTCTCCTTTCCATTACCTGCTGTCGAGGTAGTAATAACAGTCGCCGTGAGACTGGAAGTACGCAAGACGGCTCTGTGCCACTATCTTACTGTTGTACTCCTCGACCACTGTCTCTCGTCCGTCATCATCCTCACGGATTATTTGCCATATAATTCCTGCCATAATCAATCCTCCTGTTATTAGCGGAGCATATCTTCGCTGATTATTTGTGTCTCATTCTCGAGGAACTTATCGGTGAGCGATTCAAGTGCTTTGTGATAGTACTCCTCGGTGATATTGCCGTCGATGTAGTCTGCGAGTATCTTCTCGGATACTTGTTTGAAAACCTCACGTGTTGCCATTGTGCATATCTCCTGTTTCATACAATCTCAAACTCAAGGTTAGTGTAGTCCGCCACAAATGTGCGGTACACCTTTATTGCCTGTAACCGTACCATATCTTCAAGTGATACAGTCTCAAGATATACTCTGTGTCCTCTGCCGTTCTTACGTCCAAATACTCGTGCCATAATTAATACCTCGTCTTTCTGCCCCTTTGGGCGGTTCATTGTTTATCCCCTCACCGTGTTCAACACCATTCGAATTGTGTCAACTGTTATGGTGCTTACTAACAAGCGTTGCAGGGGTGGGACGCTATGTCCCGACACCATCATGACGGATTCGAACCGTCCCACAGTGTCAAACCTGTGCGCTCCATAGCTGATGGTTGATGGTTGTTTAGGCTATTACTGGGTTGTCCGCATTGCACGGTTATCCCACACCTCGACGCCGTGTTATCTCGGTACTGCGTACCTCGATGGCGGTACTGCGTACCTCGATGGGTAATCCCCACCACGGTCTTCGTCAGGGAACACATATCAAGCACTCCCTCGTCTACCCCCTATTCGGTCGTACGCTTGCCTACCGTCCACTTACTCGCTACGTCCTCGCATTATTTGATCCCTCATAGTCGGGTAATGCGACTTCCTGACGCCTCCGCAACGGTGTTTCGCAACTTCGCTCTGCCAAATCTGCCACTCTTCCACCCGACTTGCGTGCCTATGATGTTCACGCTTACGGTGAGCAGACTCACGACAGTTGCTATGCAACTTTGCCAAATAGCCTCTATGTAGTGGAGCGACTTACGTCGCCGTACTCGTCACCTCAGCCATCGCCTGACCAAAGTGCCCACATTTGTCGGGATGTCCCTGTCCCCCGACTATGCGCCGACTTCTAATGCCTACGCTTAGGGATGATTCATACCGCGTTTACGGAGTAAACGCTTACAGACAGCCCTACTCAACTTTTGAGGGTTGACTACAAGGTGCAAAAAAAAGCACCCCGTAGGGCGAGGGGCGGAAGAACCGCCCCCGTGGGAGTTATGCCATCCACTTTGCGAAGAACTCTTTAGCAGCCTTTTCAGTCTTGAACTGTCTGCAAGTGATGTACTTGTCGTGTGTCTTCTTGACGAGTGCCTCTCTCTGCTCTTTGGTGAGGGCGGTACCACCGTTCTCCTCTGCCTGCATCTTGAATGCATAGCGAGCCTTTTTGCTGATGAACTCGTTGGGAACAGAGTATACACAACGCTTATCAAGTACCCATTTAGGCTCGGTACTTGCAGGTTTCTTGGTCTTCTGCATCTCATCATACTGCTTCGAAATGGTGTCGTCAGAAGTCTTCGACTTCTGCGTGGTCGGCTTCTTTGCAGTTGCCGATTTCTTGCCCTCTTCGAGGGCAGTCAGCCGCTCATCTACTGACTTGACAGCATTGGCAATAATAGACATGTCGTTCTGAATGGAGTTCATCATAGTTGCAAGTTCTGATACAGTAATTCTACTCATAGGGTTCACCTATCCTTATCTCTACTCCCTGTTAATCAAGTCATCGGGAGAGGGAGTAGTCGTCTCTCGATGACAATGGCATCATAGCACGTGGCAAAAATGGCGATTTTTGGAATGTTTTTTATGGTGGGTGGGGGGTGGAAAACGCAGAATCCATGCGGGTTTTGGGTGGGTGAGGCTAAGCGCTTTCACCTACACACATCTCGCACATTATCCGTACGCGGCGCATATCGGCGAACAATCGCGCGATACCGCCATGCTGTGAGGATGAGGATAGTTCATACAGATCTATATAAAAAAATATACACATCTGCGCAGGTAGTATAATCTACTATTAACTAATATAATATATAGTATATTATTAATATATTATATATATATTATGTTATATTATATATAATAATATTATTATGTTATGTATATTATATTTATTATGTTAAATATATATAATATTATTATATTTATATTATTATTATTAATAATATATATATAATTATTAATTAAATGTATATTAATATAGTTCATACAGATCTATATAATTTTTTACTTGACATTATACTACCTATGTGTTAATATGGTAGCGAGGAGGTTATTCTATGAGTAAGCTAATTGTTGATCGCGAGTTTATGACGGCGCCGCTGACAGGCATGCAGTTCGGGACATTCCTGTCAGCCATGGATCTGGGCACCGCATACCGCGACCAGATACTGCTGAGCGACAAGGCTATCTATTTTAATATGATGGGTAAGCTGCCCAACCAGAAGCAGCGCGAGAACGTGAATGAAGCGCTAGAGTTTCTTATTAATGAGGGACATGTGGTGGCGATTGCGCTTGGGCATGGCAATTATATTGTAGATTGTCAAAGATCCTTTCATTATGATTTGGATCGACTGTCCCATGGCGGCAAGATGTTGGTGTACGAAGATATAAAGAAAATAATGCAGAGCGGGCAAAGTTGGCAAGGTGCACTGCGCTACTATTTAATGTTGGCGGATCATATGACTAAAGATAATAGGTGTTCATATAGCCGCCAGTATTTTGCCAATAAACTCAAAATGAACGAGGCATCCCTGACAAGATACAACTCTTTATTAAAGAAGCTGGGCGTAATAATCATTGTGCCTCGCATGGATATGCCCAGTTATTATTATTTAAAGCATAGTACTTGACATTATACTAATTGATATGTTATTATATTGGTGGGCGGGCATGGTGCGCGCCTAATTAAATTTGGAGGAATGATTATGAATCAAGAATTACGTAACAAAATTATATCGACATTATTAGTGCTCGGAATTGTGGCAAGCTCAGTAGTGCTCGGATACAAGCTGGGTATCATGGATGAGCGCATGCGTAACTACGAGCAGCAGATTGAGGTGATGAAGTCAGATGAATAATAAAACAGATATTTTTCTGGCGGTGGCCTTACTGCTGGCCAGCATACTGATCTTCAGAGCGAGCGACGAGAAGGCGCAGGCAGAGACCCAAATGGCTGAACTGCAGAAGCAAATAGTGCAGCTGGCAAATGAGAAGGCGGAGGTTGAGACAGAGCTGGCGGAGGCGCGTGAGGAGAGCTTGACTCTCAGGGAAGAACTTGACACAACACTTGAGATGATGGAGAATCCTATGTCATTATTTGGCGGCACACTTATAGAGCTGACACCTAAAGACGAAAAGGAGCTTATGGGTATCGCAATGGCGGAGGCCAAAGGTCAGGGACTTGTGGGCAAAATGCTGGTAATGAACGTGGTGCTCAATAGGGTTGAGCGCGACGGTAAGAGCATACACGATGTTATATATGCGCCCAACCAGTTTTATGTGGCGGGCATGAGTGAGCCCGATGAAGAGTGTGAAATTGCGCTATTAATGGTGGCGGCTGGCTGGGATGGATCTCAGGGTGCTCTATATTTTTGCAATAGTGGATATAATGGCCCTACCCCACTGTTTAAATATAGAGGCCACTGGTTTTCAAGATGACATAATTACAAAGGAGTATAATTGAATAATGCGTAAATGTTGTGTTTGTGGTAAGCCCGTTAATGACGGAGAGGGGTATGAAGCTTTGGGATATGTATATCATATACATTGTTTTCCTTGGTTCCCCTTGCCCGTTAAGCAGAGATGTTTCTTCTGCCATAAGATTATGAGGAGCGGCGATGATGTGGCGTCGCTTGGTGATCTTGGATGCGGCGGGCAGGACGACATTTGTTGTAGTAAGTGTGTAACCAAGCACTTCGGGAGAAATAAAAATGAGCGAGGCGGTAAGAAAGTCGGGGGCGCTATGCGACCTATGTTTACGTGAGCAGAGGCGAGTGCCAGCTGACGCGATGTTTACAATAAAGTCGAGCCGTTATTACTGGGTGTGTCAGAAACATTATAGGTTTCTCGCACTGACAGGCGGCAAGACCGAAGAAAAACTTAAAACGGAGGATTAATATGAGTCAATGGGATGATTTGCTGCTGATTGATACTTATGAGAATTTGATCGATAATCAGCGCGAGTATATTAAAGAGCTTGAGGATGAAATTGATAGTTATAAGGATGCTCTTGAGATTTCCGAGACAACGCTTAATCAATACAGAAAGTCGTTGACTAATACAAATGCTATAACTGATGCGGCTGTGGCGCTACTTAAGGCGGCGGGTTATGAGGTAACATACGTAGGAGATTAAGATGAAAAAATTTATAGACATTGAGGCGGCTCGTATAGAGGATACTGAGTTTCGCAAAAATAATGTGTCGGGTTTTAATGTTGGAGAGCATATACAAATTACTACTAAAGTTGACGGGTGTTTGCCTAGTAAGACACCTATTAGACTAGCAGACGGAACAGAAAAAACCATTGGCGAAATAGTAAAAAATAAACTTTCCGTGGAAGTACTATCTTATAATACAGAAACTCAAAAAGTCGAGCCTAAAAAAGTTATTGGTTGGTCGGATAATGGTAGACAAGATTTTATGAAAATTACATTTGATAAAGTGGAGGGATTTGGTCATTCTGCATCGGTTTATCCAACACCAAATCATAAATTCTGGACTCAAAACGGATATGTCGCAGCAGGAGAATTAAAAGTTGGAGATAGTGTATATTCAACGGCTATTTATCCTACAGAAATACAAAAACAAGTTATATACGCAAGTATTCTTGGCGATGGAAGTATTTATCCAAACCCTACAACGCGACCACTTGCTAATAAGGGTATTCATTTTTGTAATTCCATTCAGCAAAAAGATTATTTCAATTTTAAAGTTAGGTTGCTATCTCCTTTTATTTGTAATGAACGAGAAGGAATAAGTGGATATGGTACTAAAGTGTATCAAGGAAGAACAAGGTGTCTTCCTAGTATAAACGATGAAATATCGAAAGCAATAATAAATAATAAAAAATATATAAGTAAAGAATTTATAAAAAATCTAACACCTATAGGATTAAGTATATGGTATATGGATGACGGAAGTTTAAAACACTCTTCTGTTCAAAAAGATAGAGCATCTTTACATGTAGAAGCTTATTCATATGATGAAGTAGTAAATATGAAAGATATGCTTTATGAGAAATATGGGATAGAAAGTCATATTCAATTTTATAAAAATAAATATTATAAACTAGATATGAATTTGGTTGGAAGTAATATTTTCTTTTCGTTAGTCGCTCCATATATTATTCCGTCAATGCAATATAAATTACCTGAAGAGTATAGAATGTCTTATACATTTTGGGATAACTATTTTGAAAAACTCATACCCTCTGATAAGGCGTTATACGAACATAAGATCATTTCAATAAATAAAGAATGTAAAAGTTCTATGTGTAGTAGTAAAGGATACGATATTGAGGTGGAAGATAATCATAATTTTTTTGCACATGGAATTTTAACACATAATTCTAATGCGTCCTTATATTACGAAGATGGACATTTGGTAGCGTGCTCAAGAAATAAGGTATTAGATTATAATAATAATCTCAATGGTTTCTATCAGTACGGAACAGAACTTGACACGCTGCTCGGCTGGTTTCAAAACGGTCATGAATCGATGGTGGTATTTGGAGAGTGGAATCTTTGCGGCAATGCCATTAAAGATTATAAGCCCGAATACGCCCGTAATCATTGGATAGTATACGACATATACGACAATGCGACTGGACATTACCTCCCACAGACTTTTGTTAGGAAAATGTGCGACGAGGTTGGACTTACTTATATTCATGTTTTATATGATGGCCCATTTATTTCATGGGATCATGTAAAGTCTTTTATGGCGGGCGATGGATATTACGGGCCAACACAGGAAGGTTGTGTGGTTAAATCTCAGGACAGACTTGAGGGAACTGACAAGTGGTTTTATTTAAAGTTAGTTAATGATTCATTTAAAGAAACCAAGTCGCGTCCTAGGGAAAAGTCACCAGAGGAAATTATCGATGCTGAAAAATGCCAGCGTATTGTAGATGACATTGTTACAAGGCGCCGTGTTGAAAAGGCAATTGAGAAACTTCGCGACGACGGTGAAGTACCTGCAGAGATTACGCCTAAAGATATGGGGGCGGTAGCGAAGGTATTGCCTAAGTTTGTTTATGATGATTGCGTAAAGGAGGAAAAAGAACTCGTTGTTGAGGCGGGGGCTTTGTTTGGCAAAATGTGTGGCAGCAAAACCATGCAGTTTGCTAGAGAAATAATTTTAAATTAAGTAACGGGAGGACTTGTAGTGGGGGATTTTGGTTACAAGATCAACAACTATGAAGCTGGATCAGTGTACGAAGTTATGACTGGGGTGCGCAAGAAGTATGATACTAAATGTGCCATGCTAACTAATTCATTGTTCCTAGATTTTTTAAAGGCTAACGGGCTAAGTACTCGAAATGAAAAATATACGCGCGACGTGATATGTCTCAACTTTAATTACGGGAGCCGAACTTACGATGATGAGCTAGCGCGTATTGATGTTGCATTAGAATCCGATCCAGATAATGATTATTTAAAGGCGTTGCGTGAAGAATGCGTAGCAAATAAAGACAAATTTGATTGCAAAAGTGCAGATGAGATACGAAAGATATTTTATGAGAACGGAGTTACAATTCACTATAAGAACGGTGACGTAAAGTACAAATACTTATATCGTACGGCAGGTAAGGCTAAGGTTGGGTCGTGTATGTTTATCAAGCAGAGCCTGTATAAGAAAGCACATGATTTTCTTTATATGGGCCTCAAACTTCCAAAGCACGATGCACCAATAACAGAGTTTGGAGCATATACATCGTTGGTGACCTCAACTATCGTAGGAAAAATAGAAATTAACCCTGAAGACATTGTGATCCTGAATGATGTAAGGTCTGAATTTAAAACCAATGTGGTAAGTGTCGAGCTAGATAAGAATCAGTGTAGGGCATTATATAAACAAGATTATATTCTTGGTTGTGATATGTTCGATGGACAGGCATTGATTGATTTGTCGATATGTCCTGAATGGACAAATGGATATGTGCTTTTACGTCATCATTTTACAAAGGCGGCGGCATTTGCTACAGACTTGCAGGGATTTTTCAAAGACTATTTTGGTCAGAATTATGATACAGCTTATCTGACGGATATGTGGGGTAATAAACATCTTGTAAAGAATGTAAAAGTTGTAACAACTAATAATTCCATAAAATGGGTTAAATTTGGAGTACCATATGAAACTTGGTGTGAGAAGGTGCGTGAGAATGGGTCAATGTTCGGAATAGTTAAGACTGCACATCCTAGTAAGTTTGGTAATTACCAGAGAATGTCATATCAAATGGTGAATGCTCTCAATAACGAATTTGTGGATGAGGTAGCTGCGCCAACCAGAGACTATGTGAAAGCATTAAAGACCGATCTTAATACTTACCTTGACTTTCTTAAAAGGAACGCAAATTTCTCAAATGATTATGAGGCGTTATTAGCATTATGGACTCAGGATCATAGCTTTGAACAAAGTGAATATTTTAGAGAACGTAAGAAAAAAATTATTTACGACTATACTATGTCGGTAAAGACGGGAAAGCTTTTACAAGTTGCGGATAACCTTGTGTTGTGCGGGAGTCCATACGCAATGTTATTGCATTCTGTGGGCGAAGATGTAAGCAAGGATCCTACGTTTGAAGTCGAGGATGATGCAATACAATGTTACTCAGAAAGATTTGGAGACGGAGAATATCTGGCAGAGTTCAGGAATCCATTTAACTCACAAAATAATCTAGGGTATCTGCATAATCGTTTACATCCATTGATTAAAAAGTATTTTAGATTCGGCAAATTATGTATGGCTGTAAATGTACAAGGAACTAGCTTCTGCGATAGAAATAACGGCTCAGATTTTGATAGTGACTCAGTATATACAACTAACGCACCAGCTATTGTTGAGCATGCAAAGTATTGTTACAAGGTTTATCCAACAATAGTTAATAATATACCACAGAGTAAAAAGAAATATGATTCAACTCCTGCATCATTTGCGGCAATGGATAATTTATTAAGTGCGAGCCAAAGAAATATCGGTGAGTCAAGTAATCTCGCACAAGTATGTCTAACATATACATATAATTATCCAGATCAAAAATATAAAGACTATGCTTGTATTCTTGCAGTTCTTGCTCAATTAAGTATAGATTCAGCAAAGAAATCTACTGCAGTAGACATCACAAATGAGATCAAACGTATACGTGCCGACATCGGCATCAAAGACAATAAATATCCTCCGTTCTGGCAACAGATCAGGAAGGGGTTCCCAACAAACAGAATAAATTTTAAACTCGACTCTCCTATGTGCCGACTATATAAAATGGAGTTCGAGTCATATAAGCCCGAAACGGAAACAATACCCACGGCAGACTTCTTCCAGAAGTTTCCATTAGAGATGAACAAAAGAGTATCGCGTAATGTCGAGGAACTAATAGAGAAATATCAGCTGGAATTATTGGAGACTAGAATAGATAAAGATGATTGTGTGAGTGATGTGGAGAACTATCTCCTACTCAGAGAAGATTTCGAACAGCTCGTGGATGATATAAGACATGTAACATTACCAAGCAAGTATATAGGTTTGTTTAGTTGGTTACTCGATCGTGCGTTTATAATGACGCCACAACTGGAACAGAAAACTGCGGGACTTAAAAGTAAATTATATAAGAATAGAGCGATCTTATTAAGAGTATTATATGAGGTAAACCCTGAAGCATTATTAAAATGTTTTTCAAAAAATTTGCAAAATCAGGCAAAAATTGGTACCACCTCGACAAATGATGTGCCTGAAACCCGCATGGATACAGCATCTTGACATAATAACAAAGTCCGTATATGAGAGGGTGGCATTATTGCCCTCTCATACGGAACATAAATTGATTGAACAAGGAGATAACAGAAATGGCAGAGTGTTATATAGACCTCAGTTCCATAATCAACGGAGACAAAGGCGACATATATGATAAACTTCAGGCTGAATTTTTACAAAATAGGATGCTCGTACTTAATCAGGATGTAGATTCCACACTGATTGATGATGCGGTGTCGTGGATTCTCCAATGGAATCTTGAAGATGTATGTCTTGCTAAGAAAGATAGAAAACCCATTACGCTGATGATTCATAGTTATGGTGGTGATATGTTTGCCGCTGGTGCCCTCATGGATGTTATTCAGACTTCTGAGACGCCTATTAGAGCAATTGGACTTGGCTTCATTGCCTCGGCAGCTTATTACATATATCTTGCGGCTCCTGAAAGATATGCTTTTAATAACAGTATTTTTCTTCAGCATGACGGAGAAGTTGATTTGTCGAACTCAACTGGTAAGGCAAAGGATACAATGAAATTTTTTGATGGCATGAATGAGAAGATTAAACAGTATGTTCTTGATAATACTAAGATGAGTGAGAAGACATACGACGAAAAAAATGATCGAGAGTTTTACATGTATGCCGAAGAAGCAAAAAAGTACGGGATAGTCCATAAGATAATCGGCAAGGATGTAACATTAAAAGCGGTATTGAAAGGATAAAAATGGAGAATATCGAATTAGAACTTGAGAAGATAGGAATGTCGGTTGAAGATTATGAACAGTGTCTGTCGGATATCGTGGACAAGCTCGATGGTAATCTTGATATAGATTGGGAAGAATTAAAAGATATATATAATATTCCCTACGCAACCGATGTACTAAGAAAAGCAAATGGTACTTTATTTGGCGGCTATGCTGTTAAGAAGTATTATGAAAATAAATATGGATCAACAGGAAACCTTGGATTTGATGATAAACTTTGTAGTCTTCGAAAAGAGCGTTATAAAATTCAAAGTGAAAAAATTGAGTTTAATAAAAACATACGCGAATTAGCGCGTGATGAATTGATTGTTGAACATATTAAAGAAGCAATTAAGACTCTTCCGCCTATCAAGATTCCTAAGGTTGTGACGGTGGGCGAAAGCGACAAGGAGTATCTCCTGTGTTTAGCCGATGCTCATTATGGTATAGAATTTGAGATCAAGGATTTATTTGGCAATATAGTAAACGCTTATAGCCCCGAGATATTTGAACAGAGAATGAATGCTCTTCTCTCCGATGTTGTTACAACAATAAAAAGAGAAAAGATACGTAAATTATCTGTGTGGGAGCTTGGGGATGGTATCCAAGGGATGTTAAGACTTAATTCTCAGTTAATGCAATTAAGATATGGAGTGATTGAGTCTTCTCTATTATATGCAGAGTATATGGCAAACTGGCTGACCGCCTTGAGCGAACATGTAGTTATCGACTTCCAGATGGTTGTTGATAGCAATCATAATCAACTTAGACTGTGTGGGGCACCCAAAAATGCTTTTCCCGACGAAAATATGAGCAAGGTAATTAGTTCATTTTTAAAAGAGCGTCTCAAAAATAATAAGAATATTATTGTTACGGAAAATGAGACAGGAATGAACTACGGGGTGTTCGCGGGAAGCTCAGTCCTTGGAATACATGGTGAGGTTAAAAATCTTGCCGATGCTATAAACGATATTGGTCGAGCGTATAATATGTCCTTTGATTATATAATAGCTGGTCATAAACACCATGCCGAAAATACTGAGGTTGGTATTAATGCCGAAGCAATCCATATTAGAAGTATAATTGGTGTAGATCCATTTGGAATGTCACTTAACAAAACTTCAAACGCTGGAGCTTCAATGTTTGTGTTTGAAAGTGGTAAAGGAAAGACGTGCGAATACACTTATAAACTTAATTAATCCACTCGTAGAGGGCTAATTCTGTCCTCTATATTATATTCATAGATTCTTCCTTCCGTGATTGCGTTCCTTCCACTGCTGTCCTAGCGGTGGAGGGGGCGCAGATAGCTCGACTACCATGTGTAGAAGGAGTTACTAAAGACGTTATGTTTTATACATAGTGTTTTTTGCAAATGTTGTGTCGGGAGCGTATATCGACATAAATAAAAGGTACGCAACCAAATGTTTCCCGCTACCCGAGATGCGGTATATAAAAGCTCGGGGTTCAAATGTTTTGTCTCCTCTCGCTTATGTCCTATAGGTGGAGGGGGCGCAAAATTTTCAACTCATCTGTCATGTGTAGAAGGAGTCTTCGAAGACGTCATATAAAGATTGGTGAACCTCCACCATAAAAGAAGCGAGGGACGATAAAGATGGGTGAACGTCCACCTATATAAGCGACGAACGATAACGATAGCTGTTATGAAATTTGATCAATTATGGCGTCTTTTGTTTTTTGGGGTCGATGGCTGTGGACGCAATTAGTGCGTATCTTAATGGAGGTTCGATCCCCCCTCGGCTGCTTTATTCATAGTAACGTGAGGCATATTGAAATTTTGATTAAAATCTAAACGTTATGGGAGACGTATATTCCTGCTAAGTTACTATGATACATATCGACTGTAATTACAGGCGGTAGTAATGATCGTGTTACGGAAGCTTGCGGGCCCGTGACCTGAAAAGGTTCCTACGGGAACCTTTGTTATGCAGCTACAGTTTGGGGAGAATTCCCCGAGGCAAGGTGCAACTCCTTGCTGCTGCACTGACTCCATGGAGGCATGGAGCCTATAGACTGTCATAAGCGTCGCGACCGCTAAAGATAAAAATAGTCGCGCTACAAATGTTTGCCCTCGGTCGTTAAGCGCCGAGGGCTTTTGATTAAAAGGATAAAATGGTGAAATATGGCAACGAATTTACAACCCGCGCCATTAGGCGAGGAATCAAAACTTGGTGTCGCCGACATGCGCAGGATTTATAGCAAGTTTGCTGACACCTATAATAAAATGCTTGACTGTGACATTATGTATTGTCCTAAGTGCGACAACTGGAAGCGTAACACTGGTTATCATACTGGCTTCTATAAAGACGCACGCTTTAAGGCAGGATATTTTCCTATATGTAAAGAATGCGTGCAGATGTTGGTAGAACAAAGAAAAAGAGAATCTGATCCACCTAACGAAACAAAGGAAAGCGTAATGAAGGTTCTTGAGCTTATGGATAAACCTTATTATGACGAAGTGTATATGAACGCTGTTAATGGTGTGGATAATCAGAAGAATGATCCGACCAACAGAAAAACTTATCAATCTCCTTTCGCTGTTTATATTACGCAGATACAAAGTCTGCCGCAGTATAAGGGGCGTAAGTGGAAAGATAGTAAGTTTGGAAGTTATGAGCAGCGTCCAGTTGAAGAGAAGTTTGACGAGAGCGATGAGATATTTGTAAATGCCAAGAAACATTTTGGTAATGAATACAGCTTGCATGATTTGCATTTTCTTGAAACAGAGTATTCTGACTGGTGTGATCGATATGAATGTAATTCTAAAGCTCAAGAAGAGTTATTTAAGAATATTGCATTCACTCAGCTTGAATTGCATAAGGCGCGACTTAACAATGAATCCACTGATAAGTTAACCGCTACATTGCAAAAGCTTATGGAAACTGGTGATATTACGCCTAAACAAAATAAGAATGATGTTACTGGTGGCGTGGAGTCTTACGGACAACTTATACAGAAACTTGAAGAGACACGTCCTGTTGCCGATATAGACCCCCAGTTTAAAGATGTAGATAAGATTGGATTATATATCAGTGTTTATTTCTTGGGACACTTATGTAAAATGCTTGGTATTAAGAATAAGTATTCTAAAATGTACGATGACTATATGCGTCAATATGCTGCCACCCGTCCAGAGTTTAGTATAGATGAGGATTCAGAAGACATATTTAATAAGATCTATGGTGGCGCATTAGATGAGTAATAAAAAGAGCTTTGCTCAGATACAACAGGAAAAATATGATAACCTAATGGAAGGTGTGGCAATATGGACAGCGTTTTATCGTGCGAATCCTCAACGCTTTGCTGCTGAGTTTTTAAATATTCAATTGGGTATATTTCAAAAAATTTTGTTGTATGTAATGAATTTGTGTACGGTCTTCAATTGGATCGCGAGCCGAGGCTTAGGCAAAACGTATTTAATTGCACTTTATTGTGTGATTAGGTGTATTCTTTATCCCGCTACAAAAGTATGTGTAGCATCTGGAGTTAAGTCTCAGGCGGTTGAGATTATAGGTAAGATTGAAACCGACTTCATGAAATTACATGACTGGGGTAGCAGTAATCTATCAAATGAAATTGAAGAAATCACTACAGCAATAAATAATCCACATGTTACTTTTAAAAATGGATCGTGGATTAAAGTTGTTACGGCAAGTGATACCGCTCGTAGTAATCGTGCAACTATAGTAATAATAGATGAATCAAGAATGGTTAAGAAAAAAATAGTACAAGACGTTCTTAAAAAATTCTTGACCTCGCTCAGAAAACCTCCCTATATGAATCTGCCTGAATATAAAAATAATCCCAAATATCAGGAAAGAAATATAGAGATGTATACGACATCCGCATACTATAAGAGTTCGTGGATATTTGAAAAGTGCAAGTCTGATGCTGCGCTTATGCTAGATGACAATAAGAGATATTTTTGCTGCGGCTTACCATATGAAGTTGGCATTGAAGAAGGTATCTTTTCAAAAGAAGCTGTTGAAGACGAAATGTCTGAAGCGGATTTTGATCCTATTTCATTTAGGATGGAACGTGAGGCTTTGTTCTATGGCGAAGCGGAAGATGCTTTTTATAAATACGACGAAGTGTCAAGTTGTCGTGTGATTAAGAATGCTTTCTTGCCATTTGAGTTTTATGAAAAACGTGGTATAAATGTTCCTGATCTTGCAGAAGGTGAACGTCGAATATTATCTGTGGATGTTGCGCTCATGGCAAGTAAGGCAACCAATAACGATGCTACTGCAATAGAAATTAATATTGCAACGCCTAGTAATAACGGAATGGCGTCACATATTGTTTATGTGGAAACTTTTGAAGGTAAAACAACCGAAGAGGTTGGTATTATTATAATGCGATATTTTAATCATTATAAGTGTACCGATCTAGTACTGGATACAAATGGTATTGGACTTCCAGTATATGACTTTATCGCTCGTCCGCAGTTTGATGCGGAGACTGGTGAAACATATGATGCTATGTGTAGTTGCAATGATGTAGCCATGGCGGAACGTTGTAGAGAGCCCAACGCAAATAAGTGCGTATGGACTATTAAGGCGTATGCACAAGAGAACTCTGAAATGGCTACTGCTCTTCGTGCGGGTATACAGACTGGTAATCTCTCACTATTAATCAATGAATATGATGCAGAGCAAGTAGTAAAAAAAGTTGCTGGCTATGCATCTATGTCGACTGAAGAAAAAGTGAAATTACTTATGCCGTACGCACAGACAACTGCGTTGGTTAATGAGATGGTTAACCTCGAAGGTAAGATTGTAGATAACAAGGTTAAACTCAAAGAACATTCAGGTATGCGTAAGGATAGATTCTCAAGTCTTGAATATAATTATTATGTGGCTCAGATCATTGGTCGCGAGATGCAACGTAAAAATGATGAGAGTACAAAATCTTTGTTAGACTTACTTGGATCTTCTATTCGTAAAAGTTCGATTATAAAATAAAATAAGACGATGCGGGCCTCAAAACTCGCGTCGTTATTTTATCGTCTATTATTGACGATAACACTCTGCTAGGACGCTGTGCTGTCAAAGGTGCAGTGTCCATTTCTAAATTATAAGACGAAGGAGGATTTAACATGGGCACACTAATAGCCTTAGATAAAGATTTAATATGGGTTCATGGCGGCAGTAGTCCTACTCCCCCCGAACCAGATATACCTGACGGCACAACTGCTATACCTATAAATGATGTGGTTATTTGGCAAAAGTGTGCTGGATTAACTCAACAATATGATACGTTGGCAGAAGTGCTGGCGGACAGTGGTATTGTTAGAACGCTGATGAATAGTAAGAATGCTGTTAATTATCTGGTAAGGTCTACTACATGGGCAAGTGATGTATGTGCAGATCAAACAGCTATGACATATATCGGTGCTAATGATTATGCCAGCAATACACTTCTTGCTGATAGCGATTGGAATACTGCAATACAGAATAGTACATACTTTGAGAGTGTTGATAATGTCAAAGTTCCTGCTATGACGAGTAACACTACTCCGAGTGGTGAGTGCTTTGCTGATAGTCAGTTAAATGCAAGTTATTCAGCTTTTAAAGCATTTGATGGTAATGATGACAATGCTTGGGCGAGTGTTAGCGGTGATACATTTCCACACTATGTCGGATATCATTTTCCTTCTTCCGTTCGTGTTCATAAAGCAAAGATTGGATACAGAACGGCAGGTGTTGGTGGTGTTCAGCACATTACTGTTAAAAACTTTAATATTCAAGGCTCTATTGACGGAAATTCTTATATTAATTTATATACTGGCATAGCAACCGATAGCACAGAGGCATATTCAGCAGAATACAATTTTAACAACAATAACGATTATACATACTATCGTTTATATGTAACTTCAACATACGCAAGCACAAACCCTTGTACTTGTTCCATGCTTCAATTCTACGGCAGACAAAATGGTGGAGTACAGTCGTGGCTTACTGCGGGCGGAGTTACAGATAAGAACTATACTACTCTCTCACAAGTTCTTAATGATCCCGTTACTCTTCAGACACTCATGCAATCTGAGAATGCAGTCAACTATCTCGTTACCTGTAAAGGATGGATTGACGAAATTTGCTCTAATGAGAACGCCATGACGTATATTGGGTATAGTAATTATGCAAGTAATACGTTGCTCGCTGATAGTGACTGGAGAGTTAAGATATGTACGTCTACTTATTTTGAAAGCGTACTCAACGCTAAGGTTCCCGTGATGACTGGTAATACTGAGCCGAGTGGAGAATGTTCTTTTACTAATCTTTCAAATAGTGGATTATATGGTAGTAGTCAACCATATCAAGCATTTGATGGGAACACCACAGTTTGTTACATGAGTGGAAATAGTAATTCATTTGGTCGGTTTATTTACAAATTTGATTCGCCTTTAAAAATATATCGATGTGACTTAGATATGATAAATACATATTTCCCTCAATACACAAATTCAGGCTCTTATCCAAGACGTGTTGTTAAGAGTTCCGATGGAACGAATTATACTTCATTAAAAGAGTGTTATAGTGCCGTAGTAAACCAAAGTGTTTTTAGTTGGAATTTTGACAACGATGAAGATGCTGAATATTTTGGAGTAGAATTAGGAAATATAAACAGTACCCAATCCTATACTGGTGTGCGTGAATGCCAATTCTATGGAAGAGTAGACATTTAATTAAATATACCACTCCATACGGAGTGTTATATATTTCAAAATCGATTTATTTATACAAGGGTACCACGCCGTCAAAAGTGTGGTACCTGTTTCTATTTTTATAAGGAGGAGTAATAAATGATTACAGCAATAGCGCTGGGGAGAACGCCTGTGTGGGCGGATAGTAGCTTTACTCCCCCTAAAATATTACCCAATGGTAAGACAGAGTTACCCACGGATAACATACAGACGTGGCTCAACTGTGCTGACATCTGGGATAAAGATTATCAAACACTTGGTCAGGTAATGGCTGACACCGAAACACTGTCCGCACTGATGGCGGACGAGAATGCAGTTGACTATCTGGTCAGAAGTAAGACGTGGATAAGTACTGAAGTTTTAACACCAGTAATGACTGATGATACTCATCCTGTTGGATATATTGCAAGCGCAAGTAGTTATGCTGAAGGTTACGAACCTTATAAAGCATTTAATAATGCTGGTAATTCTAGTGCTTGGAAAGCTGATACTGCTGGTGATGGGCAGTGGTTACAAATTGAACTTCCTACTGCGGAAATTCTTGATACCATACAGTTTACCGATGAAAAGATAAATAATTATAACATCATAAATACATTAACAATTTATGGAATAAATGATGGAGAACCAATTGAAATTGGTAGCATGAAACTTAACAATTTACATGATAATGTTGTAAAGCATAAGATGTATGGCAATAATACGGCATATAAAAAATATCGTTTTGAATTCACCATGGCTACTGGATATACAGCAACTATTAAAGAAATAGTTCTTAGAACTAAAACAATTGGTGGATTATGCGATAATGCTACTGCCATGACATATATTGGATTGAACAATTATGCTGCTAATACATTACTTGATGATTATGATTGGCGCGTGGGAATATGTATGTCTAACTACTTTGAAAGTGTACTTAATGTTAAAGTTCCTGCAATGACTGGTAATACTACTCCGAGTGGAATATGCACTGCGAATCCACATAGTGGGCCAATTGGATATTCTTATCTTGCTTTTGACAAAGATTTAGATACAAGATCTGGAATGAGCGCTGCAATAATGTTGGATAGCAGCTTTGTTATCCCTTACTGGAGTATAGGTTATCGTTTTCCTAGTAGTGTAAAGTGTTATAGATATGATATAACTCCTTGTAACACATCAACAAATGTATTTATGGATAAATATAATGTAGATTGTGGAAGTGGTAATGCTATGATAGGTACTCAAATTGCCCCAGTTACCACTGGGATAACTCACGCATATGTGTTTGAACAAAATCTAACTAAAGATGTTTGGTATCAACTTAAAATTTATATACCTAAAGGCCCACAAGAAGGAGCCGAAACACAACACGATAAAATGATTTATATATCTGAGATCCAGTTTTATGGTCGCGAAGATGTTTAAAGGAGGAAATAATAATGACTTTAGAGAAGAGGGTTTCAAACCTTGAGAATTTAGTCGCATCGGTTATTAGTATGTATGGTATTAAAACAAGATATAATGAGGCAGACAAATCAGCATTGCGCCAGACTAGTTCTCAGCAAGGTGAAGAAATTAAAACTAATACTGTTGGTATAAATGAAAATGATACAGCCGTCTGTGATGTTGCCGAATTATCCGATGTAAATTCACAGGCTATCGACGATCTTGCAGAGATGGTTGATGAATTGGCTCAAAAGATTGCGGAAATGGAGGGATAAAGATGGTAGCAAAATACAGTCGGCATTTAGAGGAAAGAGACATCAACGAAAAGACAGACAAGGTTTGGACAATCATGGATGTTCCGAACACTTGGAGAAAAAAGACCGAGGCAAAGGTCATTGCTGATGGCTATGAATTTCTTGAGGACGGAACTGCTGTCAAGAAGGAAGACAACGAATAATTTGTGATTCCCCATCACACTAGGGGACTAAATATAAAAGAAAGGATGGGGATGTAATGGATATTGTTTCATATGCATTGTCGCGAAAATACACGGACAATACAGTTATTGGTCTTGGTGCTATTAAAGGAGCACCTTGTACTATTAAATCTGCAGTTCATCAAGATGGGCAAAATATTTTGACATTTGAGTGGACTGGCAATGATGGAACTAAACAGACAACGGTTATTACAATATCTGATGGAACACCTATATATGAATGGATATCTGGTGATCATTATAAATATGGGGACTTAGTTATTTATTCAGGTGCATTTTATAGATGTATCGTTGCTAATAGTGATATAACGTTTGATAGTACAAAGTGGTCTGAGATTGGCGGAGCGGATTCTCAATATGATATAGTTGAAGATTCTTCTCAGTTGCCAATGCGCTTTACTCCTGCAGATAGGCGAATGTACTACTCTATTCAAGACTGTGCTTTCTGGTTATGGGACGGATATAAATGGTCGTTACAAGAAAGAGCAATAACTGATACAGAAATAATGCAATTGTTTGCATAATAATTTTAGAAAAGGGGATAAAAAAAATGGCAATTATACAAAAAACATTTCTCGATTTAGCTGGTCTTACAACTTATGATACTCAAATTAAGGATTGGGCCAACAGCGCGGCACAGGCAGGCTATAAGAGCGTACTGCTTAGTGCGGATGGTAACAACGTTTACTTCTATAAGAAGCCGAACGCTGTACTTGGAACCGATACTCCTGATGCTACTATTGCACTTGGAGGCGGTGATGTTGCTACAAAGCTTGATGCGCTCGCTAGTGCATGTGGTGCTGTTTGGGATAGCACTAATGAAGTATACACTCTTGCACTTGATTCTACGTTTGATCCCGCTACAACCACCATATTGGATGCGCTCAACGAGCTTAAGGGACAGATCAATGTACTTAATGGATCAGACACTACTTCTGGATCTGTAGCAAAGTCTGTTAAAGATGCAGTTGAAGCTCTTGATGCTTCTGAGTTTGCACTTGCTACTGAGGCTTCAGGCGTTGTCACCATTAAGGGTATTAAAGAAGTTGATGGTGTTATCGAAGTTGGCACCAACTCTGCTAACGACGTAACACTTGCTAAGGTTGCAACAACTGGCGCCGCTGAAGATGTATCTATTGCTGATGCTGGCGGATATCTTACCGCTACTAATGTTGAGGATGCTCTTCAGGAACTTGCGCAGGCATCTTCTGGCGGAGTTGCTTCTAAAACTGTATATGTTACCGAGACTACTGGTACTTCCAGCGATCCTTTCAGCAAGAGATACGGAGTATATCAGGGTGCCGATGGCGATCCCACTTCACCCGTTCCCGCTGAAAAACTTGTTGATATCGATATTCCTAAAGATATGGTTGTTGAGTCTGGTAGCGTTGTTGACATTACTTATGATTCAACCGATGGAAAACTTTATGATGGAACTACCGATGTAACTGATCTTATCAAGGGAGCTGGCGGAACCGCTACTGCTGCCGATGCTGGTAAATATATCAAGCTCGTTATTGCCAATGCGACAAGTGATATTATTTATATCGCTGCCAAGGCTCTTGTTGATATCTACACCACTGAGCAGAACGCTGCCGAAGTTCAGCTCACAATTAACAATAACAATGTAATTTCTGCTGCTGTTGTTAATATTGATGGCTCTAAGGTTGGATATACTTATAGCGCTGGTACCATGACCGAATCAGTTGCTGCTGCACTTACAAGACTTGATGGCGCAGATACTGTTAGCGGATCAGTTGCTAAAAAGATAAAGGATGCAATTGGCGATCTTGATACTGCAAGCGATGTTTCAATTGCATCATACGCAACTGGCACATCTGGAGCGGCTGACGTTATAACACTTACTGGTTCTATTGAAGAGACTGATGGTGTCGTTGGGGCTGGAAGTGCTGATACTATTACACTTAGCACAATAACAACAGCACAGATCAATGCTTTATTCTCATAAATAAAAACTGAAGGAGGTTGAGATAACGAGAATGAGTAATATAAATAAAGATATCCTTGATCTCCAAGGTTTAACTACTTACGACGGAAAAATAAAAACGGAAATAGCTAAGAAGGCTAATGACTTTGTGCCCATCGAATATGCTGACTGGCTTGAATTGACGGATGCCGAAAAGAGTTTGCATAATTGGAAACTTTTGCATGTTCCTGACGATGGGCCTGAGCCTGTGCCAGATGTTCCCGATGGAAAAACTGTTACACCTACAGACGATGTGGAAATATGGTTAAAATGCGCGGGAATTGAGGATAGCGGTTATACTACACTTGCGGAAGTTATGGCTGACACAGGTGTTTTATCAGCCCTTATAGCAGATTCAAATGCTGTTGATTATCTTGTGAGGTCAACAACATTTGCAAGCAATGTATGTGCAGACCAAAATGCAATGTCTCTGATTGGATTGAACAATTATGCATCAAACACTTTGATTGCAAATTCAACATGGAACACTGCAATCCAAAACAGTGCATATTATGAAAGTGTTGATAATGCCAAAATCCCTACAATGACAGGAAACACAACACCAAGCGGAACGTGTTATGCAAGTTCTTATTACAGTTCAGCATATCCTTATTTGGCATTTGACAACAACAATCAAACACAGTGGGAATCAAATACTGTTGTTTCAGGTGGTGAATATATTGGATATACTTTCCCGTCAAATATTAAAGCATTAAAATTTTATTTAATTATATTCAATGCATCAAGTTCTCAAATAACTTTTAATTATAGAATCACCGCAAACAATGGTTCTGTTGTATTGAAAGATAATCTCTCAATGACACTCCCTGCAGGGCGTGGTTCATATGCAGTTGCAACCATTGTTCTTGATTCACCTGCTGAATATTCAGATTTTAGAGTTGAGAGAGTTTCAGCATCAGCAGCATCAAGATTTGGTGCATACAGTGTTCAAATTTACGGCAGAGTTGATGTTTAAACTCGCTCCGCTTGTTAGTAACTTAAATTGGTAATAGTAGCAATAGCTATTATTATATATTGGGGAAACGAACTTAGTAAACGGTCGGTTTGTTTTCCCAGCGTCTTTTAAACCCCTCATATTTAGTACAGGCACCGCATAATGCAGTGCCTGTACGACTGATTAAAAGTGAATAAACGGCAAAATATTATTTCAAAAAAAAGAGAGGTAATTATTATGGCTGATTATTCTAATTGTATTTTAATATTGATAACATTAATTGTAATTTTAGGTTTTGCCATAGTAAAAGGTTACACATAATATGGCATATGTATATAAAAATCCTAATCCAATTAAGAACCTCGTGGGCGATTGTGTAGTAAGGGGAATATCAATATTGACAAATAAATCTTGGGAATATGTTTACATAGGAATAGTAAATAAAGGTTTAGAAATGTTTGATATGCCTTCATCGAATGAAGTGTGGTCGGCATATTTAAGATCGTTAGGGTATAACAAATACATTATACCTAATACGTGTCCAGATTGTTATACGATCAAAGACTTTTGTTCGGACAATCGCAGAGGGAGATATTTATTGGCAACTGGAAATCATGTAGTCGCAGTTATTAACGGCGACTATTTTGATACATGGGATAGTGGAAACGAGATCCCAATATATTATTTTCAGAAAGGAGTTGATAAATATGACACCTTATAATTCGCCTTTTCCCGCGACTTATAATCCCTATCAAAACTATTATCCCACACCCAACATACCGCAGCATCAGGAGTTACAGCCTGACACAAATATGATTTGGGTACAAGGTGATAGTGGCGCAAAGGCATATCCAGTGCAAAATGGTAAAAGCGTTGTGCTGTTTGATTCAGAAGAAAAAAGATTTTTCATAAAAGCAGTAGACGTAAATGGTATGCCTTTACCATTAAAAGTGTTTAATTACTCTGAAGCAATAGAGACGGAAGATACTAAGCCAGAGATTGATACCTCGCAGTTTATTACTCGCGATGAATTTGACGAAGTGATTAGTTCTTTAAAGAATAAATCACAACAGCAAAATCAACAGCAAAAGAATAATGGAGGTAATAAGCATGGCAAACCCACTGTACAATGAACAAATGCAGAATGGAATTCAGTCTCAACTCAATTCGTTAATGTCTAATCCATCGGGATTTTTAGCTAAATATAACATAAATATCCCGTCACAATATCAGAATGATCCGCAAGGTTTAGTACAATACTGGCTTAATAGCGGATGTATGACTCAAAACCAATTGAATAGTGTAATACAAAAAGCACAACAGTTTGGTTTTAAAATCTGATATCAAATCACAAGATGCGCATAGTGATTAGATATAAATAGAATCTGACGTTAATTGTCAATGACCGAAAATAGTTATCGGTAGAAAGGAGTATGTTTATGGCACTTACAGATTCAAACAACATGTTCATGCCCGTAGCACCCGCAGGAGGTTACGGCAACGGTTTCGGAGGAGACTGTGGATGGTAAAACAGATCTGCCATCGTTAAATCGCGGTATTTAACGGGAAAGCTGAAATGCCAATCCGAGTCGAAGGCTGTACTAAGTACAGTCAGACGCAACGCATAGGTGGTGAAAAGATATAATCCACCCACGAGACCGCGACAGTTATATATACAATGTGGAAATATATATAATTGAAAAGATATGCTGAACTTACACGAAAAGAAAGTGTAAGAAGTACGGAATAAAAAGTCCGTACGGTAACATATTGGGATTATCATCCTTCTCTTCGCTCTTGGTTGGGGTAACAACGGTTTCAGTGGAAACGGAAACGATTTTCCTTGGCTTATGAGTGGACAGAATAGTGGTTTCAAAGATACCGTACTCAATGACAACATCACTTCAGTAAGAGATGGTGTTGCCGCACTTTCTAATCAGCTCTGCAACAATCAGATCGCTGATATGGAAAGAAGTTTTGCAGCTCAGACCGCAGCAACTCAGGGTATGACTGCAATTCAAGCACAGCTTTGCAATGGTTTTTCAAATAATGCAGCAGCATCTGCTGACATAAAGTATACCATCACAACTGAAGCATGTGCAAACAGAGCAACGAGCACCGCAAATACTCAGGCAATTCTCGACAAGTTATGCCAGCTCGAGCTCGACGGATACAAGAGAGAGAACGATCAGCTCAGAAGTCAGCTTCAGCTTTCTCAGATTCAGAATGCTCAAGCAGCTGAGGTAGACGCTCTCTACAACAGACTTTCTAGTTGTCCTATTCCTTCAACTCCTGTCTATGGCAGAACTCCCATCTTCACCTGTGGTGGCGGATGTGGATGTAATGGTGTCGTAGCGTAAGGAGGTGATATTATGGCAGAATATCTCGCTAATGCTACTCAGTCAGTAGCACTGAACAATCCAATTTTGTTCACGGCGTCTATACCTTGTCCTAATGGTTGTGTATATCATGAGGACGAAACTGGTATTTTTATTCTCCGTGGTATCACAAGCAACTGTTTTGCAAGATATCAGGTTACATACAATGGTAATATAGCGGTTCCTGAGGGAGGCGCTGTTACGCCTATAGCAACAGCAATATCTGTTAATGGCGAACCTCGACCTACTAGCACGGGTATTTTTACACCTCAGGCTGTAGATGAATTTGGTAATGTAACTAGCACAGTAATTGTTACTGTACCCAGAGGCTGTTGTTTTAGTCTCTCTGTAAGGTATGTGGATGCTACCGTTGACAATGCGGCCGTAACTCCCACACCTACAATTGAGGTACGAAATTCAAATCTTGTTATCGACAGAATAGCTTGAGAAAGGAGAATATCACAATGATGAAAGAACTGTATGATTTATGTGATAAGCTCAAGGGTGAAATCAGAATGATAAACACCAAGGGCGATATATCTCCTACTGAACTTGAACGTACTTATAAGGCAGTAGATATTATCAAGGATATTAAAACCATAGAAGCTATGGAGGATTATTCCGATGATGAATATAGCGGTCGTAGATATTATTATGACGACGATATGAAGTACGCTCGTGATAGGAGTTATAGGAGAGATGGACGTTATATGAGTCGCAATGACGGATATAGCGGACATGAGGATAAAGAGGAAATGATTCGTCAGATTGAAGAGATGAAGAAGAAACTCGATCAAATGTGATAATAATAGAGTTGCGGAGAGGAGCTACGGCTCCTCTCCTGCTCTTATATATAGATTATAACTTGAAGAACAAATAATTGGAGGTGACAGTATGGTCATTAATAAAAAATTCAATACGGTTTTTGCATCCACTTGGGAATTGTTTGGTAAGAGCACAGAAGTAAAACCTACTAGGGCTACTGTTACTGACAATAATGACCTTATCCCAGATGGAAGTATGTTTATGGAACTTGATACAGGCGAAGTATATTATTACGACAAAGAGCTGGATACTTGGTCTCCGATTGGATAATAATTGTGAAAGGGGGAGTTGTCAATGGCGACATCTACCAAAGCTACGGGCAACACCCGTAAGGCAGCAGAGATAAAAGAACGTCTAGAGTTTGATGATGTGTTGTTTAAAAAAACACAGGACACTCTACTTAAAATTAAAGATCCGAATAAACAAAATATTCAAAGTATCATTGGTAAGGATAGAAAACTTATTAGACAATACTTACAGAATCCTGCAAGTAATGAGGGTAACCTTATAACTTCGGCTCGTTATTTGTTTTATAGAACTCAAATATTCTTTAGATTAGTACACTTCTACGCTAACATGTTTGATTTTAGATGTAGACAAGTAGTACCAAATATAAGTTTGACAAAAACAAATAACCCCAAAAAAATTCTTAAACAATATAATGACACTCTAAATTGGCTTGATAAGTATGATATACAAAGCATAATGCTTCCTGCTCTTATCAGGGTATTTAGAGAGGATGTGTTTTATGGAATATTCTATCGTGATGATAGCGGAAGCGTACTTTATCCGCTTGATCCGTCATGGTGTAAAATTGACGGGATATATAGTTCTCACGATTATTCATATGCAGTAGATATGAGTAAATTTAAATCACAAACAATGCAAGAATTATTAGGTTGGTTGGGCGATCCCCTTCTCTCGATGTACAAAGAATATGAAAGAACTAATGAGAGATGGATACATATGGACGATAGATACACGGCATGCTTTAAATTCCGTACAGATGATATCGACCATGTATTGCCGCCAATTATGGCTATTTTTCAAGAGTTAGCTTCTCGAAATGATTTATCTGATTTACAAGCAATTGCTGATGAACTAAGCATATATAAACTTTTACTCATACCTATGAAAACAATAAGTGGAAGTAAACGCAGTGATGATTTTGAGGTATCTCCCGAATTAATGCTTGGGTATTATAATAGGATGCTCGAAAGTCTTCCTGATTATATTGCAGCTTCACTTATACCAGCAGATGTAGACAAAGATAATGTTCTTGATTTTTCAACAACTTCGTCAGATAAAGATGTTGATAGGCTTGAACAAAGTGATAAAACGTTACTTGGTACTGCTGGTGGTGGTGCTGTACTAAACGCCAATATGATTACGTCAACCGCAGCATTTAAAGCGTGGCTTAAGGCAGAAACAGAGTTTGCAATATCTCCGCTTATTCCACAGATTCAGGGATTTACAAATCGTATGCTTAAATACGACGCTGCTAATCCATGCACAGTGAAGTATTTCGAAGTGTCTATATATACAAAAGAAGATTTGCAAGCTACTCTCCTTGAATCATGTCAATATGGGTTTAGTAATAGACTTGCTTATAATACATTTAATGGTGTAAGTGAGAAGGCAACTATTGCTATGCAAATATTAGAAAACGAAATTTTCGATCTGCCTGATAAAATGATACCTTTAGCATCCTCTTATACACAAAGTGGCGATGGTGAAGAAGGGGGCAGACCTAAAGTACCCGATGATGAGATAAGTGATTCGGGTGAAAGAAGTAGAAATGCATAAAGGGGGATATATAGATGAGTGAAGAAATAGTAAAACCAATTGATATATATGCCCCTAAATTTAATTTTAAATTAAAGGGACATACGAAGATTGAATTAAACAATCCTTATCGTAAGCAAGTATTTGAAGACGATAATGTTGTGCAATCTTCGATTATTGAAAAACAATTCCGCACTATGGGAAATTGGAACACCGATATATTCCGTGGATCTTGGAGTCCGTTATGGAAATATCTATTTGGCGGAATATATTTATTTGACATGCCAGTTCCCGTTGGTAGTGAGTATATGCCGCAAGGCGTAATGATGACTGCTAATGGAGCCGCTAGCACTGTTAATAATGCCGCTCCTTATGAAATGGGATCATGGGACGCTGTTAAGTCTTCTATAGATGCGACTGAATGTAAAATGGTTTACAATTGGAGTCAGCAACAAGGTAACGGCGATATATCTAGTATATGCCTTACCAGTAGAGTTGGCGGATATATAGGTTACGGAAATAAAGATGGCGTACAAAAAACTACTATTGGATTATTAACCGACCAATATACAGCGTGGGCCGATACTGGAAGCGCTAGTGTCAGTAGCCCTTGTCCGACCAAAGTTGTTTATAATAATTCATACCTAACTATTAAAATAAATAATTCCACCAAAGTAGTTACTGTAGATGTTGTTCCATATGTTTTTGATAGACTTAATGTTCTTGCGGAATCAAAAACATTAACATTTAATTATACTAATACTCTTAGTGGCGATATGAATATCACTGGATTCGTTGCTGATGGCAAGGGTAAGTTCGCTATATCAGAAAGAAAGGCAACGCCTATTGGGAGTACACGTAGAATACTAGTGTTAGATATGGAAAATGAAACACTTGACGAATACGAGATAACAAACAATACAGATTCAGCTTGGGCAACAGATACTTCAACAAGAAGTACTGGAGATTTATTGGGATTTGATGGCACTCATGTTTACTATGGAAGCACAAGAAATTCGGCAAGTACTATATATAAAATTAGAATTAGTGATAGTATGGTTGTTGGTAGTATTATTGGTGTTGACGCTACGCCGTCATCTAATAATGACCAGTGGCTTCCTGTTGTCCCGATAACACCCAATCATAAAATGGTAAAGTCAGAGGGTAAGTGGTGCTTATGGGATGAAATTAATAATACCAAATATCCTATGAATATTTCGGCACCGCTAACATATATTAGTGGCGGCAACTATAGCATAGGATATGGGTATCATGAACAGATTGATGCTATTGGTACTATGCCATGTTTGGATTATTATAATGGTAAAATCTGTGTTGGTAAAAATCCTTTATATCTTGCGACAATAAACAATCTTCAAGATATGGTTGTTAAAACAAATGAAGATTCTATGGTGGTAACTTATACACTTGACAAAGTAACAACATAAGGAGGGATATGGAGATGATTGATTTTTATACCCCTCAATATAATAAAAAGATTAGGGGATTTACAAAATTAAAATTAGATAACGGTAATGAAACTAGGGTATATGAAAGTGAAAATACTTTTTATCCTGAAAACATTGCGCAATATGTAAAGCAGCTTGGTAATGCAGCCAACGGAATAGGTAGAAGCTATTCGTGGCAAAGCGTTGTTGGTGGCGTATTCTTATTTGATAAAACAATTCCGTCGGGTAAAAAGTATATGCCAGCTGGGACAAAGATGATTGGTAATGGTTCTTATAATATTACTAATTCTGGTAATCCAGAAGAGATGGGAACAAACGTTTCAAATACCCTATCTAACAATAGACTAGAAATGAATTACACATGGGATGTTTCTCATGGTAATGGATTAATTAATAGTGTTTGTCTGACATCTAGTTTAGGTGGAGCTATTGGATATGGTAATCCCAGTGGTACTGAAGACTCAAATAAGAAATATCAGATTTTTATTAATTCTGATACTAATATTGATAAGCAAGGATTGTATTATAAAGGATATATATATAATGCATCTGTTAGTAATGGTAAATTAACCGTAACGAAGACTCCTGTTAATGTCGATATAGCTACCATTTTTGCTGCATCATCGACTATTGTACACGATCTAACTCTTACATATCCAAGTGATATTAGTTGGTATGCACAAGAAAATAAAATAGTATTCTTTTATATTGGTTCAAGTTGGCCAGTTAGTACCACAAAAAACATGCTTATATATAACGTAGATACGGATACCGTAGATGAAAAAGTAATTACAAATAATAGTGGCGCAAATATAACTTCTACTGGTGGTGGATTTCCTAATACTTCTATTGGTGGTCTTGATGTAGTTAATCATAAAATGTTCATTTCGGTTTATGACAACTATCCGTATTTAGTAGATTATGAAACAAGTGAATTTATTAGATCAATGCCAAGAGCGTCATGGGCAAAGATAGCTCCAGATTTATTTGTCGGTGGTTCTTATTCTGCGAGCGCATCTCCACAAACTGGTCTTGTGGTGTATGATTCGGTGAATGATACATTTTATAAATGGAATGGATCCACATATATAACTAACAATTATAATAATAGTCGTTGTAAATCTGAATTTTCAGAAGAACACGATATATTTATTAACAATTGTCTTTCAATTAATCAAGTGGGTTCATTTAGTCCGAAGTATTATTATACCAATCCTTTATACCTCGCTACGGTAAATAATTTGGCAGAACCAGTACCTAAAACAGATAGTGATATATTGCAGTTACAATATGTATTAACAGATTCGTGAGGTGATAAAAATGAATGCACCTTTTATAAAAACTAGTGATGAAGAAACTGCGCAGAAATTAATAAAGCTAGGTTTCTCATTAATAACACAGTTCGGAAAAGAATATATATTTGCGAATGACTCCATTACGACGTTTGATAAAAACGACAAAGTGGAGTTTTCAAATATTATGTATGGGTGAGGTGAGCAAATGGCAAAGAAAAAATTACACACATTTGCCGACCTCTATAATTTCTTCGAAAAGCAAAATAAGGACTGCGTGTTTAGTGCCAAAGAAACTAACACGCAGTTTTTAATTGGCATGAATGCAGACATGACGTTTGATGAGGACAAGGATAGTGATCTACTCCCTGTTCACTTACAGGCATGCCACACTGGTGAAAACGTTAATCACTGCTTTGTCTCCGACGAGGCAATGAATAACGCACTCTCCTCTCTTATAAATAAACCTATTCTTGGTTATATCTATAAGGACGATGAGGGTGAGTTCCAGTTTCGCGCTCATGATATGCACACAGAAAATGGCGAGACAGTTTATGACGAGATTATCGTCGGCTATTTGCCAGAGTCTTGTGATCCGCATATCAAGTTTGACGAAGAAAAGAAAAAGAATTTTGTAGAGGTCGATGGTTATATTGTCGAAGAGTACACTAAGGCCGCCGATATATTAAGACGCGAAGGCAAGTGTCAGGTAAGTGTTGAAATGGCCGTGAACGAAATGGCTTACGATGCAAAAACACATATACTCAATATAACTGATTTTACTTTTAAGGGTGTTACCATCCTTGGAAGATTCGAAGACGGAACCGAGGTACAGGCTGGCATGGCTGGTTCTAATATCGTCATTCGTGACGAATTGGTTTCGTTCGCTGACACGCAGGCTAAACTTGAGGAACTGTCACGTCAGGTGGCTGAACTCCAAAACAGTTTGTCTATAAAAAATTCGGAGAAAGGAGGAACAGAAAGTCTTATGAAATTTGATGAACTTCTTAAGAAATATAATAAGACTGCCGAAGAGGTAACTTTCGATGTCGAGGGTCTTTCAGATGAAGAGCTCGAAGCAAAGTTCGCTGAAGAATTTGGCGAGGAACTTGCTGCTAATGAAGAGGTAAAACCCGCTGAAGATGAAGCTCAGTCTGAAGAGAAACCCGAAGAAGGTGAGGAGGCTGGTACTCCTGATCCTAAAGAAGGTGATGAATCTGCTGACGAGGAGAAACCTACAGAAGATGAAACTCCTGCTGAGGAAGAAAAGCCCGTTGCTGATATTACCGCGTCAATTAAGACTGGCGAGGAAATTAGAACTTTCGAGCTCAGTCTCGATGAGAAAGATAGAGCACTTCACAATCTCGTAAATATTACTTATGGTGATGCCGACAACGACTACTACTTCACCACTGCATATGAAGATAGTTCTTATCTGATTATGGAATCTTGGTGTACTGGTCGTGCGTACAAGCAGAGCTTTGAGCGTAATGGCGACGAGTATTCTCTCGTTGGAGAAAGAGTTGAAGTATTCTCTGTCTGGGTAACCGAAGAGGAAAAGACTCAGCTTGAGTCTATGAGAAACTCTTATGATAGTATGGTTGCCAAACTTCAGAACTACGAGAACGAACCCGCTAAGATGGAAGTACTTAATGGCGACGAGTACGCCGCAGTACGTGATAGCGAGGAGTTCGAGGCACTTATGGCAGCTGATGCTCATTTCGAGCTTACAGTTGACGAAGTAAAAGCAAAAGCTGATTCCATTCTGCTTAATGCGGCTAAGAATAATGCTCTTAATTTCGCAGCACAGAATGTACAGACTACCCGTAAAGCATTTCAAATAAAATCCAACAAAGGTTCGGGTAGATATGGAAATATGTTTTCTAACAAATAACTTTTAGAAAGGGGAAAATAAACTATGGCTTATAATGTTGTTGTTTCTAAGCATAATGTAGCATTTCCGTCTAAGATTCGTAGTGGCGGAGATGGACACACTCTTAACATTTTTGTAGACGCTGATACTGATAATGGTGTTATCGGTTCTGTTGGCGCATGGAAGGATTTTGATCGTTACAATTTTGTAGCAGGAAATACCGCTTTTGTTGGTAAGCTTCACGCTGCCGCAAACGGAAATTGGTACGTAGAGGTTACTGCTGTTGACGTTGAGAATCCTCCTGTATTCCTTTACAACTCTCCTATCGTTGAGGATGAAAGATACTCTGATCAACTCGATGTATTCTACAACGCTAAAGGCGATACCGTAAAGGGTTATGTTCTTGAGCTCTTTGACGTATTCGAGGAGTCCGAGGCAATTTTCACATTTAACACTAGCAAAGCAACTGACCTTAAAGAGAACGCTACCGTTACTGTTAACGGCAACAAGCTCAAGGTCACCGCTCCCTAATTAAGAGAAAGGAGGACAATATATTATGAGAATTAATTTTTCTGAAAATGAGCTTGCAGTATTTGCAAAGCACGAGACAAATGAAGACGCTATCAGAAACCTCATGTTCGACCTTTATCGTGGAGAGCAGATCATTGATGACGAGGGTAAGGTAGTTTCAAAAGCAGAAGCTAATGACAAGCTTCGTGCATTTTTACTTGATTTCTGCGGACTTGAGAAGAAGTTCTCTCCCAGAGATTTTAAGCGCGCATGGCAGAGTGGACAGATTCGTAGATGTTTTGACCTTGTTGAGGAGATCGTTGACGATGCTCTTGATGTAGGATATCACGAGTCTGAGTGGTTCAACAAGCTTGTTGACTACAGAAATATTGCCAATGGAGATGGTGTTGAATTCACCGTTGAAGATGAGAATGTTATTCTTTCCATCGCTACCGTTGGTAAGTCACATCACGATTACATTCTTCAGAGACCTGCACTTGGATCTAAGTACACTCTTCCTATGGCTCGCTACGGCGCAGCTGTTGGTATTGATATCAACAAGTATCTCCTTGGACAGGAAGATTTTGCAAAGCTTATCGCTATGCTTGTTAGATCTATCATGCTTAAGAATCAGGGCATCATCTTTGGCGCAATCAGCAACGCTGTATCTAGCCTCAGAGTTACCGCTGGTTTCGTAGATACTGGATCTCTTACCACTGCAACCAAGGACGACTTCGACGAGATCGTCGACAACGTAAGAGCTCTCTATGGTAGCGCTGTTATTATCGGTACCGCTAACGCTCTTAGAAAGATTACTGGTCTTGCAAATGTTCAGTGGGCTTCTGAATCTCAGAAGGAAGCAATGGCTCAGATGGGAAGACTCGGCGAGTACGAGGGAACTCCTCTAATCGAGGTTGCTCAGAGATTCGCTGACAAGACCCTTACCACCAAGCTTATGGACGACACCAAGCTTTACATCCTTCCTAGCGATGACTACAAGATTGTTGAGTTCGTAACTCGTGGTGAAACTGAGATCGATGAGATCACCGAGAAGGGCGAAGAGCACGGACGTATTGACGATATCGGTAAGTATGAGCTCCAGTACGAACAGGCTATTGCTGTTAAGGCAAATAGACAGTTCGGTGTATGGACTATTACCCAGTAATAAAAAGAGAGTCACTACTTTAGTGTGAAGGTTTAAACCTGTGGGAGGGCAGACCGCTCTCCCACTTTGATTAAAAATGACAAAAGAGGAGAAAAATAACAATGGCTTACACAAAGAAAACAACTACAAAGAAAACAACTGTTAAGAAGGTTACTAAACCCGTCGAGCCTGAGATCGTAGAAGAGGTTATTGATGAGGCGGAAGAAGTGGCAGTGAAAGAAGAGAAAAAGGTTCGTGTTAAACATGATCCTTCAGATCCTATTCTGTGCAGATCTATTACTGTAGGTAAACTTCTTATGGAAGGTATTAATACAAAAATGGTATATAGATGGATGGACTACGGAGACGAGATTGAAGTTGAATACAGAGATCTCGCAAGTGCTGTACGTTCACATTCACAGTTTATTTTTGCACCTTATTTCATTATAGAGGATGATGCTTTTATTGAAGAGTTTACAGAACTTAATAAGTTTTATAATGAGAAATTCACAATAAAAGAACTTTCTGAAATTCTTGATATGAACGAAGGAGAGATGGAAGATGCAATTTCCATACTTCCCAAGGGGGCAAAAGAACAGTTTATCAACATTGTATCTACTAAGATTTCTAACGGTGAACTTGACAGTGTACGAAAGATTAAGGCACTTGAAAGGATTCTCAATATAGATTTTTCTTTAGTGGCTGATATGTGATAAGTCGTAGGAAGGTAGGTGTTTTATGTCTTCCATAAACTACGATGTTATTTTTAGTAGTTTCTTGTCTAACGTTACCGATTATAAAATCGCCAAACAAGACGAGGACGTAACTATAGAACAATTAAAAGAGTATCTGCATAAAGTAATTGGTACTCCGTATATAAGAGCTTTGTTCTTAACTATCTCCATGGATGATGAAACGGGATTGCTTACATATGAGATGAAGAACCCTGACGCCAATGGCGACGACGAATTCTTAATCACTATGTTAGGTAAAGCAATGGTTTATGAGTGGGTTCTTCCACAAGTTCAAAAGACATCGTTATTGGCTCAGATGTTTTCAGGCAAAGAAGTAAAGTTGATGATTGTTTGCTGCAATCAATAGCTCGGCATAATGGAAACGTTATGTCGCATTTCCACGAATATGCGGGGAAGTCCTTAAGTTATAATACCAAAGCGAATGGATGAAATATGCCAAGGCGTAAAGGTTTAAAAAGTTTATAAATTGGATAATCCGCAGGGAAAGTATGAATAGTACTGCCCTCATCGACTATGAGTTGAAATACTCGTAGGGAGAAGTCTCCCGAAGTGTGGAACCCTAAACCTATTTATAGGCATGGTGAAAGATATAGTCAGTACCTATATGAAAGTATAGGAAAATTTACCATTAGTTATAAAAAGATCGGACAGTAGGTAGCTCCTATTTTATCGTGCCTCTAACACAATAATTACGGTCTTTTTATTATATACAGATTTTTAGAGGGAATGTGTATGAAAAATAATTATTGTAATGGTAAGTCTTATGTGGAGTAACGACCCTCATAAGTAACACAATAGGGTACGCACAAAGTTCCCACATGTCTGAATTGCGTAGCATTAAAGATGATGCTGAACTTGAAGTTAGGCGCATGATAAGAGACCGTGGATTTATTATCAATGGATATTTGGGAGGTAGCGAATCATGAATATTAGATTTTCTGATGAGCAAGTAGAAACCGAAAAAACACTTCTGAGAAAAAAGATATTTTATCTACTTTTAATAGTTGATCCTGCGACTGCAAAAGATTATCCAGAAGTGAATGTTGAAACCGCGTTTAATGATTTGTTTACCGATCTAGATGGTTTGAATGAGATGTTTAACTATCCCGTTCAAATTATAAATATAGTTAAGAAGCTTACTAAAGCGTTTAAGGAATATCAATCGGCTGATTTTAAGTATAGAAGATATAGAAAACTCATACTTGATGCAGGTAGCGAAGTACAAAAAATTAATGGGAGGTGATAATATTGCCGTCCCTACAATCGTATAAAAAAATAATTGGTGCGTATACAAACGGACAAGCTCATAAGGTTGAATCCGATATGATCATGGAAGAAACGTGGTATGACGATATTCAAACTCGCACTGCGTATTTCTATGACTATGAACATGACGCACACCCACGCCAGTTTGAGGGGTTAACGCCCGCAGACGACGCTGACAAAGTACCTATTACTATTAAGTATATTGAGAATAGTTCGCAGACTTTAAATAAAGATGCGGTCAGTTATCACATAATGTTCCAGCCTTCTCAGAATCTTAATGTAGTTACTTACTACAAAAAGAATTACGAGGAGAGATGGGGTGCAACATTCCCCTGCGGACTTTATGTAGACATACCTGATAATCGAGGTGTATATAATAGGTGGCTTGTGGTTGGCATGGCACAGAGTAATAATGCTCAGTTTCCTACTTATGAAATATTAAGAGTTAACTACTTATTTACTTGGGTGTTTAATCGCACCAAATATCAAATGGCAGGCGTCCAAAGAAACCAGAACTCGTAAAATGAATGCGCTTCATACGGGAAACCGTATGTCGAAAGTCCTCTAATTGCGGGAAGTTCCTAAAGCTCATATGTCAAAGCGGAGTGATGAAATAAACACAAACGTAACGGCTTTAAAAAGTTATGAGATGTACAATGGATAATCGGCGCAGCAAAGTCCCGAATAGGGATGGGCTCAACGAACAATGTAGCAAGTGCTACAACGGGGACAACCTAACCCAGCAATGGTATGGTTTTGATATGTTCTGCACTTATGTGAAAGCATAAGAAAATTATTTATATTGTTTATAAAAGTGGAACAGCGGGTAGCTCCCGTTTCCGATGTGCTCCTACACTCGGATTACCACTTTTATTTTTATTTATTATTTTAGGAGAAATGATAATGGCTAAAACTTTAATTTATAAATTACACGAACAAGGGAAAACAATAAAGGAAATTTCAGAAATTACACATTGGAGTGAAAAAACCATTTCTAATGTATTAACGTATGCTGCTAGTAATAAATTACCAATCGAGTTGATTACAGAAGAAGATAAAGAAATAATAAAAAATAAATATATAAACGGTATATCAACTATGGGAATTGGTAAAGAATATGGAATTACAAATCATAAAGTGGCTCATATATTAGATTCGTTAGGAATAGATCGAGACAATAATTCTATGAGAAAGTATACTCTTAATACTAAATATTTTGATAACATAAACACTCCTAATAAGGCGTATATACTTGGTTTATTATATGCAGATGGACATAACTCTTTTAAGAGGGGAACCATTGAAATAGCATTAGAAGAATGTGATAAACATATTCTTGAAGATATTAAAAAGGAATTAAATTATAAGCGTGATCTTATATATATTCCAGTTTGTAAAAAAATAATAAACGGAAAAGAGTATGATGTTCAACCACAATATAAACTTCAAATATTTAGCTCTTATATGTGTGAGTCTTTAATATGTTGTGGGATGATACCTAACAAAAGTAATAGATTAAAATTTCCGATGTATATCCCAGACGAATTATTATCTCATTTTATAAGGGGCTATTTTGATGGTAATGGCACTATGGGTTGTAAAGATATAAATGTTTGGAACCGTAAAACAATACAGCCTAAAATTACATCTACTTATGATTTCAATATTTCATTGTCTAAATATTTAAAAGAAAATTTAAATATTGAATCAAAAGTTGTTTTTAGTTCAAATAATAATGGCATAACAAGCGATTTATGTATTAACAAAAATTCTGAAAAATTAAAGTTTTGTAATTGGATATATAAAGATGCTGATATGTTTTTAAAAAGAAAGCATAATATATATGCTGAATATTGCAATATAAATAATCCAGATTTGTCTAACGAACAAATTGGGTAACATAATAACATAACACATGTTCTGAATTCTAATGGTATTTGGACGGACTATATTTTTACTACGCCTAATGACGTAATAAAGTTCTACTTGCCTATGAATGAAGTTACTTCAAAGCTGACATATAATCAGCGACTAATTGTTGATACTAAGGTTGATGTTAACGCGGGAGACATACCCCGTGTGTGGCAAATTTCTAAAGTATCACGTACTACTCCTCATGGAATAGGAATATATACTGGCGACCAAGATGTATGGGATCCAAATCGCGACTATATTGAATATGAAGTCGATGGTGATCCTAGTACGATCGTGGGAATGTATGCGGATTATTATGGAGAAAATATTCCAGAAGATTTCTTGGATGATCGTCCCATTGATCCATACAAACATATCGATCTCACATTTACTGGTGTATCACAAACTCTTAAGGTTGGCGGAAGTTCTAAAAAGCTTACTGCTCTATTCTATAAGGGAGAAGATGCGTTGCCATATGAGACGGGTACTTGGACATATGAAGTCGATGGTGTCGATGTTAAGGCTAAAGGTCTTATCGGCGAAGACTTTAACGGTCTTGATCCGAATCAGGTGCGTATAAACTTTTATAATGACTCCAAGTCAAATCCTAACTATGTTAAGGGTGATCCTAATTATGTAGGTACGGATTATGTCGGTAAGGTATTAACCATAACTTATACGGCTACGAGTGGAGTTGTAGGAACATTGCAACTAAATATTGCGGGATTATAAGGAGGCGACGCTATGAAATGGACTGCGGCAGATACTGCATACTTTGCGTCCCTCGTTCATGATGTTGAAGACGATGACTCAAGGTTAAAAAAAGAAATAAAGGAAAAACTCTTAAGTAATAAATATATTATTCATGCCCTTGATTGTAAGGACTTGGAAGATGCTGAGGCTGAACCAGATGAATACTTTGGAAAGGCAATCTTTCCATACTATCTTATTCATCCAGTTCAGGTCGAGGCAAAAAACTTCATTTGTTTTGAGACGCAATTCTCGGAACTGGAAAGATATAACAAATCTATGAAGATACAGCAATTAGTATTTTATGTGGTTTGCGAACAAAAGAACCAGACGGTTGTTACCGAAACTGATTCGACCGATTTCTCTGGTGCTATCACCGAGATAGGTGTGGCACGCCACGATTTGATTGCTTCATTACTTATACACGAGTTTAACCATTATCCTTTTAGCGGCGGAAAGGCTAAGCTAATATCAAATATTCCTAATACAACAGATGATAACTATGCTATCCGCAAACTTACTTTTGAATTTTACACCGATGCAAATCTTGTTAAGACTATTAATGGTGAACCACAATTTGTAAACAAGATATATGCCAAGTAAGACGACTGTTGAAGAGGCGGGAAAAGTAGTTGGTAATTTATCGCCTGTAAAGACTAAGTTACCACCCAAGTATCCCACTCTTGAAATTGATCGACTTAAATTATATTTTGGTGAACCATTGATAATTAATGAAGATGGAGTAAGAGGGTCTGTTACAGTTAAGTCGCCAACTATAGGTGACATCCTCACAATTGGTGAATCTAAATTTTATTCAACCTTGAGTATACTTGTCGGCAATACGACGCAATTTAGATTAATGCTATGGGAAGCTGGTATAGATTGGAACACAATCACAGACTTCCAGATGTTCATGATTATGTATAAACAGCTAGACCAAGATGTTGTTAATCTGCTGTTTGACAATATAAACTTCCAAAACTTCGAGCCGTACGCGCGCACGAAGGAAGACGGAAGCGAGGAAGAGTTCCTCTATGACGAGTCAACCGATACGGAGATAACGGAACTTGTCTATCAGTATTTTCATCAATATCTCCAAAATGTTTTTAATATGAAGCCTGAACGTGAACTTACACCTGACAAAATGCTTAAAGAGTGGTGGATTAGAAAAGATAAGAATGAGTTGAGGCAAAAAGAAAAGAAGGGCGAAAGCTCTTCTTTTTCATTTGTTCCACTTATCAGTTCTTATATTAATCATCCTGCAACTAAATACAAACTAAAAGAATTAAAGGAAGTCGGTATTGCTGAATTCTTTGATTCATTAAAACGTATTCAGTTATACGAGCATGCAACAGCTGTGCTTAAGGGAATGTATTCAGGTTTTGTAAATAGTAAAGATATAGATCCTTCGTCTTATGATTTCATGAAGGACATTTAACAAATAAGGAGGAATAAGATTATGGCTTTTAATCTTGGTAATTTCGCCGTTAAGGAGATTATTTACGGCGTAGCTCAGAACTTCGAGAATGAGCTTCTCTACACCCTTGACCAGCTTACCTCTGCTTCTATCGAGGTTAGCTCTGATCCTATTGAGATCACTGATAAGAATGGTAACGTAATACGTACCATTTATCAGAGCAAGACTGCAAGCTTCACCGCTTCTTCTGCTCTCCTTTCACCCGTGCTTCTTAATGCACAGTCGGGTAGTCCTATGGAAGTTGCATCTTCTACCGATAAGATAGAGATGCCTTTTGTTACCGTTGTAGCTGCTGGCGCTACTGTTGACGCTACAGATGCTAAGACTGGTAGTATTCATGTTATGGGACTTTATAGCAATGGTGCTAACGGAAAGGTTCTTACTCAGGGAACTTCTGCAGTTGTAGATCAGACATTTGCATATGATCCTTCTGCAAAGACTATCACTGTTCCCTCAACAGCTACCGATGCTCCTACCAAGTATCTTATTAAGTATGACAGAGATGCTGAGGCTGGTTATAAGATTACTAATACCGCTTCATCTTTCCCTGACACCATTCACCTTACTCTTTATGTCGCTATCGTTGATCCTTGTGAGGATGCATACAGAGCTGCTTATATTTACATTCCCAGCTTCCAGCCCGATCCTTCCGTAACGATCAACCTCGATTCTGAGAATACTGAGACCGACTTCAACGGAACTCTTCAGATCGACTATTGCGATTCCATTGATAAGGTTCTTTATTACATTTACTTCCCTGATGAGGATGCAGTTACGACTGTTGTTACCTCGCAGTCATAATTTAAATTGAAATTTGTGGAGGGTGGGTAACCGCCCTCCATGTGATTAAAAGGAGAACATGTTATGGCAAAGGGACAAAGAACTTGCATAATCTGCGGAACTAAATATACTTACTGCCCTACATGTGGCAATGGAAATAAGAATGAGTCGTGGAGATATCTTTATGACACTGTCCTGTGTAATAAGATTTTCGACGTTCTTTCAGCTTATGCTCATAAGCATATTAAAAAGTCAGAAGCCAAAGATCAACTTAAATCACTTGATATTCCTAAGGGAATGAAATTCAATCCTGAAATCAAAAAGCAGATTGATGAAATTTTAGTTGTTGAACCTAAGGTTAAGGATGACGATAAAAAGCAGATTGTGAAAGAAGATTAATTTTATGGGATAACTATTTCACATCTGTGATTTGGTTGTCCCATTTTTTGTGAGAAAGGAAAAATACTATGGCGGATTTTATTATTGGTACGACTCCTATATTTACTATCCAGCTTTCTAATGGTGTTAGATATGACAATTTGGGAGAAAAGATATTCTTTAGATTTAAACAAGGCTCTACAATTATCGATGTGGAACCTGACATAGATAATAATTTGGCAACAATTAAACTTAGACAGGAAGATACTCTTCGTTTTAGACAGGGTGATGTATTTGTGCAATTGATTGGAGTCAAGGGCAATCAGACAGTGGAAACAGTTGTCAAATCTGATATTGCAATTATAAATGCAAAAGATTCAATTATCAATACTCCCTATCATAATGATTAAGGTGGTGATGTTATGGAAGTCACGGTAAATGATAATACATATTACACAAAAATAAATATTGCTTCTCAGGACGAACAACTATATCCCGTATTGATGCGCACTGATCCAGACATTCAATTTAACATAATAACAAATGATCAACCGATAGAATTAGTTATAGATGCGTATACGGTGTAAAGAAGAAAGGTGAATAAAAAATGAATGACAAGGTATTTGAAACTAGTAAGATAACTGGAAGAACGTATGAATTGTTTTCTCAGATAAGAATACTAAATATACAACAGTGCATATTTTATCTTGAGAATGGTGTGACACTTAATGATATAGAAATAAGTGAAGATCGTAGAACACATCAGCCTATTATGGTGTTCTTGTTTAATCGTTCTGACACATATGACGCCTACGATAAGTGGTGTAAGAGAAAGGAAGTCTTATGAGAGTTATGGGCATAGACGCCTCTACTACTTGCTCGGGTGTTGCGGTCATAGATAATGGGGAACTTGTTTATCATGACATTATTAACATGAAGTCAAACAAAGATACCGATCAGCGAATAAAAGATATGATGTGGAAGTTGGGAGAAAAAATAAATTTATTTCGCCCTAACGCATTGTATATTGAAGATTCGTGGAATAAACAGAACGTCGAGACAACTAAGATGTTATCAAACATTCTCGGTGCTGTTATGTATGTATGTCAGGAAGTTGGGTGTAGCTTTACTAAAATACTTCCTTCTGCGTGGCGCAAGATTACTGGAATTAAATTGTGCACCAAGAACGGATCGCATCTTAAACGCGAAGAGCTCAAACAAGAAGCTGTTAGTAGAGTTAAAAAAGTTTACAAGATAGATTGTAATGATGACGAGGCCGAAGCTATATGTATTGCTGAGGCTGGATGGTTATCACAAGCGGATGACCTATTTACATAACTAGCCATATGTTGCTATTTGATAGTGATTTTGGCTAGTTATGTGCAATATATTGCTAGTTAATAAAAAAGGAGAAAATTATGAATATTGAATTATTTATTAAACAGATGAACGGAGATCATAAGGAAGGAATTATTGAGAAGCACATTACAAGACAGTATGTGCCGCTTGAGGAAAAGATTGCTGAAGCAAAGAAAGTAGTTGAACTATCCTGTTATATGAAGATACCTGTAGAAGAAGGAACGGAACAGAAAGTGTTTCGTATTAATACTGTGTATAAAGAGTTCTATACATTTCTTACGCTTTTAAATTTATATACAGATATCGAGTTATCTGAGGATATACTCGGAGATTACAATAAACTTGCTGAGAAAAAATATACGAAGAAAATACTTGCCGCTATGCCAGAAGACGCTGTTGATTTTAATACAATTTTAAATATGACATTTCAAGATGAAATAGAAAATGTCAGTGCAATTGGCAATGTGGTTAATAGATTGTTAAATTCTTCTAATTCTATCTTCTCAGCCGTATTAAATGAAATGGTTGAGAGGGAGATTAAAAATGGCGAACAAGAAAACGAAAGTAACGGTGGATGAAAACTTTTTCGTCCAATTAAATAATGAATTACAAATTTTCAAATCAGATATAGGAAATTATATTGCAACAGAAGCGAGCCGTAGATTATCAACTGCGGCTCTAGATGCTACTCGAGATTTTTATATAGACTATGAACCCGTTAGATATAAGAGACATCATCAATTTTATAACAGTGGTAAAAGCAAGGCTTTCAAGCCATATAGAAATAGCAATACCCTAAAAGGAAAATATTATGGTGGTATAAGACTGACACCTGAATCCCTTGATGATGTTTATGAATTGGATAAATACGATGTCTATGGTTTGGTGATGGGGTGTGTTATCGGTAAAGATGCAACTGATGATCCAGATATTGTAGACTACGATTCTATATATGCACTTGGTGGATATCACGGCCCTTACAGCTATTTACAAGGAGATCCTCTACCGATGAGACCTGATCCAATTACAAGAATATTTGAGGAATTGGATAATATATATGCTGAGCAAGATTCATTAATTAAAAAAGCAGTTACTCAGTCAACAAAAAAACGAAACTATAAATTATTGAGTTTTTAAAGTGAGGTGGAATTATGAGCAAATCAAAAGTAATCAGCGTTGGTATTGCTGTTGATCTCCAAAATACTCAAGAGATTAGCAGCCAAATCCAAGGCATGAGCAAAGACTTAGCCAACATGAAACTCGATAAGGATCTTGAGCCAAGGCTTAAAAATGTAGAAAAAGCATTAGCTGGTGCCGTAAAACAGATTAGCGCCATGACAGATAAAATAGATGTGCTTTCTAAGGCGGGCGGACTTGATCCTAAAACGCTTAGCGATTTATCAATGTTGGCCACGGCAATTGCCGATGTTAAAGTTGAAGTGGATGCTTTATCATCTAGAATGAATAATTTCTCCAAACAATTATCTAATGTTGGAGATGTTGGTGTTAAACAAGTTGCTGGAAATATAACCAAAGAAATTGGGAATATGGCTACTGGAATTGACACTAGTCTTAATAATGCTACCAAATCAATACAAGAAGGTGGAGAAAAATTAAAGAAATCATTCGAGCAATTACTACAATCTGTTAATGCCGAGGTGGATGAAGAAAGTATTGATGTTTCAAAGATTTTTAAATTATCAAATGCTGATGATATAAACGATGAATTTGAAAAAGTAAAAACAAAACTACAAAAAGATTTAAAAGATTTAGCAGATACTACAGCAAAATATAATGATTTAAAACTTAATTTCGGATCTGCCGATGATATAGAAAAAGCGGCAAAAGCGCAAGTAAATGCTTTAAATAAATTAAAAGAGTCATTTAGCGCGTTTTATGGAATGGAAGATCTCAGCGAACGTGCTGGCGACAACGTAACTAAAGAAATGACTGCAAGTATTAACGAGGTGATCAAATCTTTCCCGAATCTTCAAGGAGAGGTGTATAGAACCTTTGATGAAATATATGATTTTATTGATGCAGTCATGGAGAATATTTCCAACGATTTTACTTCATCAATAAACACAATAAAAAAATCTCTTGAAAGTGTTCCTTCAGAAATTAAAGAGCCTACTAAAAAAGCAGTTACTGAATCTAAAGTTAAGACAAAATCTGATAAAAAAAATACTACATCTGATATTACCACTGATGTTGTAATTAAAGAAGGCGTTGGAGCTGAATTAATCGCAGAACTTAAAGCGGTAATTAATAATCTTCAAAAGTATGTTGATAAAAACCCTGTAGAATTAGACGCAATAATTAATCCTTCATGGGGAACTACACAGACTAAGAAATATATAAAATCAATTAAAGAACAGCTTGCAAATACTAAGAACGGAAAAATAGACGAAAAACTTGCTGAACGTATTTATGGTTTACAAGACGCATTTGGTAAAGACTTCTCTGATGCTTTAAATAGATCTATATCTAAACTTAAAGATAGTTTAAGTAAAGACGGTTTCTCTGTCGGTAAATTAAAAATTGAAGACTCTGCAATTAAAAATTTTAGAGAGCAATTATCTAACGAACTTGGAGCAGTACCAATTAATGTAAATGCGAATATTGTTGAGGGTAAAAATCAATCTGAAGAGATTAATAAACAATTCGAAGAACTTGAGGCGTTAGACAAAATTGATCCTAATAAAATTATGCAGCTCGTTAATGCAATAAAGGAAACGGGGGCTACATTAGATTATTCTGATTTATATAAGAATAGGTTAAAGCAGATTGTCAAAGGACTCGTAGATGGTATATATGGTTCGGTTCCTGAAGCCATAAAGAAGACCAAATACCCTAACGGAGCCAACCCATTAATTGGCGAGTTTAATGATAACTCTCGCAGGATAAAAGAACTTTCTAGTAAGATTCAAGGAGGAGGTAGTGATAAATCTCTTTCCTTCTATAATCAACAACTTGAATCTCTTATCAAAAGACAGAAAGAAATTTTAGGTGAACTTTCACAAGACGTGGAAGGCGTAAGTGAATCTGTGGCTGAAGAGATTAAAGATGCTATACAGAAAATTGATGCCGCCACCATTGAAGTTGGTACAGCAACAATCAATATAGCCAATGCCGATACTACATTTACTAATGCAAATATAGCATCTATTACATCTAAGTCGGAGATTAAAACTACTCAAGAAATTTCTAAAGAATCTAAAAAAGATAAAAAAGTAGATAATGTACAAAACGCAGAACAGAAAGTCACTAATGCAAATGTAAATATAACGGATGCAAAAGTTAATACCACCAGCAAAACACAGGAGGCAAATTTAGTTGCCAATCGTGATGAATTAATTGCTCTTGCCAATAAACGTTTTCATGAACTATTAGCTGATGAGTTTAATGATAAACTAAACTTTAAAAATATTGAGAGTTTTGTTAAAGATTTAAGAAAAGTTGGTGTCACAGAATTTGGATCTCCAAAAGCTATCGCATCTTCAACTACTGGACGCATTATAGATGCAATGCTTAGAAATGGATATGATGATGCACTTCAGGCATTTAAATCTACCACCAGTAGTTCAGAAGAATCTAAAGTCAAAGCTCAAGAAGCACAGCAAATGTCAAAACTGTTTCAACGTTTTAATAAATTGTATGACATGCAAACAGTACAAGAAAAGGGACTTGGTAGTGAATTAAGTATAAAAAGATTTGTAGATGATGTTCTCAAGAGTGGAGTTGACTTTAAAGTTGCACCGCAATATCAGGATAATGAGATTGGTAAGCTTATTAATACAATGCTTACCAAGGGTTATAAAACTGTAGCGGAGGCCACAAACACTAATGAAAATGTAACTACGACAAATGCACATCAAAACATTGAAAAGGCTAACATAAATGTTAATAGCGCAACGATTAACATTAAAGGAACTGAGAATATTGCTAATGCAAAACAAACAATAAATAGTGCTACGATTAATGTTAAAAAAGGAATTTCTAATAAATCAAAAGATATTAATGAAAAAGAAAATAATAAAAATACATCCTCTAATTTTGAAAAATTAATCAAACAATATAATACAAATATCGGAAATAATTTAGATGAATCATTAATAAAGTTTTTAAATAAACAAGAAAAAATATTATTGTCAATAATTAACTCCAGTAAAAATGATAATGTCTTAGAGGATATCGCATCTGAACAATATAATAATAAATATAAAACGATGATATATCCGAATAATATATCTGAAAAAGCTAAAAAAGCTACAAAAAAATTACAAAAAAAACTTAACACAATAAAAATCATAGATAAAATATATGATAATTTTATTGATAATTTAACCTCTAATGATATTGATCTATCTAAAGAAATGCACTTTCATGTTACGAAAGATCGTAATAATAATAAAATATATGAAGAAAAAAGTGCTATCACTGCATTAAAATCTGATTCAACACATTCCACACCAGTGAGTGCATACACGGTAGAAAAAGTTCACAACCATCCAAGCGGAGTAGTCATACCATCATATGCAGATTTGATAAATGATTTTTCAGCTTTATCAAATAAAATCAAGCAAGTAGATTTTGAAAAAAAGAAAGGGAATTATAGTAACACCTTTGATGAGTTCGCTTCTTCAATTATTGATTTTGGCTCTGGAAAATTATCTACAATAGATTATTCCAATTTACTCAATAATAATAAAAACGAAATTCAAGACGCTTTCAAAAATACTATTATCAAATCATTAGCGGCCCAATTTTTATCACGAGTTACATTACAAGGTGATGATATTATTTCCTTTAATGATAAGGATACCGAACGATTGTTAAGAGGTTCTTTTTTAAATAAAATAACCGATAATAATTATTCTATCTATGAGAGAAATAAGCAAGGTGAATTTGTCGATGTAACAAATAAGGAGTTGATACCCCTAACTGAAGATGAAATACAAAAACTAAATATTGTTTCCAACATAATCGAAGAATTAGTTAATAACCTTGGAACCGATATTAAAAATAAAAATGAATTAAGTAATTTTATAGATTCAAATTTATTTACAATAGCTGATAAGGCAATAAAAAATAATGCAATAATTTCAAATGATAAGCTAAATAAGCTATATAATGGTTCGGATTTTTTCACTGAAAAAGCTCCAACAAAAATGCCTTTTCAATCTATGTTGGATATGTTTATTGTTGGGACAAATATAGAAGAAGATATATCAGGAAGTAATTCAAATAATTTACATAAAGGTATTAATGATTATATTACAAAGATAAACGAAATATTAGCATCAACAACAGATGAAACTTTAAAAAATGCATTACAAATTATAAAAGATGAATTAATCGAAAATGGGCAAATACTTTTATCTTCTATTGACGAACCAAATGAAAATTCCGTTCAGATACGTTTAGATGCAATTCAAGGTATTAGAAACGGAATAAATAATTTAGACATAATATCTAATTCTTTAATCTCTAAAGCTAAAGAGATTAATGGTTTTTTAAACGCAATAGCTGGTATAAATAATACTATTAATAAAGGCAAGGATAAAAATCTTTCCAAGTCCGCACAAGACACAATAACAAAGTCAAAAGAAAGAATCGAAGAGCTCGAAAATATATTTAAAACCGCTCAAAATAATAATGACTATTCTGAAATAGATACTGAATCGATAACAGAGGAATTAATAAATCTTCAAAAAACTGTCGGAGAAGCGATTAATCAAACCGTTGTAGACAAGCTTGACGTAAAAGGTCTTATCAGAAAATTAGATAACCTACAGATTAACGAAGTTAAGACTGATCCTGCCGTTCTGTCTCGTGTAAGAGAACTTAGAAGGCAACTTCAAGAAGTGGCAAATGATGACGCTAGAGAAGTATTAACTGAAGAATATAAGGGTTGGGCTAAAGAGATTTCTCAACTTACTGGTACGGTAAGTAAGTCCGATAGAACATTCTTCGGTAATTTTATGAAAGAATGGCGCCACAAAAATTATCAGATGCTGGCACAGTTCTTCTCATTCTATGACATCATTCGCTATATGCGTGAAGCAGTTACTGTCGTAAAGCAATATGATTCTGCATTGATAGAAATGATGAAGGTATCTGATGAGACAAGATACTCTCTTGAAAGATATCAACAGACATTGTTCGATACTGCTGACGCCATAGGTTCCTCTGCTCTTACTCTTGAGCAATCTACAGCTGACTGGATGCGTATAGGTGAGTCGCTTACTGAAGCTGCTGAGTCTGCAAAGGCAGCTCAGATCCTTATGAACGTATCTGAGTTCCAAGATATTAATAGCGCAACTCAGGCACTTGTCTCTGCATCTCAGGCATATGCTGAACTTGATAAAATGGAAATCGTCGACAAGATTAATAAACTTGGTAATGAATTTCCTATTGCTACTGATCAGCTTGCAACTGCCCTTCAAAACTCTGCAGCAGCACTGACTACTCAGGGTAATGATTTAAATGAGGCGCTTGCGCTTGTAGTTGGTGGTAACGTCATCACTCAGGATGCTCTTAAAACTGGTACTGGTATTAGAACAATTGCACTTAGGATTGCGGGTACTAAAGAGGCAAAGGATGAACTTGCCGAGCTTGGAGAAGGTGTTGATGATTTTGTTGTAAGAACGGAATCTAAAACTCGTAAGCTCATTATGGATTATACTGCTGTTGCTTCAAACGGATTCAAGGGCGTTGATATCTATAATGAAAATGGTAATCTTCGTAGTACTTATGAAATCATGCAAGACATTGCAGATATTTATAAGGAGATCCAGCTCGAAGATAGGCAAGCAGGTACAAACAGAGCCAATGCTCTTGTAGAATTGCTCGCTGGTAAAAACCGTTCAAATATTGCAGCAAGTATTTTGACCAATCCTGATACTATTCGGGAAGCATATGAGGCGGCTCAAGATGCTGAAGGTAGTGCAATGCGCGAGAACGAGAAATATCTTACTAGCGTAGAAGCACACATGACTATGTTTAAGAACGCAGTTGATGAGCTCATTACTAGTCTTGTAGATTCAGGTTTTATTAATGATGTAATTGATTTTGGTACTACACTCATTAATGGTCTTAAGGAAATTACTGATTTACTTGGTGGTGTCGGAACTGCTTTGGCTGGATTGGGTATTGGTGTTGCAGCTAAATCGCATGTCCTTACTGACAAGAATTATGGGTTATTAAATGCAGTAAAAACATTAAGGACTCCTAATATAGCGGCTCCTACTATTTTAGGCGTTGAAGATGTAGCCAATAATCTAACCGATCTTAATGATTTAAGAGGGAAGAAAATAACCAAAGAGGCAAAAGATTATTTAATGACTCAAATTGGTACTTCTCCCAAAAGTATTGCAAAGGTCGAAAGCGCAGTAGAAGGATTGGCCGATGCACAAAACGCCGCAGCAGAAGCAGCTGCTTTACATGCTGCCAAGATGTCGGCAATGGTAAATATTGGAGTTGCCGTAGCATCTGTAATAGCCACGGTGATCGTAACCGCATATGCAAAATACAAGCAAAGTATCAGAGAGGCTCAACAAGCAGCTAGAGATCTCGCAAACGAAAATCAAGAAACCAATAAATCCCTTGAGGATTATGCAAAAAGAATTGCAGATTGTAATAAAGTAATTAAGGATAATCGTTCAACTACGGATGAAATAATTGCGGCTGAAAATGAATTAAAAGATATCCAAGACGAACTTAATGAATCTTTTGATAATTATAGTACTCTTATTGGAGATGTAAACGCGGGACTTGAAGCACAAAATAAATTACTTATTACAAATAGACAAATAAAAAATAAAGAAACAGTAGATACCGCAAGAGGAACCAAGACGGGCTGGGGTAATAATGAACTCGAAGAAACTATCGCATTTTTTGAAGAAGGTAAATTCAGAGGATTTGATAGTGGATCAACATTATATCAAGCTTTGCAAAATCTTGGGTACGGCCAGTTCGTTAAATATGACGAGAAAACAAACGAACATTATTTTACTACTGGAAATATTGAAGATGATATAAAAATATTAAAACAGGCACGAACACAAGCAGATGATACAACTGCCGAATATATCACCGCATATATTGATGAATTACAAAAAGAATTAGACGAAAGGCAATCCACCTATCTTGCCTACGGAGAAACTGAAGCCGCAGATAAATATGGCGATCTATACGACCTTTTGATGGATAGCTACATCAAAAATGTTCAAGAAAATACTGAAGAGACAGAAGAAGCTCTAAAACAAAATTTAAAAAATCTATATTTTGGAACAGATAACAAGAGTATTAAAAATTGGTTAAGTTCAGACTCATATTTTAAAAATTATATGAGTGATATATTAGCCTCCGAAGTTGATAATACTTTACGTTCTACCACTGTAACAGCTGCATTAAGAAGACGAAATGAAAGTGAATCTCAGACGGCTGAACAATATCTTGGATCATTAGGGGAAAGAGCTAATAATTACGGTTTAACATCTGAAGATATTAGAAAATACCTAAGCGGATTGACCTCTGGTTTTTCTGAAGATCAAGAAAAGGTATTACTAGAAATACAGAGAGTTATTAATGAAACTGGGTTACTTAATGATGAGGCAATAAACTGGCTTCTCAATAACAGTAATGTTAGAGATAATGACAGGACAACATTAGATAATAAGATCGCCGAGGCTCGTAAAAAAGCAATGGAGTCTGGTCTAATGACTGGGGAACAATTTGATAGTTTAGGAATAAAAACCTCTGAAACATTAGATGTCTGGAATCAGAAAGTGTTTGGAACGGCCAAGACTTATGAAGAAGCTGCCCATATGCTTGCTCTTGCTACATCTGATCTTGATAAGGCTCTTGATGCTTCTACTATGCTCAAGAATATGGAGTCTCAGTATAAACCAGTATTTAATTCTATGGCTGAAGCCTATAAGGCTATATGGTCTACTGATGGTTTTGATATTAGCGAAGTAAGCTCAGAACAAATTGAAAGTGTTAGGGCTCAGATTGAATCTCTAGATGCTTCACTTAAAGAGGCTGGCGGCGAGGGATTTGATACCGATGCGGTAAATGAATTCATCATGACCTTGTCTACATCTGAGATATTATCAGATGAATTTGCTACTAAAGAAGAAGAAGTACAAGAGGCGTTTAATAATATCGCTACTATACTTGTAGACAGTCTTAATCCTGCGCTTAGTCAGGCATCTGGTGAAACAGCTGCATTAATGCAGAAAACTCTTACAGAGATGGGCGTAACCAATGCTGAAGCTGTAGTTATGAGTAGGCTTGGTTATACCATGGAAACTTATGCGGCAGCAAAAGAAGCGGCGGCAGAAGCAGATATTGATATCGATAAGGAATTAGGAGCATTTGACGATGAAGAATTAAGGGCAATAGCTACTACTGAAGCGTTAAGCGATTATTATAATGCAAGAATTTTAGCCAATAGTTTGGACATTCAAACATCAGATGATGTTAAAAATCTTATCAAGCTCTGTGATCAATTAGATATATCTATTGATAAGATACAGGGATTAGCAGAGGCTAAGAAAAAATTAGAATATGTTGAAAGTCTTGAATCTCAGCTTAAAACCGCAAGAGAAGACGGGAATAATTCATATCAAATTGCAGCCTTAGAAAAACAATTAGATAGTGCGCAAGCTGATCTTGATAGCTATCTTGAAAGGGTTGAAGTTAAATACGAGTCAGATGTAGAAATTGAAAATCCTAATTATGATGGGAATTCGTCTAAGTCCTCTTCTACTTCTAGCAAGTCTGATTCCAAACAAAAGTTTGACTGGATAGAACGTGCGATCAAGAAAATCCAGCGCGCCGTAACCAATCTCGGCAAGGTTGCCGATGCAACGTATAAGAAATGGGAAGAACGTCTTGGCGGCGTAACTGGCAAATACGAAAAGCTTCAAGAAGAAATTCTTCTTCAACAACAAGCAGCGGATGCGTATATGCAAGAAGCGTATGCTGTCGGACTCAATCCTGTATATATGGATAAAGTCATGAACGGTATGATGGATATTGAGACCGTTACTGACGAAAAGCTCAAAGAGCAAATAAGTGACTTCCAAGATTATTATGATCGCGCAAATGAGTGTATTGATACTGTTCAAGATCTTGAACAAGAGATTGCAAATTTAGCACAAACAAGATTCGACAATATTACCAAGCAGTTCGAAGAAATGGCACTTGCTATTGATCATGCCGCTAACCGCATTGGATCTATTCAAAACAAGATAGCGTCCGAAGGATATTTCGAATCTGCCGCACTTATTAAGCAGCTTAAGGCTGGCAATGAGGAGAAGCTCGGACAGCTTAAACAAGAAGCTCAAGCACTTGCCGCGTCCATTGATGAGGCTGTAACTAATGGTGACATTGCATACGGCTCAGAACAATGGTGGGGTATGTATGATGCTCTTCAGAATGTTAATGACCAGATCGTTGAGATGGGTGCAACAATCGCCGACCTCAATGATCAACTCAGACAACTTGAGTGGGATAAGTTTGACTACATTGCCAACGCTGTTAATCGTCTGACTGAGGAGAATAATTTCCTTATCGATGTTCTTCAAGGCGAAGAGCAAATGTTCGAAAAGATCGCATACATCGGTGAAGACTTGTATGCAAATGGTAATATGAGTGATGCTGCGCTTGCTGTACAAGGATTACATGTTAATAACTTAAAGATACTTGAAAAGCAAAATGAGACATATGCCGATGAGATAAAGAAAATAAATAAAGAGCTCGCAAATGATCCTAATAATAAGAAGATACTGGAGCGTCGTAATGACCTCATTGACCAGCAACAAGATATTATTAAGGGTATAGACGACGAGAAACACGCTATTAAAGATCTGATCCAAGAAGGATATGAGACGTTCCTTGATTATTTACAGAAGTCAATTGACAAACGTAAAGAGGCATTGGAAGCTCAAAAGAGTTTGTACGACTATGAGAATACCGTAGCGGAACAAACTAAAGCTATTGCAAGTTATCAGAAACAGATATCTGCGCTCGGCGGTGATGACTCTGAGGAAACTCAGGCACGCTTACAGGAGTTAGCAAATAATCTGAATGCTGCTGAAAAAGAACTTCAGCAGACTGAGTATGAACAGTGGTTGTCCGATCAAGAAAAGATGATGGATAATATGTATAACTCGTTCGAGAAACTTATCAATGATCGTCTTGACGATCTTGATGGTTTGGTAGAACAGGCTATACAGCAGACCGCAGATAGTGCCGTAGGTATCTCGCAAACTATTCAGACAGAAGCAGACGAGTTCTTATATGAACTTGATAATACTTCATTCGGTATGAACATTGATGCGCGTATAAGCGATGTAATTGGTACAGTTAATAATGTCGAAAACGCTATTAATAATATGATTACGGCGGCAAATGTAAACGCATCCAATGAGCTTGCACAATTGCAGGCGCTTGCTGCTACCGTGGCAACACAGGCGGCTGTTAGTGCTGCGCAAAGACAGGCTCAAATCAATGTAACGCCTAGTAGCTCGTCGAATAGTAATAATAGTGATCCTAGCACCAATAAAAAGTATAAACAGAATGATGAAAATGATGATTCCACTGAGAAAGCGTTAGAAGCCAAAAGAAAAGAATATCAGAAAATGTATGAATTTTACTTAAATGCATATACTCAAGCAAAAAATAATATGAACAAATTACCCGATGGAATTGCAAAAGATAATGCGGAAAAACAAGTTAGAAGTTATTATGATTCTTTTATTTATTATAGAAAATTATTAGACGAATTAGATAGTAATGGTATAAATACTAGAATATCAAAAGGCGCATATGCTAAGGGTGGTACAATTGGTCACGCAATCAAGAAAACTGGTGAGGACGGTATAATCCTTGCTCGTAGTGGAGAAGAAGTTCTCTCTCTCGAACGTGTAAAACAGATGCAAGGTATCTTTAAAATGATGCAGCCTCTTGCCGCAATGAATCCTAAGACCATTAGTAATATTGGTGGTAACACTACAGTCAACGGCATGAATGTATCATTTGCTCTACCTAATGTAACAAGTTATGAAGACTTCGTACAGAAGGCAAAGAGCGATCCTACATTTGAAAAGATTGTACAATCGATGACGATAGGGACATCCCTCGGTAAAAATAAATTGAGTAAATACTCGTTGTAATATCTGGTGGGGCAGGAATCAAATCCTGCTCCACTATTTTTTTTTTTTTTTTACTCGATT